AACGACACAATCTGCGGAAAATTCAGGATATAGCGCCGTCATCAAGGATTATTCTGACAAAATGTTTGGAAAAACTAAGGATGACCCTTATTCTATCTTATCGATATTAAAGAGCTATTACAAAGGTACACAGATGAATATAATTTAACAGTGTGCTTATCTGTTAATCTCTGATACATTTAAACTATGCAAACTCTTGATAAAATAAATAATTGGGTCATCTATGCTTTGACATTTCCTAACGGAAAAAAGTATATTGGCTTATCTTCCAACTTAGAACGCCGTTTGCGAGATCATAAAAGCCGTGCCAAGACTTTGCAAATGAAAGTTGGCCGTGCTATTACAAAATATGGTTTTGATTCAATTAAAGTGTCTACTCTAGCATCTAGCTTAACGCATGAAGCAGCTTGCGCTCTAGAAATCGCTTTAATAAAGGAGTTTGACACTTACAAGTCGGGATACAACTCTAGTTTAGGTGGTGAAGGGGTCACCGGAGTTCCGGCATGGAATGTAGGTATACCAGTTACTCGCGAGCAGAAGCTCAAGTACGCAGAGTCGCGAGAGTGTAGAGAATTTAGAGCTATAAATCGTGAAACTGGTAAAGAAGTCTGGCGAGGACTTTTGCAAACCGAATGTTTGACTGCACTTGGTTTTCCGCAATCTTATAAAGGCAACCTGAATACATGTTTGTCTGGTCAACGTAAAACCATAGCTGGCATTTACTTCGAATACTTAGATGAGCCAAAAAGTGCGCGCGACGTATCTAAACATCTATATTGGGAAGATCAGAAATACAGAAGTAAGACAACTAAGGCCATGTCTAAAGCTACCAACAAGCGCCGTTCAGAGATGTCTAAAAATGCAAACACGCTGTGGGCAGATTCAACTTATTCTGACAAACTAATGACTCAGCGTGCGGATCCAGCGTACAGAGAACACATTGCAAAGACACGAGGAGCTAAATTATTCGAAGTCTCAGAGCGCGAAACTGGAAAAGTTATATGGTCGGGGTACAATCAGTCTGAATGTTGCAGATTTCTCGGTACTACAACTCCGCCTAAAAGATATCTTTCTGGCAAGCTAACTCATGATTACTTAGTATTTAGGTATACATAAATGACCTACGACGAACTCACATCTAAACTCCTCAAAGCTCCCTCCGACCTAGGATGGGCGGACGCCGGCGCGTCGTTGGCGACCGAGAACACCGACTCTCTCCTCAACCGCGTGGAGGACAAGTACTTCGTGTCTAAGAAGCACTTGAACGAACTCGCCTCAGAACTCAAGAAGAACTTGAAGGACGGAGAGAACGACACCCACGCTCGGTTCAATCGGAACCGCACGATTTACTTGGATACTCCCGACCTCGACTGCTTCAAGGACGCGGTCTCGGGCATCAAGCCTCGCTTCAAGATGCGCGTTCGCCAGTACGCTCCGAACGACAAGCCCTTCGAAGACGTGGCTTACTTGGAGCTCAAGATCAAGACCGAGACCGGACTCACCAAGAAAACTCGCTTCCGCATTCCGGCTTGGATGGTCCACGACATCTCGAACGGCAAACCAATTCCGACCAACGACGAGTTGGTCAACCTCAACCGCGAGATCACTCCCGCGGCGCTGACTCACCGCATCGGAGTCATCAACTCAGTTTTGTCCAAGTATGGTTTCCGTCGCCAGGTCGTGGTCGAGTACCAGCGCCGGGCCTACTCCAACGACGACGTTCGTGTGACCGTAGACGACTACCTGATGTACAAGGACAACCGACCCGTCGTCGAAGAGATAGAGAACGTCTCGGGCTGGAAGAGTGTCTCAAAGGTATCCGACCGTCTCAAGAACAACAACATGCTGATTCTCGAAGTCAAGCACAAGTCCGCTCAACCCCCGTGGATTTCAGAGCTTCTCAAGAAAGTGGAAGCCGAGCCCGTAAAGTTCTCGAAGTACTGCGCCGCTATATACAGCATGGTCGAAGATCCCAAGAAGTCGGACTCGGGTTCGTTGACTCGCAACACGGTGATAGACATCGCGCCCTTGATGACTCTGTTCGAAGACGCTTCTCCGATGCAAAAGTCAACGAAGAAAGACTTGGCCAACATAGCTTACGTAGTTCTTCGCGACAAGAACTTCGTCTTGGTCGGCAAGCGAAAGAACAACGACAAGTGGGGTTTACCCGGAGGTCGTTTCGAAGACGGAGAAGACAAGGAAGAAGTCGCGCTTCGCGAACTTAAGGAAGAGACCGGGATTAAACTTAAGTCCGGAGACTTGACTTACGAAGGTAAAAAGGTAGTTGAGACGGACGACGAGATCAAGACCGTTTACATTTTTTCTGGAAAGCATCCCGGAGGAGAGCCTGAGACGAAGGACGACGAGTTCTCCAGCTGGGAGTGGATTCGCTGCGAGAACGGGATGCTGCCGGCTAAGATCTTAGAAGACAAGATGAACGGCCCGACCGAAGCCGCGTTTGAGAAGATGGGCCTCACGAAAGCAGAACCGATGAATAAAGCCGTGTCAAAGAAGACTCTATTTTACGTGTGCGTCGTTCCTATCAACTCGATGGGCCAAGTGTTGCTCGGCGAGCGCAAACAAGACGGCATTTGGACTACTCCAGCCGGTGGAGCAGATCCCGGAGAATCTCCGGAACAAGCCGCCGTGCGCGAGGCTTGGGAAGAAGCTGGACTAGCCGTCATTCCCTCGATGCTCGAGTCCATCGGCATCAAGGAAGCTCCGAACGGAAAACCAGTTCACTGCTTCATGGTCCGCACCGACCAAACAAATCTGTCGGTCCGCATGGATCCAGACAAAGAAGTTGCGGCTTGGAACTGGTACTCGCGAGAAGATCTTCCAGCCGGTTTGTCTCGTCAGAAAAACGCCAACCGCTTGACCACGATCACGAGGGCTCTCATGAAGTTCTACGGTTTAACTAAGGCAGAATTAGAAATGGATTCTTTGACAGACAAGCTGAACAAAGGTGGTCCCGGATCGGGTCAAGCAGGTCATATGACAGCCAAGAAACCGGGACACCCCCAAGTCGGCGGATCTACTCCCGAAGCTCCGACCGTCAACAAAGTCAAGGCTCACTTAGAGCTTCTCCGCAACGGCAGTGTTCTCCCCGGAGTCCACACCGCGTCCGGTAAGCCTATAGTGACGAGCATGGACTCGGCGAAAGCTCAAGGGTACGACGAGCAAGACCACGTCGACGCCATGAACGTGCACTACAACATGGCTCAAAAAGTCAACGCCACGATCGAGAAGATGAAGATGGCCGGTAAAGAAGTCCCCAAAGAAGCCCGTGAGATAGCTAAGTTTCACGAGAAGCAAATGAAGGCCAACATGGCCGCTCGCGACCACTTAGAGGACCAAAAGAACGTGATGGCTCAGCGCAAAAAGAAACCGATCGCCGCAGTAAAGAAGTCAACCACTCAGATGGGATCCGGACTCGGAGACCGCGACTTAGACGTCGGTCAGTACGCTCAGACTCGCGCCCACGCCGACCGAGAGTGGCTGGAGAAGCTGTACGTAGGCATGGAGAACTCCCACTTCGGTGACTCTCCCGAGCACTTCCATACCGACAAGGGCGTATTACACTTGTGCAAGGTGGACGACGGCTTGTACTCCGGCTTCTTCACCAACCAAGAGCTGGTGGGCGACGGGATGCTCCAAGACAACGCCAAAGTCCGAATCGAGCGCATCACGATTCCAGAACTAGTTCAGTTCATGACCGCCAAAGAGTGGATCAAACCGGCCTTTGAGGACATTCCAGTCGCGCCGCCCGAACCCGTTAAAAAAGAGTTCAACGAGGGCGGACTTCCCGCCATGTTCTCCGAGACGGCCCCGAGCGCCGCTTCAGAACCGCTCCAGGGCATCAAAGAGCCCAACTCTGTGGCCGTAGTCAACAGCCCAATAATGGAGTCGTTGACCGAAAAGTTAAGTTCTCCTCCCCCTTCCGTTCCCAACATAGTTCAATTCGAAGTCAACGAGCAAAAGATCCGGATGCTGGAGCTAGTCTCCAAATTGTTGAGTTGACTTTTGATATAATTGATACAAGCCTTTTCAAAAGTTAAGTTTTAGGAGACTCTGATGCCCGACATCGAACAAGAAATTCAGCAAGTTGCAGACGGTTTAGAGAAGTCCACTCAGACTCCCAAAGAACGGTTGTTCGAGACTATCAGACACTTGGGTCCCGCAGAACTCAGAGCTCGCATGGCTGGTCTCGAGAAGAGCGAGAAAGAGTTGCTCTTGGACGCCTTGACCGAGATGAAGAAAGCCGTCGAGATGGACAAAGAGTACGCCGCCGAGTACGTTCAGGGCAAGCTCAAGGCCACTAAGATTCAAGAAGACAAGGCAGACGACGACCAAGACGAAAAACTCGTGTTTAACTCTCCGGAAGCCGTCACCGTCAACCACCAAGGCACTCCGACCAACGGTTGGGAAGGCCAAGTCATTAAAGGTAAAAAAGACATGTCTGATAAAAAAGAGCCGAAAGATTCCAAGATCAAAGAAGCAAAGAACCAACCCGAAGACGCCGAGGACCACCAACTTCGCAGCATGAAGAAGTCGGTCGAGATCCTCAAGAAGCACGGCGCCATGATGCTGGAGATGTACCCGGACGACATCGAGAAAGCTCACGTCGGTTTCGCTGCCGTAAGCGCCAACGCCGCCAAGCACGGAGCCGACGACCCAGACGCCGTCGCAGCCGCCGTGGGACGCAAGAAGTACGGTAAAGAAGGAATGGCTAAGCTAGCCGAAGCGGGCAAGAAAAAAGAAATGAAGAAGGGCGAGGACATGGAAAAAGCTTACGGTGAGGGAATGTGCAAGAAGCAAGGTGTTCCAGAAGGCATAGACCCAGCCAAGCAAGAGCGCTGCGTGCGCAAGCTCAAGGGTGAGAAGGGCAAGAACGCCTACGCGATCTGCAACGCTTCCATGAAGAAGGGCCTCCCAGTAACGACTGAAGTTAAAGAAGCCCTCCTCGAGATCAAGAAGTCGATCGAAGAGCAGCTCCAAGGCTTCGGTCAAGAAGCTACCCCAGAACTGATCAAGGCTGAGATGAAGCGCCTCCTCAAAGAAGAAGACCAAGACGGTGACGCTCCCGAGATGAACGTCAAGACTCGTGCCAACAAAGAAGACGTGGCAGCTCTCGACCTCGCCGAAGACAACAAGAAAGCTCAAAAGAAAGTGGACGACGAGAAGCAAGGTCAAAAGGGCGAAGTGAAGAAAGCGATTTGGGGCGGCGAGAACGACCTCCTGAAAGCCAACACGAACGGACGCAACTTTCACTTCTCGATGGAAGAGCACCTCGCTTGGCTGGAAGTCAGCAAAGCCGGTGTTAAAGTAGAAGACTTGAACAAGTCCAGCGAGAAAAAAGACGACTTGAACGACATCATCGCCAAGTCTCAGGACACGACCTGGGGTCACATCGAGTGCGAGACCTTGATCAAAGCCAACGACGCCAAGCGCGGTAAGGTATTCAAGTCCTTCGAGAACAAAGAGATTCAAGAAGCTTTGGGACTCACTGACGAAGAGGCCCGTAAGATATTAGGGGAATAGTTCCTCCTCAACGATTTATAAAGAGTCACCACGAGAGCCGGGGAAAGGAGTTCAAACAGCTGACTTCCCCGGCTAGTTTATTTTAGGAGTCTAGGATGGATCTGAACGACGCGAAAAGCAAGTGGAGTAAGTTCGTGTCTTCATTGAACGACCAAGGCGTACCAGTTCCGATGATCAGGGACCCAAAGACTGGCAAGGGATCAGTTTCTTTGACTTTGGTGTTTGTCAGCTTCAACGTGTGTCTGATCTCTTTCTTCGGTAGAGCCGCCGGGTTCTTTGGGGGAGTCAGTCAGACAGAGTCATTCAACATGTTTTTGGCCGCGTGTGGACTTTATTTCGGAAGAAAGTTTCAAAAAGACGGTTCTAAAGTTGAAGTGTCAGAAGAGAAGAAGGACCGATGAGCAAGTACGGACACAACAACGCGACTAAAAAAGCTCGAGGTTGGAACGTTCCCGAACCCGTCGTTTTGCCCGAAATCAATCCTCAAGGCCGCATCGACTTAGACCCATCTAAGTTTGACTTACTGATTCAGCAAAAAGGCATCGTTGCAAAAGTTTACCGCACTTTGTATTGCCCAAACGTTAAGAGTTGCGATGGGGCCGAGCATGAAATCGACTGTACTTTTTGCAACGGTTCCGGTTTCTTGGACGTCGACCCGATATGCGTCTATGTCTTCATTCAGACTCAAGAACTCGACAAGCTCCCGAACGTCGAGGGATTCGTGGACGGCAACACCGTGCTGATCACCTTCCCGATCGGCGTCGAGATGCAGTACTTCACCAAGATCGAGCTCCACGACTTCACTGAGGTTTATCCCCAGCGCGTCTTGAGGAAACCCGGAGCCTTGACGGATATCCTAAAGTACCCCGCGTGTCGAGTCAACGTGCTCATCGACCGCAACCAAATTCGATACTTCCAAGAGATGGACTTCACTTTGGACTTGAACGGCAACGTCAAGTGGCTGACTGCGGGAGACCAGCAAAAAGTAGCTTTCTCGGCGGTCCCAGACTCGGGTTCGTTCACTCTGACTTTCGGATCGTTTACCACCGCTCCAATTCCGTTCAACGCTTCGGCCGCTCAAGTGGAAGCGGCTTTAGAGTTGACCTCGGTTTTGGCCAACGTGACGGTGACGGGTGACTTCACGACTGGCTTCAAGGTGACGTTCGTCGGAGTTGACTCTCCCGTCGCGCTGTTGACCTCGAGCTCGTCTCTGGCACACGGGGTCACTCCCGTGACGATCGCAGTGACCGACGTGGCGATCGCGGCCCGCAAGCCGAACGACAACGAGCCGTACTCCATCCACTACGAGGCGAGGGTCCAGTACCGCGCCAAGATGGCGGTGCACTCCAACCGCTTCACTCAGTTCGCCACGGGCAACCAGATCCAGCACGTGAAGATGAACGAGCAGTGGTACTGTGCCAAAGAGTTTTTGGTCAAGCTCACCGACAAGTTCACGGCCGTCGAGTTGCAGCAGGGACCTTACGACGCGCACAAAATTGTCATCGAAGACGGCGGAGACCCGGCGGGATCAGGTTCCGGCGGACCGGACGACAGTGATTAGTCTCCGTCTTCACAGTTCATCTTTGAACAAACAGTTAAATATGGAACGCTATCTTCTAAGTCTTGCAGTTCGTCTGGAACAATTCGTCCTTTTGACACTAGCCTGAATCTTTTGATCGCCAGTTTCTCTCTCTTTTTTATCTGACTCATAGCACGACTTAGAAACTTTGTTAAATCATAGTTCAAGTTGGCTTCTAGGTTCATGGAGACTTTTTTGATCTCAATCGGTGTCTTACTCCACGCTTCTACAAAGTCTTTAGCCCAGTTCTCATACGGAATTTCGTCCAGCAATACGCGGTCACAGTTTAGAACTCTCCATCGGTCTTCTGCGTAAGAGTTATATGCGCTGTCGGATTTGTCGTTTTCTTGACATGCACCCCACGATCTTCTACGTTCTTGAATGCTGTATTTTTCAATTCGTAATTTCATTTTAAACTCCTTCAAGGACATTCTAGTGGATTGTGACCGTTTTTAGTTAGCACTCTTACACACCGTTCGTGAGCTTGCTTATAAGATGTGAAAGAACTCACCAAATTTTCTACACTGAAAATAAGCACGAACACTTGGAATAAGAACATAATACAAATGAATTTCACGCTATCCCCTTGTTTCTCTCGACTCGTCTCCAACCCAAACTCTCTAGTTCTCTAACTTCACTCTCGACGGGACCCAGCAGCGCGTACAACGTGCCCAAGAACTTGAAGTTCCGGTCGTGCAGGTCGCACGTAGCGTCGATCTGGCAAAACCCTTGGTCGGTCTGATAACCCGACGCTTGGACGTGTATGACGTCCTCGCCCTTCCGCAGCCAGTAGTGTTTTGACTCGTTCTCGTGCATTTCAGTGACTCGCCTCCACTACCGTGTCATCCAAGAACGGGTGTCTGATTTTTCCTAAAATCACTTCCGAGTTCCACTCTCCCATGTACGACAGTTCGACCTCGTCGTGGTGCCCCAGACAAAACACTAGGCGCACTTGGGACGTCAAGTCTTCGATGGTGTCAGTGACCAACCTCAACCGCCGGCACAAATAAAAGTCCATGGACTCGCTGTTGGCGGGGATGGCGACGTACTGGGCGTCGGTTCTGGTGTCTTTCTTGTACAAGAATCTCATGGGTGTTCCTCAATCGTTCGTTTTGTAATCATGGCTTTGTCAAAGTTACACTTAACTTTCGCGTTCCATTTTTCAGCTTCTTTCTTTGCGTGGTCTTCAGAAAAGAATAGTCCAATTTGAACGTCGCCGCCTGGACTCGATCGCCAAACTTCGTAGACTTCTACGCGGTCGTCTGTGCGCTTGTCCATAGGTCCATAGTAGAACACCGGATGAGAGTTGTCGTCCTCATACGTTTCTTGAGCGTCTGGACGATGCACTTGAAGATGTTGGTGAACTAAAGCCAAGACATCCCCCCATTGGAGATCATGTTGATCGACCATGCGATCTAGGACTTTCTCCAAGTCGAGCAAAATGTCACCCAGTCTCTCTCGTTTCTTCTTCATCATGTTATTTCCTACAGTGGTGCGACATGTTGTTTATCCAGAGTGCCGTCATAGCTCCTATGACTTGGCCAGTGTTACTAAACCCAAAGTACCGCATACCGAATATACATAAGATGATGGCAGGCACTTCTAAAGTAGCAAAACACAAACGCATAAGTAATCTCTTCATTTGATCTTCGCCTTTCCTGGATCGCCGGCGCCCCAGTAAGGCCTCGGCATGAATTCTTCGGGCTTCATGTCGTCCAGCAGCCACCTGGGCTTCGCCATGACGACGTCTACGTAAGCTTCTAACTTGAGAGCTTCCACGACGGCTAGTGCCCACTCACAGCCAGACCCAGACCAAACTACGATGTAGTGTCCCTTGTGGTGGTGGGTCATCAGTGACTCCACGTTGTCGGAGTAGACTTGGTAAGTAGCTTTTACATCGTTGAAGTCAATTTCTATGACGCCACGAATATTGATGCATTCTGGAATATGCTCTAATTGAGACCAACTCACGAGAGTGTCGTCTACATCTACACAAACGACTAAGTCACTCTTTAAAATTTGCACCTAAAACCCCCAACCAAATGTAAATTGCCCGCCGTTTGATCTTACCGTAGTATTTATCGAAGGCATCGCGCCGTTGTTTTTTATCAACAGCGTTGAAACTTCTCGGTCTTTGATCACTTTCGCCGTAAATAAAGTCACAGCCAGCACTTCGGGCCCGGTCACAGACACCGCTTTGGATTGAGCTATCTTTGTCGCCTTGTCCTCTACGTTCGCGGTGCTTTGCTTCACGTTGTACTGCAAAGACGCAGCTTCCACCGCCTTAATGCAAGCGGCGTGTTGGTTGCCATACAACCCGACGCACGCTTGAGTGATCATGAACTCGATCAGCATTTGGCTTTCCTCAACTTACTCTTCTTCAACTTAGCTTCCTCGCGACATGCCTCAAACTTCTTGCCGTGACCTCGGGTTCTCTCTATGACGATCTCAGTCCGACCTCCGTGAGAGTGGAGCTCGTGTACGGCCCGAACGTTCTCGAACGTAGTGATCGTCATCCACTTTGACAGCCAAGTCATGGCGATGTGCCCGGTGTCGAAGATAACTCCCTCGGCTACGACTCCGAGACCGGAGTGCCCGTGGACATCTGAGTGTCTGAGTAAGTAAAAAGTTTTCATGACGCGATTGAGTTCGAGTCTCGTTCTAAGATCTCAACAGCTTTTTTAATTATTTTTTCTTGCAGTTGCTTACGGGCGGCGTAGGCGGCGGCGTCGGCGGCGGCGTAGGCGGCGTAGGCGGCGGCGTAGGCGGCGGCGGCGGCGGCGGCGGCGGCGTAGGCGGCGGCGGCGTCGGCGGCGGCGTAGGCGGCGTAGGCGGCGGCGTAGGCGGCGTAGGCGGCGGCGGCGGCGGCGGCGGCGGCGGCGTAGGCTCTTGCTTGGCGCGCACGCTCGCGATTTTCAGCCGTGTCGTTCTCTAACACTGCTTTTGCCGCTTCGATCGCCTCGCGCGGACGCTTGTCGTTCGGATACTTCTTCTCGAAGATGTGGAGTACTTGTTCTGCCGAAAAAATAGCTATTTCACGGTTTTGTTTGATGGTCATCAGTTTTGTGAACAACCATCTGGCGTATGACGAATTAAAAGTGTTGACCCGCAACAAAGTGTCCAATAAGTCTTCGGACCCATTCTTTAGGTACCAGTCGAGACCGTCTTTACAAGGATTGTGAACTTGGATTTGCTCTTTTGTTATTCTCATTGTTTACTCCTAGATCAATCGTAAATCAAATTAGTAAGTTTGTAAACTGTGTCTTCTCAGACACAGCCTCACGACAGCTCGTCGTCTAACTCGTTCTTTTTCTTCATCTTGTCTAGTCCCTTGTTCTGCACTAAACGAACCCCCATCTTAGTCAAGCCTACAGACTCCGCTATTTGCTGGAGGGTCATCTCTTCGTGAGGCTCTCCGATGCCGAAACGCAACCGGATGATCTTCTCAGTGCGAGGCGGCAAGGTGCCCAATATTTGACGGATCTTCTCGCGCAGCAGTTTTTTAGCGGTCAAGTTGAACGGATTCTCGGTGCCGTCCGAAGGCAACACGTCCAGCATCGTCACGCCGGTAGACATCTCGTCCTCGATCCCGACCTTGTGCACCGCGATTTGATCTAGTCGCTCCAAGACTTCGACCGTAACCTTGGCCTTGACCGCGATCTCTTCTTTCGAGGGAGTTCGGCCGAGTTCGTTCGTAAGCTTAGTCACGATAGTCGAAAGTTGAGTCTGCAAGAACTCGATGTGAGTCGGGATGCGAACCGTTTTGGACTTGTTCGAGATGGCGCGGCGAATGGTCTGGTCGATCCACCAAGTCGCATGGGTGCCGATCTTGGCGCCGCGAGTCGGATCGTGCTTGTTGATGGCTTTAATCAAGCCGATGTTACCCTCTTGGACCAAGTCGTCGAAGTCGAGTCCCCGGTTCGAGAACTTCTTGGCCCTCGAAATCACCAACCTCAAGTTGCGGCGAATCAGCTCGTCTTTAAACTTCTTCATCTCGGTTTCGGAGACCGTGATCGACGTGTACAGCTTCTTCACTTCGGCAAAGTTTTCCTTCGAGATGCCAGAGTTCTCTATGACCTTGAGTGACGCCGCGTGCTCGACGCACTCGTGGACTCGAGCCATCAGGCGCTGTTCCGTCGTCTCGAACTTGCGCACGAAGTAAGTCTTGGCCACGTCGCTGGTCTTGAGGTTTTCTACGAGTCCCAAGAGGTCCGAGTGAGTCGTCAGCTCAAAGTACCGCAGCAGCTCGACCAGCTTGCGCTCGTAGTCGTTGACGGCGGAGAACTTCTTCTTGATCTGAGAGACTAGAGCGTGGATGAGAGTGCTGGACAACGACACGGCGGCCAAGTGAGTGTCGATCTCGGACTGGACGAGGTCGTCTTCCAAGGAGTCGACCAACCGGCTGAAGGAGGACGAGACGGAAGCCACTTCGGTTTTGCTCGACTCGTCGTTCAAGCGCCTCGAAATCTTCACGATGTCCTCGAGACTCTGAGACTTCAATAGTTCCAAGAGTTCGTTCTTGAAGAACTGCGACGATGCGCACTCGTGCAAGATCTTGTTCTGCCGGGTCTCGATGTTGTTCAAGAGAACGTCTTCCTCATTTCTGGTGAGTAAGGGAGTCTCGTGGAGCTGCGACAAGTAAAACTTAAGGCTAGAGTCTTGATGGTCCAAATTGGCCTCCGGCGACGTTGTGAGTACTTATAGATGGTACGTTGGACGTCGAACCGTGCACACGTTAAAATGAGTGTACTTGAAACTTTTATTTAGGTACGATTGACAGATGAATCCAGAAAACAAGTGTGCTCATCTATATAACCAAGAAGTAGACGTCGACAAGATCACCATCGAAGAGATGTTTAAGATGCAACTGGCGCTCCAAGACCACGTTTTGAAGACGAAGGGTCGAGGAATGGACTACCACTCGGCTTCGTTCGAAGAGCGGGTCGCTGACATAACCCGTCAGTGGCGCAACATCAACTGTGAGATGGCTGAGTTGATCGAGAGGCTCCCGTTCAAGGAGTGGAAAAACTATACTCCTGAACAAAAAGCAGGATTTACTTCCGAGGAACATCGACTTGAGGTACTGTATGAATACATCGACATTTGGCATTTTATAATGAACATTGGACTAGCACTAGGAGTAAACGGTGAAACATTCAAAAAGCTCTACGCGACTAAAAACAAAGAAAATATCGACCGGCAAAACAGAGGGTATTAAGACGAAGCCAATGGCTTTGCCGATCTACAACGGCGGAACAGGACGCACGGAATCCACAAATTTGTGGATTCCTATTCTTTGTATAATGAGTGTTGTAGGTATAGTAATTTTCAGTCTGTTAGTGTCTCATGGAACCCTTTATAGCAGCACTGGGGGAGTTGAAGTTGGAAACTGCTTCAAGCACGACTACTCCAGCGTGTTGGTTCACATAGACTCGATGCGCGGCGACGGCAACTACTACGTAGACTACACTTACGCAGATTCCGGACAAAAAGAAGTGGGTACTAACACTCGCTCCAACACCAACCACACTAGCGACTACGACGAGTTCAACGGATTCAGGTCTGTGAACAAAACTCAAGTTAACTGCAGCGACTTCTATAGACTCAAGTACGACATTCAGATTAAGAATCTTCAAGACGGTCAAAAATTACTTCAAGGGCACTTAGACGACGCTCGTACAGAAATCAACGTTTTGCAGAGGGAACATAAGTGAAGTCTTGGTACGAGATCTACTCCGAGAGGATGAACTCGAGGTACACTCAGCACGTCGCCGACAGATACGCGCCGTTCATTCAGGAGTTGTACGAAGTCAGAGCCACATCGGCGACTGAGATCGGCTGCGGCGCCGGAAACATCACTCGGATCTTGCGCGAGATGAAGGATTTGCCCGGATTTCATTACGGGTTGATCGATAGTTGTCCCAAGATGCTGAGTTTGGCCGTCGAAAACAACCAAGCTTTAAATTGTGCCTTCATGTGCGCCGATGTTAGAGAACTAATTCAGAGCGACGTAGACTTGATCCACTCTCACGGGTTGCTCGAACACTTCGACGATTCCGACATAAGACATATCGTGAAGATGTGCCGAATGGCGAGTCCGATTCAGATCCACTACGTGCCCGGAATCAAGTACGAGAAGTCTTCTCGGGGTGACGAGCGGCTCATGGACGTAAGCGAGTGGGCTAACATCTTGCAGGGTTTAGGTAAGTTAACTGTTAAAACCTTCAACGACGGGTACGACTATATTTTAAGACTGGAGACGAGATGAAAACTTACGAAAATATCCATGATGCGTACGTCAACACTTTGGCAGACGTCTACGACAACCCGGACTATGTCGCCGAACCCCGCGGTCAGCGGACACGCGAAAAGCTCAACTATCAGTTCTGTGTGACCGATCCAACTGTGGAGCCGATTCGCACCTTCGACTTGAAACGCAACGAAGTGATCAAAGACTATACTGCAAAAGAAATGGCGTTGTACGACTCGTGCACCGACGACGTCGAGGACTTCGCCGAAGCTTCTAAGTTCTGGCTGCGTTTGCAGAATCCCGACGGCACAGTGAACTCGGCTTATGGCGCTCTTATTTGGGAGAAGAAATCATACGGCAACCCGAATTTCGAGTTGGATAAAGAGATTAGAGAAGCAGCCGGACAGTATCCTGTAGAAGTTTGGCACGCAAAACGTACCCCGTGGCAGTGGTGCAAGGAATCTTTGCTCAAGGACAAAGACACTAGACAAGCCGTACTACACTTCAATTTACCAGAGCACGCTTGGGTTGGGGTGAAAGACTTTACTTGCACAATGTACGGAATTTTCTTAATACGCGATAACAAGATTAATCTAACAATATCAATGCGTTCAAACGATTTGACCCTTGGATTAGTTTATGATTTGAGCTGGTTTGTAAGTTTAATGTACAAGATGCGGGATGAACTTAAGGAAATGTATCCTGATTTAGGTATTGGAACTTACACACATTTTGTGAATTCTCTCCATATTTACGACAGAGACCAAGAAAAGATCCTGAAGATGTTGGGGCGTGTCTGAAAAGATACAGTTTGCAATCTCTCTGATTCAATTTAAAATAGATTTAAGAGGTGTCTCATGGACTATCAAAAGAAAAATCTTAAGTTTGGTCAGAAAGTAAAGGTCATAAAGACAGCATCCAGTATGGATGACCACGAAGGTACCATTAGCGGTTTAGCAATGATTCACATTTTTGACACATACATTGTGACTCTTGCATCGCCAAAAGATCTCGGTACTGGAGTGTTTCAATCGTTCATAATGCCTGAAACATGTTTGGAGATTATAGAATGAGACCATCGACGCAATATTTGGTCGACGGAATAGATCGTTTGGGAAAATCGACTCTCATTAAAAACTTGCAAGACGAGCTCGGGTATCATCTAGTAGTTCATTACGACAAACCAAAAAGACTTAAGGTGTACGAACACTTCGGTAGTGAAGCTTTATTCACTTATCAATATGAAGCGTATAAAACCATGTTCAACATGATCAATTGTGGCTTGCCTGTTATATTCGATCGAGCTCACTTGGGAGAAATGGTTTACGCTCCGATGTACCGCGGTTACGACGGTGACTATGTTCTAGACATAGAAAAAGAAGTCAACACTCGGGGAACTCGCCTCGTGCTTCTCACTACGTCAGACTTCTCGTTTCTCAAGGACGACGGTTTGTCCTTTGACTTCTCCAAGAAAGAAGCGGAACAAGCCTTGTTCATTCAAGCATTCCACAAGTCTTCGATCGCTGACAAACTCATCGTGGACGTAAGCAACGGAAAAGGTTCGTATAAAACACCCGACCAGATTTTAGCCGAAGTCTTGAGAAAATAGTGTACGTTAGAGTTTGGTTGAGCTATAATGAATTAAGGTTACGAAACACATCCTTTAGGAGGGATTGAAAATGGAAACAACTACACTTGTAGCAAGTCAAGAAACGAAGTCCAACGGAACGGGAACAGTTCCACAAACGGAGCAAAAGGACGCAGTTTTTGCTCTCGCACTCAGAGCTTTGGGTTCAAAACACGCGACGGGACAACCACTAAAGTCGCTCGTGACCAAAGAAGTCCGCAAGGCCATCCGCGTCGGATTGTACGAGGGCATCAAGGACGGCACGATCAAGTACTCGAAGGCCGGAAAGTCCGACGGACAACTCAAGAAGTACTGTTCTTCTTTGATCAACAACTGGCTCAAGAAAGATCCGCGCTTCAACTAGTATAATTTAACCATGAGCAAGAATCAAACTCAATCCGGTTTCTCTTACGAAGTCGGCGACAGAGTTCGAATTTGGACCATATTTAAACAGCCCGTTGGGTCGATACAAAAGATAACGGAAGAAGGATCGCTCAAAAAGTACGAAGTGTACTACGTCTACCACGACGGAAGGTACTTCACGGACGTCTTTGACTTCGTTGATCTAACTCTAGTGGACCGACTGTACAACTGGGATCGCTGCACTTGCGGCAGCAATTCCGAGAAGCACTCGGACTACTGTTACAAGAAGACTAAGCTGAGAGGATGAAGATGGATACCTTAAAAAGATTGGGTCTAAAAGTGTTGGCGGCGATTGTTTCCGTGCTGTTCACCTCGTTCGTGACTTCTGTCACGGTCGGAGTGTTGAACCTACATGACTTCCGCTTAGTTGTGGCAGTGATTATGGGAGCTCTAATGGTGACCCCATTTTATGAAATTTTGACGAGAGGCGAAGATTTAGAGTAGAATTTGAGTGTCGCGGCGTTGATAATACTAGGCGGTCGGTGCGGTTGTACAGCTTCCCGACTTAGTAACAAGTTAATCCGACGCGACACTTAATCCCTGCACCTCTTCGGAGTTGTAGTCGGGAACGGTGATTCGATCCGCTGGGGACTTGTTCTCGTTCGAGTCGAGCAATTGCCGTTCCTTACTAGGCACCTGTGCCCTTAACTGGGAATTAAAGTGCCGAAGAGCGCAACCTGCTCTGTGATTTCTAAGTTCGAACTTAGAGCGCCCAGTGGTTGGGTTGCTGCTAGCTTTTAATTTATTATCAAATACATGAGTGCGCACGCCTAATAATTTGAATGCCAAGTATTTAAATTTATTGAAACTCAACTTCGTAAATTTATATCAATTTCAAGAGTGTTCGCTCTTAATAATTCGACTTAACTTTCTGATACAATTCCTAAATGGACATCGAAGTTAAGTTAATAGCCGACGAGCTCGGAAAAGACCTGGAAAAAGCGGCTCCCCAAGTTCAAGCCGAGATCGAACGCGCCGTAGAAAACTTGGCGCACGCCGCTTACGCCGCCATCGTGGCTAAAATTCAGGGGATGTCCGCAGACCCCAAGAACCGCCAAGATTATCTAAAAGCTCTTAAGTTTCAAGATCTAGGCGACGCGACTTGGCTTATATACTTGGACGGAGAGTGGGCTTCTAAGCTCGAGGAAGGCTTCGGCCCGTACTCCATCAAGGACGTTCTCCTCAAGTCGACTAAGACTGTCCAAGTAGGCGCTAGAGCCGGGCTTCCTTGGGTTCGCAAGAACAAGCAAGGAAAAAAGTTCGCCAGCGTGCCGTTCGAGCACAAGCCGTTCTCGGGCGAGAAAATGTCGGGATCTTTAGCCGAAGACATCAAGAAGATTTTAGTCAAGAACCGAGCTGGTCAAGATCAGCCGATCACTAAGATCTTTCACGACTTGGGTGGGAAGCCGATCTCTGGTAAAGTCGCGACCGCCAACAACGTGGGCATAACTAATTTAGAGGGATTGACCAAGTACCAGTTCGTCCACGACTCGGGTAAAGTTTCGAGCGTTTACATGACTTACCGCACGGTTTCAGAAGACTCGACGGGATTTCAACACCCTGGACACAAAGGGTATCAGCTGTTCAAAGAAGCCGAACAATACGTTGAGTCCGAGATCAAGAACATACTCAATCAACTTCTCTAGGATATAATCTCAAAATGGGCATTTCTTTACCTGACTTAATCATAGAGTGCACGATTCGAGACGGCATAGAGTACTTGAAGGCTAACCCGTTAGTTCTTCAAGACATATTCTCGCCGTTGCTCAGCATGTACGCTTCCCGCAAGTACGGTCAAGCCGAAATCGACCGCATCAACTCTGTCTTACAGACCAAGACCATAGCGGTGGTTCACTCGTTTCACGAGGCGGAGGCTAAGTCCCCGTGCTACTCTATTCAACTAGGCTCTGAGGGCGAAGCCAAGGAACGAGCCAGAATCAACGACTTCGAGGCCGACGAGCAAGACACTCTGACGGGTTCTGCGCTACTCCCGTACGTCAAGATCAGCTCTTTGACTCCCACGGCTTACGACCCTCTGACGGGCAAAGTGTCGGTCTCCGACTCGGCCGACATGTCCATAGTCAACCATAAGTACATCTTCACGGACGGAGCCGACGTCGAGTTCGAGATCCAGCGCGGGTTCTCGAACGTTCCCGGCAACAAGTTCTTCTTCATCCTGAAACAACAGGTCGTGGACATAGTGCATCCCGGATCAATAAAGAGCTTCATAAACTACTCCCAGCACGAAGTTAAGAGCTACACTAGTCAAGTCAACATTTTGGTCGGAGTCCACTCCAAAGACGCGCTCTTGACCAAGTACTTGTACGTGATCCTTAAGTACATAATGGCCTCGCGGAAGCACGACTTAATTCAGCGCGGGATGCTCAACTCGTCTTTTCAAGGGTCGGACTTCACCCGCGACTTGAGGTACGAGGGCGACATGGTCTTCACTAGGTTCTTCACCGTCTCGGGTCAGATAGACGACTCTTGGCGCTCGGACAACGTGGACCTCGTCGACGCCGTTCAACTCAACTTACAGCCCGTAGATTTCGGGGAAGAGACCTCCGGGGACGACGAGAGCATTCCGGAGGACTAGTCCAAGAGTTTATTGGCTAGTTTCGGTATAATTGAGCTATGGAAAATAAGCGCCAAAAGAAATTACGCGCTCAGGTTTCCGAAGATTCGAGTGAGAGCAAAAAGTTAAGTCAAGAGATTCCGTTCGAGCTCTTCTTCGCCAAGTGCGTGTTCGAGGGAAAACTCAAGTATTGGCAAAGAAAAGAGATCTTTGCGTTCTTCAAAGACATGAACTTGAGAGAAAAAGAAGACCTGACCACTTACGAAGCGACGCTCGAAAAGTTTTAATAGGAGAAACCAATGGCCATCGTAAAATCTTTCAACGGCAGAAGCATCAGAAAACCGGGCGCTTACTCTAAGTTCAGCGTAGACAACTCGGCTGGGTCTGACCTCGCCGCGAACGACGTTTTGTTTCTCGTGGGCGAGTCCGCCAACGGAGCTCCGGGATCTTCCGACGGCATTCAGTCCTTCGACGCCGCCAACTTGAGCGCGTTGATCGCCAAGTACGGCACGGGTCCTCTAGTGGACTGCGCCGTCGCCTCGGTTCGTCCCTCGAAGTCTCCCGGAGTCGGCGGAGCTGGAAAAATTCTGGTGTTCAAGACCAACGCCTCGGTGCAAGCTTCCGCGACTTTGCTCCAGAGCAGCAACCCTTACGCGAGCGTCTCGGGCAGCGCTTGGGGCAAGTCAGACAACTTTTACTCGGTGGTAGTTTCCGCCGGCGACTCCGCGAGTCAGAAAAACATCTCGGTCACGCAGCTCGGTGGAACGGTTGAGTCTCTCGGCGAGAACCTCGCTCAGAACGTGATCAGCGTCCAGTACACCGGCAACGGTTCGGCCGCTACTTTGACGATCTCTGGGTTGACTCGCGCGGCTCTCACACTGACGACGGCTCTCACGGGTCAGTCCGACGGTTCCTTGAACTTGAGCGTTCCGCTCGCCAACAAGACGATCAAGCAACTCGTGGACTACGTCAACGCTCAACCGGGGTACGTAGCTTCCGTCGTGACGGCTTCGCTGTCTTCGGGTCCAGCCAACCAGCTCGACCCCGTTTCGGCGGTAAACATCTTGGTCCTGAAAAACTTGCTCCAGCTCCAGCACGAGATCATCACGCTCATCAACACTTCCGCCCGCGTTCAAGCCGTCGAACCTTCTCAACCCTTGGGATCAGTTCCGGACAACCAGACGAAAGCTTTGTCGGGTGGAGCTCAAGGCGCTTCGGCCAACTCTGACTTCTCGACCGCCTTCGCCAACTCCCTCGGCGAAGACTACAACGTGCTGTTGCCCTGCGTGTCTCGCGACGCTTCGGAAGACATCGCCGACGCTGTTTTAGGTTTCACTGACCCCTCTTCGAGCTACACCATCGCGGCCGTCATCGCGGCGGCTTCCTCTCACTTGACTCTTCGCGGCAACGTTCAGAACCGCAAAGAAGCTCAAGGAATGGGTGGAATCCGCAAGTCCACCAAGGCCGCAGCTTACGCCGCGATCAACAACGTGGCCGACTACAACTTTCAGGTGGCCATGCAAGACGTCGTCTTCACTGACGCAGTCGGAGACATCGAAGTCGGTCACCCGCACGTCTTCGCCGCCATGTGCGCTGGAATTCGTCTCGGCACCGACGTCGGAACTCCGCTCACCCACAAGTTCTTGAACGTGCTCCAAGTGGGTCACTTCTTGAACCCAGCGACACTGCTTCCGACGGGAGACTTCAACCCCGGAGTGGACTACAACGACGCGATAACGAACGGCGTGCTCTTCTCCGAGAAGTTCGGTAACGGCAACCGCATCGTGGTGGACAACACGACTTACGGCATCGACGGCTCCTTCGTGTTCAATCGTGGGTCAGTGATCGAAGCGAGCTACTTCGTGTTCAAGACTCTGCGAGACACTGCGGACTCGGTGTTCGTGGGCAACAAGACTTCCAAGGGTCTCGCCAAGTCGATCAAGAGCGCGATCCGCAACAAGTGTCGTGAACTCGCCGTTCCGGAAGTGAACATCATCACTCCGAGCGACGCGAACCCAGACGGAATCGTTGAGAAAACGTTCGTTGTCACGGTCGTAGGTAACACCGCGAGCGTGCAGCTAGAGTTCCAGCCTGTTCAAGGACTTGATTTCATCCTGTTGTCGTTCACCCTCGGCGACATCCAACAAACGGCTTAAGTCATTATTTAGGCAGTTTGTTTCCTTTCTTTTGATTGTCGATGGCCCACAACGGCTGCATGTTAGAAAAATGTACAGCCTTTTTTCGCTGCTCTAAGTCGGTGAGATCAAACTTCGAAATGGGCCATATGTGGTCCAAGTGCCAACCGTTAGCCCCGTAATTGTCCCAAGTCATTCCCGGTTGAAACTTAGATTCTATGTATTTTCTAAACTCCTGAATTGAACAACCCAGCAGTTCGACGACTTTTGCACCGCTCTTGTTCTTAACCATCGCTCTAGACATCGAGGTCCTAAGTCTGAGGGAAAGTCTATAATTCTCGTCAGACTCGCACCTCAACTTAGAGTGTTCGATGAAGCATTCGATGCACCAAGTTTTCACCCCTAGTTTATGCGAATTTGAAAATTCTGTCAAAGACTTGTCGACCTTACACCTAGAGCATACTTTTCGCTGCGTCTCAGCTATGCCGTCACGCAGTTTCTTAAACTTTTCTATTTTTGCCGAGTTGCTCTTTTCTCTCACTCCCGGAATATCTAGTATCGAAGTCGTGCCGTAGTTCTTAAACAGAGTCTCTTGAGCTTTGGCTCTGCACTCGGGAGTTCTAGCCGCCGAAATACCTTTCTCGTGGTTTTCTCTCAAACTCAAGACCGATTCGACTCCGTACCTCTCTAAGTTCGTTTCCCTGATCTTCTCCTTCACTGCTTCCACTTGAAACGGGTTCAATCCGCCGTACTTCTCTTTGCAAGCTTTTCTGGCATCCACGATTTGAGCCGCATTTCTACACGTCGAGCACTCATATCTTCCCAGTTTCTTGATTTTGGTCTTGACGTGACCTACGCGCACGCAGTCTGTCCCCTTGCACTTCGGGCAATCGAACACGGCTTTGTCGGCGACTCTGTAAGAGTCTCGGTGGCCCTTGAAGTCTTCGGTCAAATACGTGTACCAGTCTAGGTCTAGTTCGTTGCTCATGTCTACTCCTTGTATAGGTTTAATCGTACCAGATCTCAGAAGAAAAGGGAACTTAACTAGATAAAATGTGAGGGTATGAAGAAAGTGATTTGGGGTGAAGGCAAGTACAGTTCGCAGGTTTCCGGTAACTACCGGTCGTACGGCGATTTTGCGGCCAAACACGACGCTCGGAGAGACGAGCAGCAAAAAGCCACGAGCTATTTGATCAAGGCGATGCCCGCGATGCTCAAAGCCCTCGAGATGCGAATCTCGAGCGGCCAACCGCTGTACGTGATGAGGCCGCTGAGGTACACGACTTCTTTGTTGAAGTCTCAGCTGGAAGACGATCTAGACAAGTCTTTCTACAACACGGACAAAAGTGGAGCCGGAGACAAGTTCGTGGACGTAGTCAAGACCATCAATCCAGGAACTCAACTGGTGTTGAAGGGTTTGGACCCGAACTTGAAGGAGTTCATCTTCAACGACGGCGAGGGGAAAGAGCACCCGATCTCGTACGACGACCGCAACGCTCTGATGACTCAGACCGATATTTTTGAGATGGTTAGCAAATTGTTCGAAGGTAAAGGAGAATAGGTATGTCTAAAGTCTTGTCGGGGTCGAAGGCGGCTCTAAAAATCAACGGTGTAAAGATAGGTTTCGTGGGATCTGTGACCATCAACGAGGACAACACGTTGACGGACATCGACATCATCGACCAACTGGAAGTGGGCGAGCTCGCGGAGACAGCCCACAAGGTGTCCTTCAGCTGTAACTTGTTCAAAATAGACGGCAACTCGGTGTCTCAGCTCGGAATCAGACCGGATGCAATCAGAGACATCTTGACTCAGCCTGAGCTCACGATGGAGCTCTACAACTCAGTCGAAGATAGGGTTGAGTATACAATTTCAGGGGTTAAGTGGCAGGGCGGGAGTGGCACCCTGGATGCACGGGGTGTCTGGCAAGGTTCATGGAATTTTAAAGGAAGAATTGGCACTGGAATGTAATTACATTTCAAGTACTTATAAAAGAGATCAGCAAGAGTTTGCTGATCTCTTTTTATTTGGTACAATGGGAGTATGGAAAAGCTATGTAAGTCTTGTCTTTTGTTAAAAGATGAGTCGAAATTTCATAAAAGAAAGTCTTCACCCGACGGTTTAGCTCCAACTTGTAAAGAGTGTAGAAGTGCTGGTGAAGCTAAGTTTAGACTTAACAACGCAACTCGACTTCCAGAACTAAGAAAAGAATCTTATCGTAGAAACCGTAAAACTATATTAGCTCAAAAGAAAGAATACCACTCACTCAACAAAGAAGCTATAAACACAAAGTCTAAGATTTGGGCTCAAGAAAATCGTGAGGAAAGCAACGCGAGACGCCGCGAAGATTATTCTAAGAATCCAGAGAAATACAAAAAGAAGGTTAAGTCGTACGTCGACAGAAATAAAGAAAAGGTCACGAAGTATCGCACGAAATATTCGTGTGAAAGAAATCGTACGGACATTGAATTTAAGCTTACTAGAAGTTTGCGATCTAGGATGCATCACGCCGTAGTCGGGAACCAAAAGGTTGGTTCCGCCGTCGACGACTTAGGATGCTCCATCGAAGACTTTAAGACTTACATCAGCAAGCAGTTCAAGCCTGAAATGACTTGGGATAACTATGGTCCCGTGTGGCACCTAGACCACAAGAGGCCTTTGACTAAGTTTGCTCTCGAAGATCGCTTGCAGTTCTTAGAAGCCGCCCACTTCACTAACTACCAACCCATGTTTAAGTCCAACAACGTAAAGAAAGGCAACCGCCTCCCCAAAGTCTACTTTGTTTTTGGCTTGTTCGGCTCCGGCAAGACTACCTTAGTTAATTCCCTCAAGGATCGATTTCACGTCTTCTCGTACGACCAGTTCAGGTCACACCCGATGGACGAGTTGACCAACCCTCCGGACTTCGACGTTCCTTCGTTGTACGAGACCCCGATGCTCGTGGGATCGTTCCTGAAGCGGTCCCGGGAGTTATTAGACGTGACCCCGATCTATCTCCGGGAACCCCTCGAAGTCATTCTGCAAAGGATCGAAGCTAGAAAGGGTGAAGTCGACGCCGAGCGGTTGGTCAAGCGAGCTCGGAGATTCGAGTCTTTGGCGCGGAAGTACGGCGCCTTCGTCGGGAACTACGCGGAAGTGGAAGAGTTCTTGAAGTCTAACCAAAAGAAATAAACTTTCGCTTCGTTACAGCAACCATCAGTGAGTCCCAGGGCCACTGCAGAATGATCCCTTCGACCAAGTGGTTGTTTAGGTCCAATATGACGTAGCGAAAGAATAAAAAATTCAAGTTGATTGCGACTGTCATTACAGATACTTTCATTTATTCTTCACTTTGACTCTTCTTTACTTCTGCATCCACCAATTCTTGTAAAATCTGTGTTCGCCCGTGCATGATGCCGGCATTGAAGTACATCTGATTTATGTCCTTTTCGGTCCAGTTCGGTGGCAAGATCTTACTCTTGTGGTGGTAGTCAAAGAACGCTTCTTCGTCAGTCTTTTTCATATTGATCCCTCATTTTTGGTCTCTGATAGAAACGTCCATGACGTAACCGTTCAAGCGCTTAGCTCTTCTGTAGGCCTTAACTCTATTATGATAAGCGCCGCCGCCGCGGAAAGAGAACCCCCTCTACTGCGTGGTCTACCACTACTACAAATAGCACAGTTTTCTTTTTCTTAATAATATTTTTCATTTCAACAGCCCAACCGCGTTTTGTAAACGGGACCTATATACAATGTCAGTTTCTAGTTGAAAATCTCCCACTTCGGAATCCAAAGATTTCTCCTTAGAACTGACGAAACTTGATTTTCTCTTGAACGCTTCGGTCTGACAATAATTATTTAGAGTCTGACCAATAAAATCCAGTTGATCTCCGTAAGCGCAGTCAATGATGTAAGATAAAAACATACTATGCCGCTCCGTTCGAAACCATCATGTATAAAACTCCTAAAGTCACTGCCGCGATTATCATCGTGACGTACGTTTCAGTCTCCACGGTTAGTCTCGCTTCCATCTGTCTATGCTGCGGTCCACCATGTCGAATAGCCCTTGCTCTCCGTGGATCAACCTAATCAGGTGGTACGTTACGAAGTCTAGACTGAGAGTTAAGGTTCCCGACCTTCCGTCGGCCATCTTGACGACTAACCTAGCTACGTAGAATAAACCCTCGCGCTTGTAAGGATTCATTTGTTCCATCCCTCGGTGTATTCCTTCTCAGTCATGGGTATGAAAACAAAACAGTGATTCTCGCATAGTTCCCGAGCGTTCTTCTCCAGTAAGTTGTTGACCATCCTGAATCTAAGAAGCAACCTTTTGTCCTCGAACTTCTCCGAGATCACCCACAGCTTGAGCACTTCGCCGTCGTCCAAAGACTCTACTCCGACGTAGCTCGGTTCTAACTCTTTCAGAGCTTTCTCAACGACGCGCTGAGTCTTGCCTTTTCTCATCATTTGATCATCCCTCGGTAAGTCGCCAAGGCGACGGGGTAAATACAAAGCAACGTGACTCCCATCCATGGGGCAACTCCCGGCGCGATCCAGAAGTTTAGAACGTTGGCTAAGATGCACGCTATCACTAAGTGTTTCACTCACTTCCCCTTTATGCAAAAAGCGCGGGTTGGCGGACCTATATAACCCTGAAGCATCAGCTTCGTGTCGTCGAACACGTTCATCTTGACTTTGCAGGACGACTCCGACGCTACGGGAATCAACTGAGAGGTCATTCCTCCGGCTCCGGACACAAACACTAGCAGTAAGTACCAAGTCATCTTCGATTCTCCTTCTCGTAAGTCTCGTAGTCAGAGTCCACGTCGGCGTATTCCATCGGAACCGTCTCGTTGTCGCACTCCGGACACAGCAAGTCGTCGGCTTGATGTACGCAGGTCTCACAAAACTTGCACCACTGGTCACTGACCACTTGTATACCTCTGAGATGGGCTAACGATCCAATGTACACCATCTGTAGATGTGTGCATAATGCCATCTTTAGTCAAAGCAATCCAATCTATCGGGCTTCTTTCATAAAGAACTGTCCAATCGTTCTGAGATTCTTTTAAAACTACGTTTTTTTGTTCGTTATTTTTCTCAGTAACGACGTCGCACCAGTCGCTGTGTCTGTTAGATCCAACGCTGGAATTTCCGCACGTGCACTTCGCCATATTAACTCACCAAAGCTTCTAGCTCGTCGATCAGGCGCTTCGCTTCCGCCATGTCGTCTTCGAGCTGTTTGAGTCCGTCTTCGAAGCGCTTTCGAGCTTCGATAGCTGTAAGCTTCTCGCGGGGACCTTGGGGCACTGTAAAACCGCAGTTGTTGTTCGTCGCGCTCATGTTAGACTCCTTGATTATGCAGCCAAAGTTTTCCACTCTATTAATTGTTCTTGAAACTGCTCTCCGAAGAGCAGTTTCACCTGCGACCCAAGCATGACGGCGTGGCTGTACTGGGTCTTTCTGACTTTGCACCAGTCACGCTCTATTTCGTTCAACTTCATGTTCTTCTTGACTATGTTGCCGTGCTTGTCGTAAGTGCGGGCGGTCTCAACGTCTGTTTGGCCAGTTGCTTTTACTAGCTCCAATAGAGCAAACCCAACGAATTTCATAATTAGTTCCTCCGTACTTCTATATTCTCACGCTCGCGAACAAAAGCAAAGTTAAAACACATAGAACTCGCATTTAAGTGGCTCCTTTCGGAGTCACTCACTCAGGCTTGTTTCTTCAACTCTCGGTACTTGAACCTAGTTGACTGGGGATCGTTGGTGATCTCGCCCAACAGAGTCTCGCTGTTCGAGATCAGTCGCTTGACTTGATTCTGACGGCGCTCGTCGGTTGAGTGAAATCTGGCTTCTTTTCTTAAGGCTCTAGCTTTCTTGAGGTTCATACTAACTCCTGTTGTTTTTCTTGACTTCTGTTATTACCGAATCTATCCGTCTTAAAATCTCTTTTTGGTTCGAGACGACGAAGCTGTGGGACTTTGCGATCACATCCGCGGTCTGTTGCTGACGATCCATCAAGACGTTGTTGTTCCAAAGAACTACGACCATCAACATGAAAGTCAGTGGATCGAACGCCAACAAATGGAATCGCATTCCAGCCACGACTAGCACTAGTAGTATCAAAGCTATTCCCCACTTCATGACTTAGCTCCTTGTTCTATCCACTTGCGAATCAGGTCTCGTTCTTTGTCGTCGATCTCGTTGCCTAAAGGCGGCATATTCTTGAACAAAATAACTCGCATCTTTATTTCAGCGGAATGCTCTTTTGCTATCGCGTAGTTAGTCCAATCGGTGGCGCCTACGTGACATTTAGAACACCTGGCACCGAATATGGGGCGCACCGCCGCGAACCCAACGTCGTCTGTGACCGAGTTATCTAACGCTCTTTCGTCGAAGTAGCAGTTGATGGCCCATGTCAGAAAGAGCAGTCCGAGCCCAGACACCAGCGCGACCGACTCTCTCACGCGACCTTCGCGTCGCGCACGGTGTACATGAAGTGACCGAAGACTCCGAACTCGGCGTAGTCGTCGTCCAAACGGTTGAGCTCCAACACGGCCACTTCAACTTGGTCGAACTTCAAACCCAACCTCGTGCACTCTCTCACGATTGAAGTAAGAGATCCCTCGTACGCCGGACCGTTGTTCACGTGGATCTGGTACCTGCCGTTCTTTAAATCTCTAAGTCTGTACATGTTATTTCCTCCGAGACTTTGTTACGTAGTCTTACTTTATCAAGCTAACTTTGGATCGCAAAGTCATTTTTTTAGCCGCTAGTAAAGCTCGATAAGCGTTGACTTTTCCACCGCTCGAAACTTTTCCCTTCAAGCTTGGCTTGCGGTCTACTGACTCCGATATGACTCTAATGACTTCTTTCGGCATTAGTCCCGGATACTTGGACAAGATCATGGCCGCGATTCCAGCGACGAATGGAGCGGCTTGACTGGTGCCGGAAAAGTATCCGTAACCGCCTCCCGGAACGGTCGAGTATATGTTCTCGCCCGGAGCCGCAACTCGAACGCGCTCGACGCCCCAATCCGACATCGACCAAAGTTGCCCAGTTATCGTCGTTGCAGCAACCGACAAAATATTGGGCAAGTCGTAAGAAGCGGGATAGTAAGTAAACGTGTCCAAACTCCAACTCTCGTTGCCGGCCGACGTCACGAACAAGATGCTCTTCTCGTTTGTTTCTTTCACGGCCTCGAGTTCGTCGGGCGAGAACTCAGACCCTCCTCCCGAGTAGTTTATGATCTCGGCGCCGCGACTTATACAATAGCGTATAGAACGCACGAGGTTTGATAGATTCTCGGATCCGGAGTTAGCGTCCTTGAAGTACTTGACTGGAATCAAGCAAGCCGTGGGAGAGACCGCCCGGATGATTCCCGCGACGTGGGTGCCGTGGCCGTTGACGTCGATCGGGTTCTTTCTATCGGCGACGAAGTCCCAGCCGTACTCGCCCGTGTTCGGACAAATTCGATCTTTGAGGTCTGGGTGGGTCACGTCTATCCCAGTGTCTACGACGCACACCTTGACTACTCTACCGCCTCGGGCTAGTTTCCAAGCTCTCGGAGCGTCTACGTGAGAGCTCCACTGAGCGTTGTACAAACCCCAGTTTTTAGTCAGCGGACCCGCCAAAGCTGTACTGTTAATAATCATTAACATTATTAAGATCTCGGTTCTCATCTTCCACCTCGACTTAACTATACCACTCGACGTCGCGGTTGCAAACCTAATGTTTCGCTCAACTGTATACTTGATATAATTGATGGTAAGAAGATAGGGCTACATTTAGGAGTAAAAGATGAGCAAACTCAGCAACATTGGGAAAGACATCCCTGCGACTGAATCTGACTTCGTGGTGGAAGTCGAGGGCGAAGTGACCAAGAGACGTTTTATAGGAGATTTCAGCTGCAAGATTCCTCGCAAGAAAGAACAGTGCCTAATCGACAAGCACCGAGCTTTCTTGAACGGTCCTCAACCCGAGCAACTCTCTCCCGAGACTCTTCGGTTCCACCACATGATCTCGTACTTGAGGTACACGCTGGACGACAAAGGGTGTCCGAAGTGGTGGAAGGAGTCGGATCTGGGATACGAGCTGTACGACGAGAACGTAGTGAAGAGCGTCTACGACAAAGTTTTAGAGTTTGAAGTCGAGTGGTTGAAGGCCGTTTGGGGTGAAGAAGCCGTGAACAAGTTGCAGACGGGTAAAGAAAATGACGAAGCCAAAGAAAAAGGAACCTGACCCATTCGAGAGCTTGAAGTATCGGGGATACTGCTGGGCTTTCACGGAACCGGGAGAAAGGTACACTCTCGAAGAGTTCATCAACTTCGCCAAGTTCTTCTTGTGCAAGCAAACGAAGACGCTGTGGAAGGATCCGATTTGGGACCGCTACACGGACGAAGAGATTTTAGTGGAGTACTTCGCGCATTTGTTCTCGATGGACAAGAACGCTAAACTGGATTTTGAGGTCTACGCTTTTTCGGGTTCAGACGTGTACGGTGAGGATATTTACAGTTGGTTGGATCGTAAGATAGAAGAGAATCAAGCCGAAACTGCTAAGAAAATGGAAGAGATGCCCGACAAGGTGTCGTTTTCACCAGAAAAGAACAGAGATCGAGAGGAATAACCAGTGTCAGCTTCACTCCGAATATCGGCCAACACCAGCGAGGTAAAAAAATCTCTTTTAGATCTTTCTCGCGACGTCAAGTCTTTGGGCAAGACTAAGATTTCTATCTTCTCGGAAAGCGACCGCAAGTTCGTTAAGGAAGAGCTCAACAAAGAACTCTCGGTGATGAAGACTAAACTCGTGGAGAATCGTACCGAAATCGGTAAGATGGTGGTCGAACAGACCAAACTAGAAAAGGGTTCCAAAGAGGAACTAGAACATCGCAAGAAAATCATCGACGCTTACCGCACTCAGACTAAACTAGCGAGTCAAGCCAACCAAATTGAGAAGCAGTCGAAGTCCATGGGTGGGTTCGGCGGCATCGGCGGAGCCAGCGCGACTTCTGGATTGCCGGGAATGTTAGCCAAAGTTGGGTCTCTCTTAGGTGGAGCCGCCGTAGCGATCGGAGCTTTGGCTCTGATGAAGGGCATGCAAGCCTCCAGTCAGTTCGCCGAAGGTGCCGGCAACCGTGTCAGACTTCGCGGCCTCGGCATGCAGTCTATGAACGTCGGGAGTCCGAGAGAACTCGCCGAAGCCGGAATGACCGAACAAGACTTCATTCGTCGTCAGACTAGCGCTGTCTCGCGTTTGGGACGAGCGGGCGGCTCGACCCAGTCCATCATGCAGCAAGCTAAGTTCGAGCGCTCTTTCGGCCTCGAAGAAGGTTCGATGATGAACGTCTCGGGAGCTCTGAGAGGTCAGATGGGCGGCAAGGGAGCCGACCAAGCTCAGATGAAGCTTCAAGCTTCGGTGTTCGCTTCCGGCATCGAGGAAGCCATCGGTCCTTACCTAGAGTCCGCTACAGAACTTTTGTCCGAGATCAACAAGAACGGACTCACCAACACCGACGAGATGATCAACGTGATGTCTCAGCTGGTGAAGGACGGAAAACAAACTCCCGAGCAAATAGCCGAGTCGTTCAAGTCGCTCGACTCAGCCGTCAAGAACGCCAGCGGCGAGTCAAACGCATTCTTACAAACCGCGTTCGCTCGCGGCGGAATCGGAGGCGGCAAAATCGGAGCCACACGTCTGGCAATGTCTTCGGGCGGAGTTTTCGGGTTGAACGAAGACGAACTCGCCAAGCGCGGCTACAACCCCGACTTGATTCAGAACATGAAGGGCGCCGGATTCACTCAAGGATTGCAGAACCGATCGGGTTCTATACTCAACCAGTTCAAGCAGTCCGCCGGAATGGGCAAGGGACAAAAGATCGGCGACGTGACCGACTTGAACACAATGGTCGGTCTCAGTCAGATGTCTAACTCAGTTCTAGGAACTCAAGGAATGGAAGGCTTCGACACTCTCCGAATGATGGAGCAAGTTCAGAACAAGCAGATGACTCAAAAGCAGTTCGACCAAAAAGTCAAGGACATGCGTGAGGGCAAGGACCCACAGATCGAAAGGTTGAACAAGATCAACGCTTCGCTCGAGGGTCAAACCGAGATCTTGCGCACGATCAACACAAACTTGATGGAGAACTTGGGCAAAACTGCTGTTAAAGCCGGCAACGTCGTCGTGGACGCCGACAACGTACTAACTGGAGGCATAGGAGAAGTAGCCAAAGCCGTGGACAACCCAGACACTCAGATCTCGGCGATGAAGGGCATCAAGAAGCTCAACCGATCTTTCTTGAAGTCTCGCGTCGGAGAAGATCCGGGCGGCGACTTCGACGAGTTCATGCAGGACCAAGAAGACCAAAAAATGCTCAAGCAAGGCAACATGCCGACGTCGGAGACGGACAAGGCGGTGCCCAGCACCAACAATCCAGAAGACTTGGCCAAAGCCGTCGAGACTGGAATGACCAAGGCGCTGCAAGCTCAAAAAACTCCAGTGATTCAGAACAACAACAAGACCAACGTGCGGGTGCAGAGCTCGGACGGATACGTCAGCGACAAGACCCACAAGTGAGGTGACCGATGGCTACACCGTTGTCGTTCTTATTGCCCGGTACCACAATCCCCTCGGCTCCCACGCTGAGCAACGACACTCAAGACATCGTCTCGCAGTGTAAGGTAGTTATTTACGACTGGACTACTCGAGGCTTGACCTTGAACTCCGGCCGCGACTCAGACTTGACCAAGACCTCGGCGCTCGACGTCAGTTCTCAGATCTTGTCCTTCAATTATTCGAAGTCGATGGGCGGACCGACGGGAACGTTCAGTTTCACTTTAAGCAACTCTCCAGACTATGGCTCGGGCGACTGGAAGGACATCATAAAGCGCGGCACTTGGTGCGTGATCTACATGTCCCGTGAGGGTGAGTTAGTCCTCAATCCGAAAGTTGGAGTTCCCGACCCCAACTCAAAGAAGCTTCAAGAAGCCAAGAAGATTAGATGCATAGGATTCATAGACCGCGTGGCCGTCAAGGCCGAGATGAGCGAGCGCGGAGCCTTCGACGTCACTTACGAAGTGAGCGGGCGCGACTTCGGAGTCGTGTACGAGGACACTTCCATCTGGCACAACGTGTTTCGCTTCGAGCGAATCATGCTCGACGCCATCGCCACCTCGCAGCTGAACATCACTGGAACTGTCACGGTGGACAAAGCCGTTTCCTTGATCCACGACTTGTTCTTCAACCCAAAGTCGGTTCCTGGCGCCAAGGTGAACTCCGAGCACTCTTTGGTGTCGACCGCGCTTCAGTGGCTGATGCCGAGGCAGATGCTGAACGACATCGGCCTCAACGTCGGAACTTCTCCGTTTTGGGGCGAGATTCCGCACGTGAAGAACTTCTCCAAGACCGAGGCCAACTTAGCCATAGAGAAGCCGACCGACTATTTGTCCGGCAACGCTTGGGAAATGCTGAAGAAGCTCTCGGTTCCCCAGTTCCACGAATTGTTCACCGAGACCGACGACTCAACGGGACTTCCGAGTCTGACATTCAGGCCCATTCCTTGGGCTTTGAACAAGGCGAAGTATCCCACGGTCGGAAAGCGAATCAAGCTGTACAAAGACTTGCCTACGGTAACTTTAAGCGCCATAGACGTCGTGGACTTTCACTTGGGCGAGGACAACCACGCGAGGTACAACTCGTTCTTGGCTACGGTCTCGACTTCTTTGATCAACGTCGAGGACAACATATCTTTGCTCGACGGGTCTGGGTTTCCCAAGAACGTTCAGGACTCGATCAAGAGGTACGGTTTCCGTCCCATGCACGTCACCGTAGACGCGATCGTGAAGAACGCGGAGAAGTCGAACGGTAAGTCTAACTCCAAGATCTTGATCGAGTTCAACGAAGTGCTTTACGACTACTGGAACAACGCCGTGTTCGCCGAGTCGGGCGAGATCTCGGCGGTCGGTCAAAACGCAGTCAAGATAGGCAAGTGTCTGGTGTTCGACGAGAAGACTCCCTACGCGTTCGGCAAAAGGTACTACATCGAGGGGTACACTGATTCGTACTCGGTCGACGAAAAGGGCGCGGGTTACTGGGGTCAAACTATCTCCGTGACTCGCGGGTTCCAAGAGTCTTCTTTGGCTTCGGGCACCGACTTCGGCGAACGGGACGACGCCTTCACCCACGAGGGAGAGTTTACTCCCTCGGGAATGGCTTCCGGAAAGCAGAATAAAAAATGAGAATCCGAAGAGACGGCTCGACTCAGTCCAACAACGTTCCTACTCCCTCCAACTCCAGTCGGTCGGACGACTTCGCTCTGTATCGCTGCGTCGTGACGAGAGTCGTTTACGTGGACAACGCGGCCAACGTCACCACGAACTCCTCGAACCCGAGGATCTTGTACGACGTCGTCGTGTTGGGAGGATTCAAGTCCGGTCAAATCTTGTCCAACTGCAGGCTGGCGTCCGACCTGGGTGGAGAGTCAGGCTTTTACGAGAGAGTGCTGAGAGCTTGCACCAACGAACTGAGCACGACGAGGCTCAGCGACGCCGACGGAGACGTCGTTTTTGTGCAGTTCGTGCAGGGTCACAGTGCTTATCCGGTTATCATAGGGCTCGACAACGGTATCCACACGGTCACTTTAATCGGGGCTAACTTGGCGGATGGGCCAAGATTGTTGAGAGAATACAACGGCGTTCGCGAGACGATCAACAATTTCGGAGAGTGGAAGCAAGAAGTTAAGTCAGGCTCCGCGAACCCCGAAAAGGGGGCGTTTTTCGCCGCGGCAGTTCCGTTGGTCACTACTTTCATTTCGAAGGACGAGAAGGTCACTAGGACGTTCAAGAGCGGTCTAACGATAACAGAAGAAGGTCCAGCGGACAAAGTGACCAGCGCTTTTAAGACTGGCTTGCTCGAAGTCAGCGACGGACTCAACGACAGAGTAACGGCGACGTTCAAGAACGGCTTGAACATAGTCGAAGACGGAGTCGCGGACAAGATCACGGCAACCTTCAAGAACGGTCTAACGGTCACGCAAGACGGAGCTGCGGACAAAGTCACGATGTCTTTTTCCCACGGCCTACAAGTCGTGGAGGACGGCTCGGCCGACAAAGTCACGGTGACGACGGCTGGAGGAGCCACAGTAACGATCGACGGAGCGGGAGACAACATCAAGCTGAAAACCGCGGGAGGAGCCGAGCTTAACTTGAGTACCGGTAAAGTTGCGTTGGGACAAGGATCGGTTGAGATCTTGGACAAGCTTTCCAAGGTAGCGGATCTGATATCTCAGTGGGCCACGACTGTGGGAGCGGTGCACACGCACCTCGGTAACCTCGGCTACCCTTCTGATATTCCAGACAATTTTCTAGGTTACCTGCAACTTGGCTCGGACGAAGCCGCTCAAAAAGCCTTAGTTGACTCTATCAAGGGAACTCTGTAATGTCGATGAGCGGACCCGCTTTAGGAGACTTCGTTCGCTCCTCGATGGGCTTTCCCTTGCCTTTGTCCACTCAGCTCAACGGTTGGGGAACCGCCGTCGTTACCCACATTCAAACTTCGGCGATAGTCACTCACGCTCCTGGAACCGTCACTGGAACTGCCCCGCCGAACGGAGGCGCTCTTTCTAACGGAGCCGCGGACAACGGCACGATTTCGGGACTCAGCGGCTCAGTGCTAGCCAGTTTAGTGGCTTCGGACGCCGGATACGGCTACGTCACAGGTCGGTTGCAGACCTTTTGTGACGACATCGTGGCCCACATTCAGACTTACGGAAGAGTTCAGTTCGCGACCGGAAACATCGTTGGAAGTTGCTCGAACACTACGGGAACTGACGGAACCTTGACTGGAACCGGCCACGACGGGTTCGTCAAGAACTTGAACGGGTCGATATTGGCTAGCACCATTCACGCGGACGTGGGGTACCCAGGGTCGGTTTCAGGTCGCTTGAACGAGTTCTGCACGGCTTTCGTCACGTACATCATGGCCAACGCGGTCGTAACTCACACTAACGTAACGGCTATTTGTCCCGCGGGCGGCGGAGACATCATCGATGGGCAAGCTACCAATGGTACCGTAGCGTAGACTTGATAAAATTAAAGGCAAGGTCGGGAGCGTTCAATCGTGGCTGATTCAGTAAGTCCCTTAAATCAACTGGTAGACAACATCTCTGGCTCGGTCCTGAATTTACTGGGACTGAGCAACGATTCCTACCCCAAGCAAGCCAACTCCAAGGAAGTCATGGCCGTGCTGAGTACGGTCGACGGTTCTAACTGGCTGAAACTCAGTTTTCCCTACACTTTCTCGGTGGTGAACATCGGCGGCACGGGAAATAACCCCTTCACCGACTTTTCTTTGCCCCTCGCTCCCACTTCTTTGAAACAGACCGAAGAGTTCGCCATCTCGATTCGCCCGACTCAGGGCGGCACGACGACCACTCACTCTGGAAATAGATACAAAACCTTAAATATAAAGGGGACTACTGGAGTGGCTCCTTTTAAGGGATCCGGAGGCGCGAGAGCCAAGACGGGCGTCGCCATATTCCAGCCGAAACAGCTCAAGTACCTCTCGGGGTACGAGGTGTTCATTCGACTGCGCAACTGGTTCCGGGCGTACTACGAGTACAAGAAGACACAAGGGAAGCACGCCGTAGGTCTTCGTCTGGTGTTCAAGAACTACAAGGACGGAGAGTTTCTCATAGTCGAGTTGGTCAAGTTCGACATGGAGCGCCAAGGTTCGAGGTCGTTTCTTTACGACTACGACCTCGAGTTCAAGGTGATCTCGCACTTGTCCTTCACGGCGCTGAACAACCGCACCACGGGTTTCGAGGAAGCTCTGGAGACCGTGAACGACGTTCTAGACACTTCCCGCGGCGTGATGCTGCGCTCGCAAGACATCCTTCGTCAAGTTGAGTCCACGTACGAGTCGATCGTGGTCGAGCCGCTCCGCAAGATCTCCTTGACCGTCAAGGCGGCCATCGGTGTGGTTACCGTAGCCGGAGACATGGGCAACAAGGCGATCAAGAACACCGTCTCGTCTTTCTCGGCTCTGACCATACTCTTGGGACTCAAAGCTCAGCAAGACGCGAACAAAGTGACGGGTGGACTCGACCACAGAATAGCGGCCGTCGTGCTGCCCAAAGACTTGACCAACGCGGCCAAGACTCAGGGCGCCAACTCGATCATCAACTTGAACGAAGCGCTGATGGCGATGGACCCTTCCGTGTTCCCGGAACAAACCAGAAACGCCCTCGCGCTGGACCAATCCGCTTCTCAAAAGTTGCCAAAGTCTTTTTACTCCAACACTCTGACCGGGTTAATTCGAGTCAAGAACAACTTGGAAGACTTCTTGAACTTGGGGTCTCCTCAGTACGACTCCATATTCGAGCGCACCGCCACGCTCAAGGCGTCTTTCACGAAGGTCCCCACTTCCGCAGAACTCGACTTGTTGGCGGCCTTCAACGACGCCATTTCGGCGCTCCAACTTCTTCTTTCGACCGAGTCTTTGTTCAAATCGAGCTACGACGCTAGGATAGCCGACATGATCTCTCGGTTCAACGGCAACATCGAGCTGTTCGCCGAGTCTGCGGTGCTGCAGCAAAAGTACGTGGCTGGACAAACTTTAGAGAGAATAGCTCAGCAAGAACTCGGCGACTCCACTAGGTGGGGGGAACTGGTCGAAGTGAACGGTCTAAAAGCTCCCTACGTGACCGACGACAAGTCCTCGACCTTAGAAGGAGTACTGAGACCCGGAGACACCTTCTTGATTCCGACCGCCGCGGTCAGCGGCTTCAGTCAAGTTCCTTCGGCCAAGGACATCAAGACTACGGTCGGATTGTCCGAGTTAGAGAAGTCTCTCGGGACTGACTTGAAGGTTACCAGTAACTTCGACTTGTCTTTGTCGAACTCGGGCGACTTGGAAGTGGTCTCGGGCGCCCAGAACATGGCTCAAGCCGTGATCCTGAAGCTGTCTTACACCAAGGGCGAGATCATGAGGTATCCGGAACTCGGCACCGGGTTGATTCCGGGAGTCAAGTTTCCACCGATCGAGACCATCAAAGAAGGGCTGACGAACACGCTGTTGCAAGACAACCGCATCGATAATATTTTTGATTTAAGTATAATCAGAGATGGCAGTGCGGCGTACATATCCTTCAACTTAAAGATCAAGTCGATCGACATTCCCGTACCGATCAAGATTCCGCTGTAAATCAGAGAAAGCTATAAATGCCAAATCTAGTTTTAAAAAGTGAGCGCCAGATTCAGACCAGCATGCTGGCCGTGCTGATCGCTCAACTCGGCTTAAACGACATCAATCCGGCGTCCGTCATAGACATCCTCACGCAAGCCGCGGCACAGTCGGACTTCGCCCAGTACTACCAAATTGCGCAAGTCTCGAGGTTGGCCGACATCGAGTCTTTGTCGGGCACGGACCTCGAGCTCAAGGCTTTCGAGTACGGCATCTTCCGGTTGACGGCTCAAAAAGCCAGTGGATCGATCTCCATCTTGAGACCGACGGGATTCGTCAAGGTGTCCACGACTTTTTACGCCGGTTTTCCCGCCCCGATCGTGGGCGACTCGACCATCAACGTGAACGATGCCTCGAACGTGCTGATCGGGTCTTCGGGAACTCTGATTTTGGGTCGCGGCACCAACAACGAGGAGCAAGTCACTTACTCGGTCGCTCCCGTTAATAATATAAATTACTTCACTTACACTCTCAACGCTCCGGTGACCAAGAACCACTCGACTTCAGAGACAATCATTCTCAGACAAGGAACCGACGAGTTCGTTTTGGCCGGAACTATAGTCGTGGTTCCAGCTACGGGAACCAGCAACGAGATTCAGTTCGCCACCGTGAACGACGAGACTCTACTAGCTGGCGAAGCCGAAGTGGACAACGTGGAAGTCATTGCGGTAGTTCCGGGATCTGACGGAAACATCGCGGCGGGTTCCATATTCGGTACGGCAGCTTTTCCGAGTCCCCCGTTCATCGGAGCTCGAGCCACCAACGCGGCCAAGTACACTACCGGTCAAGACTTGGAGCAAGACGACGACCTTCGGGACCGCATCAAGAACGCTGTTCAAGCCCTCACCAAGGGCATCAAGCAAGCCATCCAGACCGCCATCGTGGGTCTCGTAGACCCGATCTCAGCCAAGCGAGTCGTTTCGGCCTCGATCGTTTTACCCATAGCCGACGTGGACGCCGTGAAGATCTACATAGACGACGGCACGGGTTTTGAGCCTTCCTTCAACTCTCAGGGATTCGAGACCGTCAGAGCCAACTCGACCGGGGGCGAACAGCGCCTTCAACTCGACCAATTTCCAGTCGTGAAGGCGCAAGTCGAGAACAACTTGTTTCAACCCTACGACATGTCCTCGGGTCCCTTGACTCTGACTTATCAAGTTGGAACGCTGATCGAGACCGTGACTTTCCAGACCTCCGACTTCGACTTCCCGAGCATCGCTCAAGCCGAAGAAGTCGTGGTGGCTATAAATGCCCGATCGAATCTGATCGAAGCTAGAACTTCCGAAGCGGGACAAAAAATAGTCATCACCGCCAAAGCGGACGTGAACGAGAACATTCAGATTTTGTCCGGGACCGCCAACTCGATACTATTCTTTCCGACCGACCGACGCGATACCCTGAACTTGTACATGGACGACGTGAAGCTGTCGAAAGACGGAGCCACGGCGATTCTGGACTCCGGGAACCAAGCTCCGTACAACTTGCTCGCGATCGGAGCTTACCCTCATTTTTTGACCTTCGTGGTGGACGGAAAGACGGCCAACCCTCAGACCGCCACGATCAACTTGGCCGACGTCGCGATTCCCGCAGCCGTCACGGCGATAGAGGTCGCAGCCATGATCAACCGAGACATCTCGGGACTGACCGCTACGCCGATCAACACGAACACAAAAGTTAGGTTAGAGTCCAACACCAAGCTGACGGCTGCTTCTAAGATTCACGTCACGGGCGGAGACGCCAATAATTCTCTGAACGGACTGAACTTTTCCACCACTGAAGTCGCGGGCATCAACGGAGACTACACCTTCAACCGAGAGCTCGGACTCATTCAGCTAGTCGTTCCGATGGGAGTCAACCAGACTGCGACCTCAGGATCTTTGTTCACCCGAGCCAAGCTGAGAGCCGGCAACTCTGAGGTTTACTCTCCCTCCAACGGACAAACCTTGGTAATCAGCGTCGACGGCGGGAGCAACCAGACCGTCACCTTCGACGCCTCGTTCGCGGGAGGTCAGACCGCTCAGTACTCCGCCGCCTTCATCAACGCTCGGCTTCTCGGAGCCACTGCGGTTGTTAGACAAGTCGGGTTCTTGAACTTCCTCGAGATCCGCACCAACACCTTCGACGTGTCGGGCTCGATCGTGATTCGGGGATCTTCGACGGGTAACTCCACCTTCGCGTTTCCGTTGGACTTAACCAAGACCTCGGACGTTCCGAACAAGGCTTACAAAGTTTCCGAAGACGCGGGACCTTACGCCTTCGCCGAAGGTAATTCTCTCGTAGTAGTGATCGACAACGACATCGTCAACAACACTTTCTCGGTTCCATTGATTCAAGTCAGGTCAGTGTCCGGTGCCACTTCTGGATCAGTCTTCGCGGCTTCGACCCTCAACAACGTGTTCACACTCCAGAACCAAATCGTCGGGTACGCGGCGGCTTTCCAGAACGGTCCCAACACGACGTCCGGAACCGTAGTCACCGTTTCGGTCTTGGGCGGCGGAATAGCCAGGTACACTTTCTCGGCGGCTCCTCCCAGCTTCGTGAACTTCGTGGTCGGCGACTTCGCCAAGCTGACCGGGTTCACGAACGTGGAGAACAACGTAAACGCCATAATAGTCAACAAGGGTGTCAACTACGTGGACGTGGCGAACTCGATCGCCATAAACGCCAGTTCTCAAGCTGGGACGGGACTCTTGAGCGAGAAGCGGATCGTCGCGGCTTACAACCAGCTCACGGGTCAAGTCACCGTCGGCGTCGCCTTCACCAGTACTCCCGGAGTCGGCAACTCTCTGATGGTTATCCCCAGCACCACTCAGAACGTGGTGGACTACTTGAACAACACTCGCATAACTTCGATTTCTTTGAAGGCTGACATCGAGGGAGTCTCGAACGACACCTTGGTGCAAATAGCTTCGCAGTCCGAGGGTTCGGACGGCTACGTTCAAGTCACGGGCGGCAACGCCAACGACGTCCTCGAGTTCGACACGTCTTTGTTTCGCGGGTTGGCGGGATACGAGTACTGGACCGGACTCACTAAGCTGGTGCACTCGACAGTTTACGGAGACGACTCAGACTTGACTTCGTTCGCCGGAGTCGGCGCCGCCGGAATCATATTCCGAATCTTGGCTCCCACCACGATCGACTTCCCAGTGTCCCTGCAAGTCGCTCTCAAAGAGGGATTCACGATCTCTGCCTTGGAGAACGAGATTCGCTCGGCCGTGACGGGTTACGTCAACTCGCTCGGCGTCGGAGAAGAAGTCGTGATCGAGGAGATCAGAGCTTCGGTCATCGCCATCGCGGGCATCGTGGACGTAGTTATTTTAGATCCCGTGGCCAACATCCCGACCGCGGACAACGAGCTGGCTCGCGTAGCTGACTCAGCCATTCTGATAGGCTAAAAGGAGCTCCATGGCTGACTCACTCAAGAAGATGCTCGACACGATTCCGCGCGTTTACAACCCGGAATTCAACCCCGTCATCAACGCGTTCATAACCGCCATCGCGCAAGAAGACGACTTGATCTCGACTCAGATCGACAACGGCAAGGATCAAATATTTATACGAACGGCTACGGGCCAGTACTTAAACAAGGCGGCTAACTCGCTCGGAGTGTCTCGTCCTCCGGCTCTCGGACTCGACGACCCCAACTTTCAAGAACTGGTTCCGAACTTGTCCCTGAAGCCCAAGCAAATCAAGAAGGCGTTCTACGACACCGCGGACGTCTTTTGGGGACCACTCTTCTCTAGAGCCAACGCCACGACTGCGAACTTTGCTCCCTACGACGTCTTGACCGGAGACGTTTTGTCCGTGATCGTGGACAACGGACCCGTGCAGAACATAAAGGCTCTGACGGGCGACATAGCGATCAACGGAGCGGCAACGGCCGAAGAGATCGTGAACGTGTTGAGTCGAGTCAAGGGAGCGACCGCTTCGGTCGTCGCCAACTCAGTCTCTGGGACCGAGCAAGTCAACCTTCGAACGAACACTCCCGGATCCGTCGGAACTGTGGAGTTCTTGACTTCTTCGATGGTGGGTCCGTCGAAGCTCGACTTCATGATTCATTCCTACGACATCTTGGACTTACCTCAAAGAGTGTCGGTCTACAACTTGACCTCGCACGAGCTGGTCATCGAGATCCCGGCAATCGTTCCGGCGCTGAGACGCACTCTCAAGGGTTCGCACCACTTTCACGCCGACGGAACTCTGGAACCTCCAGAACCCACTTCCAACGGAATTTGGCAAGGCTCGTTCTTCTTTGATCCAACGGGGTCGCAGGGAGCGTTTACTCTGACGTCACAAAAGGCGACGCTGGAACAAACGCTGGATCGCGGTTCTGTGTACACCTCGATGACGGTGGACAGCTCGGCTTTGGTCGCCAACCCTTCCGGGATCTTCATGCTCAACTTTGGCTTTCAGAACCAAGAGGGACCGATCAGATATCGAGGAGTTCCGAACTCAAACACGATTCTGATCGATCCCAGCTACGTCTTCAAGAACACTCACTTGTCGGGCGAGTCGTTCAACGTGCTGGCCAACCAGATCCCCTACACTCCGAGACGCAACGGACAAGACTTGGCTATATACCTAACGTCTCCGTCGAGCGCGAGGACGATCGTTCAGGGGATCTTGGACTCTTTGAAGGCAGCCGGAATCATCATTCATTTCATAGTGTTGGCACCAAAATATAGGTACGTTTTAGACAATCCCTATTTGCCCGAGATCGAGCCTAGTCTTTAGCCCTCTCTTCTATTAACTTTATGTAGTTCTCATCTACGTAATCCGCAATCATATAATGGTCACGTTCGGGCCATAACTCTGTACCTTCAGACATACAGATCCCAGGTAGACAATAACGTACCCTGTATGCAGGTGTTCCGTTAGGAAACTGATGATGTCCCAGAATTACAATGGGGTCATTTGATCCAGGTATACAAACTATGTCCTTGGATTTAAATTTCATACAACCCGTATCTCCCAGAGATCGAACCGAGCATTTAAGATTTTCGTGTCAGTTTCGTCAACATTGAATGAATCTCGTTGACTTGATTCTCAATGTGCTCTAACCGTAAACGTGTGTTGTCAACGGGATCATGGACAAATGATGGTAGTCTTTTCCATTCTTTGTCTTGTTTCACCACTGCGTGTCCTACAGACATCACTAAAACTACGCTATTTTCTTTAAAATCACTGGTTAAATTTTCAAAAGTATGAACGGCTGGAAACCAAGTGAAATCGCCTTCGGAATTATTAGCTAACTTCAATGAAAAATAATGATCATATTCAGTGTTCTTAATCATTTGTCTCCCTTCTTGTCTTTGCAATCTTCTACGCACTGGTTGTAAGCGACGGTGAATATCAAGGCGCTCGCTATGAAAAGAAGTCCCGGAAATGGGCTCTCGAACAAATAAAAACTGAACATTATTATTCCAACCAAAGTTAAAAATAAAAACGAGAGCACTACTGTGGAAAGTACAGTAAAAATCGCCGCTTCAATCAAACATTCTTTCTTCATTTTGCTTTCCTCACGCTCGGGATCTCTCGGATCTCGTTCACGGTGTCTTTAGCAATCTCCACGATAACGAAGAACGCTATGAAACAAATCAGGGTAGCTATAAGTGCTTTAATTTGATACATTTTACCTCATTCCTTGCATCTGGTTGATGTAATAACTGCGTTCCATCTCATAAACTTGAGCTTGCGAGTCGTTGAACGAAGTCGGGTTCATTATGCTCTCCGGCCACTGACTCGACGCGAAGACGTTGGCGAAAGAGATCATGTTCGGGTCGTGGTTCAGGTTCAGCGAGCAGTGTCCTAGCTCATGGTACACCAGTTGCTCACGCCTCGACACGCTTATTTGCTGAAAGTACGCGGGATCGATCTGAACGTACCTCTCCCCGTTGTTCCACTTGACGCACTGCCCCGCCTCGGATTTCTGCAGCAGCGGAACGAAGTAGACGGTGTAGTAGACCGAGACGTTGAACTCTTCCTCAAACTTGCTCACTAAGGACTCCATCGCCGGATCCACGTTTCGAACCATGGGCAAGTTGAGGTAGTCCGACGGGTACTGGATGTCGTCGACTTTCTTGGCGCAGCCGAACAACACCGACACGACTATTAGTGTAATGAACTTCATGGCTTATGCTCGATCGTTCCGCCGCACGGACATATGTAGCGTCCAGAATCTTTGGTGGCTATCGAGTGCTGCTGTTTCTTGTGTCTAATCATGCTCAACTTAAAGTTGCGGTCGCAAGAGACACACTCGTAGTCGAATCGGCGTTGAACGGCTCTGAACGCCGAGACATCCATTTTGTGGTAAGTGTCGTCTGGAGCACCAAAGATCTTCATAATCGCTTTCCACTCAGGTCCGTGACCGCACTGCTTCTCGTACAACTGATTTGCCACGACGTGAGCCAACTCGTGAAGATATGTAGGAATCAACTCGTCGGGATTCACGGCCAAAAGTCGTGCATTTAAGTGAATTTTGGCGATCTTTGACCAAGCTTTGCCCGCGCAAGTTCTCAAACGTTCGGATAACTCCACTTGAACTCGGTCAACTTTAGTGAAAACGGCGAGCGACTCATCGCAAGGAAAAGCTCTTCGAAGTCTCAGCATAGCACCTAAATGCGCCGCCTCGAGTTGAGGGATCAATTTTTTGCGTTTCAAAGTGATGACTTTCATGGGAACCTCAAAGTTTTTTAATAAGTTTCAATGCGCCGATCTTCTTGGCGCATCCGCTGCCCAAAACGATCTCACAAGTGGCGGCGGGATCTTCCTTGATCTCTTCTACTGAAGAAGCCGCCGAGATGTAGATCGGATTGGCTGGGAAATGCTCTCGTTCGCAAACCTCGCACTGAAAGTTGGTGTTACCCATCTCCCAGCGACGAAGCGTGAGGCCTAGGCTCAGCATGTACTTGATTCGATATTCAATTTCGATTGCTTTGTTCACATAGTCCTCGTCCATTTGCCGTTTATTTTTTCAAACAGTTGTCCTTGGAATATCTTACATTCAGGTGGTGGTGTATAACCAAGTTGTATAATGGGAGCACCCAACTTTTGGCGTGCAACACAAAGAAAGTGAGCTGTAATTCTAGGGTCGGGTTCTAAGTTACCGTCGCAAATTGTACATCTCTTTTGGTTGCTCATAATCACCTCAAAATAAGTTTAAGAACGATTTTGATGGCTCGGTACCAAGTGTTTCGGTTCAAGTTAATGTTGCTCATAGATCTATCTTACCATTGCTGGCTTAAAAGTACAGTTATTTGTTCTTCAATAAAATCCGTTAGTTATCTAATCAACCGAGGGAACTCTAGACGGTATATTCTCACATTTTGATCTATTACTGAGGAATATACCCCGTTAGAAGAGTTCGGGAACCAGGTGGATATAATTGGGTGTAGGTCTAAGACTCACTTCGGAGACTCCCCAATTGATCCTCTCACGCTCAAAGCTTAATCCCCAGCAGCGCTTTGACCTCGAAGCCTACGTCGCCGAACAAGCCGCTTGCCGAGTCGACTCCAAGCTGTACGTTCAAAAGTTCCTCAGTTCTCAGAACCACATCTTGAACGGCTTCGCCGTCTCCGGCATAGGGCTCACCTCAGCCGTCGTGGGGATGGCGAACGCCGCCTTGATCGCACCGCAAAACTCGGTTGACTTCTCTTACTTCGTCTCGGCTCCCTCAGACCCAGACGTCACGATCGCCGCTTCGTCGCTCACGGTCAGTTCCCGCAACTATTTAGAAGCGAGTCTAGCCACTTTGGACGGAACCCCGATCGTCTCAGCGTTTTGGGACCCAGAAGCCAACGCTGGAAATGGCGCAGAGTTCAACCAAATCGTCAACACGATCACTGACCTAGAAGTTAAGTTCGTCGTTTTGACGGGTGGGTTCTCCGGAAGTCCCGACCGACTTCCCGTGGCGATCGTAGACGTGGACGGATCGGGAGTAATCAAACTCATCCTCGACCGCCGCGAGTTGTACGGCCGCCTCTCTAAGCCAGAGAACTTGGACAATTCCTACGCTTGGGGATCTAAAGTAGAGCCGGTTTACTCGCTCAACCTGACTTCAGAGTCTGGCACCTTCGTCTCGGGCGAGACTTTGACCATCGGCGGCGAGACCGCTACGGTCGTTTCAGGCGGCACGACCAACATCACCTTCAACGCTCCCACGGGAATCAATTACTTCAACGGAAGTTCGGTTACGGGCGGAACTTCGGGAGCTACGGGCACAGTAAACACCGTCCTCGAGAGCTTTACCGGAGTAGACAAGAATCTCTACGCTCAAAAGGATATCAACGACGCTCTGGCGACCGAGCTCAAGACGATCAAGGACGTTCGTTTTTGGTGGCAAGACGTCGACTACTCCTCGGACGTTCGAGGCGTTGAAAACGACCCCCTCGCTCGCCGAGTCGGAGTTCTGACCGACGCCGTCGGAGACGAGCAAGAAGATCGGTCGGGATACCTCAGGTCCGACGACCCCGTCGCTTGGGACGGCAACTCGCTTTCCTTCACCGCCAACTTAGTTTTAGAGTTCGTCAACACCAAGAGCGGAACTCTCACTCAACACACCGTCCTTTTGGCCGGAAGTCCCATAGTTCTCAACAATTTAGAGTCCGCCTACGTCCTGATCAATCGATCTTCGACTTCTGAGAACGTCTCGGTCATTCGCTCCGGCACGACTCCTATTCCCGCTCAGTCTCAAAGCGAAAAAGACGTCTTCGTATTGTTCCGACGCCAAGACGCGGCGGCTGGCCACTTCCTCCACATCCCTTTCCACAAACAACTCTTGACTCCGGGATCTACGGTGCGTTTGGGCGCGACTGGAACGGGTGGAGGCGGAGGAGGTGGAGGCGGAACTTCACCGTTGTTCGAGCAAGAAGTACCTTCTGGAACCGTAAACGGAGTCAACAACTCGTTCGCGCTGTCCCACACTCTGAAGACTAGTTCTGCGGCTGTAGTCTTGTTAGATACCTTGAAAGTGCCGGCTAGTCAAGTTTCGGTGACTGGAACTTCCGTAACTTTTTCTGGTTCGTCAACTCCTCAATTCGGTCAACGAGTCGAAGTTTTTTACATAGCCGACACCATAAACACACTCACCAGTTCGCAAGAAGTCCCCTCGGGAACTATCAACGGGTCCAACGCCACGTTTACTTTGGCTGGAACTCCCCCCAACGCCGCGTCGATCTTGGTGTTCGTAGACGGCAAGAAAGCCAACGTCTCTGAGTGGAACTTGGTCGGAACGAACCAAATCGTCTTCACGGCTGGAAACATTCCGCAAGTCGGTCAGAGTTTGGAAGCGTTCTTCGTCCAAAGTTTAGGGACCACTTCGGTAGTTCAAGAAATTCCCTCCGGAACCGTAGATGGCTCTAACGACACTTTCTCACTTTCGGTAAGTGCTCCCTACAAGAACGCTGCGGCAGTGTTCGTGGACGGGCGCAAGTCCGCTTTGGGCGACTGGAGTCTAATCTCCAGCGGCTCTGAAGTTAGGTTCGGGTCCGGATTCATTCCTCAACCCGGCCAGCGCGTAGAACTCTACTACTTCGTCGTCACGGGCGGAGGAGGCGGAAGCTCTGAGTCCCTCAACGACGCTTACCTCGTAGGCGCGACTATCACTACCACCTCGGGTGTTCCCTTCACGGTCGGCGGCGCGGCTTCCAAAGTAGCGGTCTTCAACGGCGACATCACGGTTACCGGCGTCATAGACCCCAAGGGACTAACTTTTGATCCCCAAGGTTCCACTCCGTTGACTGGATCTCAGAACGGGATTTGGGCGACTTCGGCCGGCGACTTGATCCATTCTCGTCCCAGCATGCCGGACGTGAACCTCACGCAAACGGCAGTTTCTAGCTACAAAGTCAACCGATTCACGTTGTCTCCCACTGATATCACTAACGGATTCGTGACGCTGAGCGGAAATCCAGTTACAGTTTCCAGTACAATCTTAAATGTAATAGGCCTCGTTACTCAAAGTTACGGGGACGATTTTACAGTCAGCGGCGCAACGCTGAGCTGGACCGGTTTAGGACTGGATGGAATTCTAAGTTCTGGAGACAAGTTAGTAGTTCAGTTTAGCTAATTAAAAAAAAAGAGTAAAACATGTCGCAACTCGTAACCAAAGGTATAACTAATCTCGCCGTCACAAACGCGAAGATCGCCAACGCAACCATTGACTTGACTTCTAAAGTCACGAACCAACTCCCCATCGCCAACGGCGGTACCGGGCAGTCGACTGCAAACGCCGCTTTCGCCGCTCTCTCCCCAATGACGACGGCCGGCGACATCATTTACGAGAACGCCACTCCGGCGCCGGCTCGTCTCCCGATCGGGTCCAACGGCCAAGTGCTCACGGTTTCTTCTGGACTCCCAGTTTGGTCCTCGGTCGCAGCCAGCGCCAACCAGCAGCTGAGCAACCTCTCCGGAACCGTAGCAGTAAACCTCAGCCTCAATCCGGGCGCCGACAACAGCATCAACCTCGGTTCCAGCTCCTTCTCTTGGGCCGCAGCCAACATCCACGTGTTGAACGACTCCGCGGGCGGTTCTTCGGTAGACGTCTACAACCGCGTCTTGAAAGATTCTGCGGGCGCGACTCAACTTCAGTGGTCCACCTCGGGCGTCGAGATCAACTCGGCTAACCTGAACATGAACTCGCACCTCATCAACAACCTCGCCAACGGCGTGGTGAGAAGCGACGCCATCAACTTGGGTCAACTCCAAGACATGGTCAACGGCCTCTCCTGGAAGACCGTGGTTCGGTCCGCCACTACGGCGGCTCTTCCGGCCAACACTTACGCCAACGGTTCCTCGGGCGTCGGCGCTACCCTCACTGGAAACTCCAACGGAGCTCTCTCGGCTCAAGACGGCGTGACTCTGGTCCTCAACGACCGCTTGCTCGTCAAGAACGAAGCGGCAACCGCCAACAACGGCATCTACTACGTTTCTCAAGTCGGTTCCGGTGGAACTCCCTACATCTTGACTCGCGCCACGGACTCCGACACGTCGGCTAAACTGGTGTTCGAGGCCGTTCAAGTCGGAAGCGAAGCTTCCACTCAAGCCGGTTACTCTTACCGCGAGAGTGACCCGGCTCCGATTACCATCGGTACGACCAGCATCGACTACGTCAACTGGGCTACTGGAGTCGCCTACAACTTTAGGAACGGTCTCAGCGTCAGCGGAGCCAACGTGGACGTTGCTCCCGGCGACAACTCGCTGACCTCGACGGCTGGTTCCCTGATCGTTAAGGAAGATCCCGCGGGCGCGATCATCACGGGCGCTTCCGGTATCAAAGTTCAGCTCGAGTCTTCGAACCCGTCGCTGCAAATTTCGAGCAACAAGCTCGGAGTCAAGTTCGACCCAGCTGGAGCTCTAGCTTCTGGAGCTGCTGGCGTAGCAGTTCAAGTGGACAACTCCACGATCGAGATCTCGTCCGACGCTCTCCGAGTCAAGGACGCCGGGATTACGCTCGCTAAACTCGCTTCGAACTCCGTGGACGAGAACAAGATCGTCTCGACGGCGCTCAGTTCGACCGGTGCCTTGAGCGGCGGTTCTGGAACCAAACTCGCGGTTAAAGTCGACGCCGCTACAGTCAAGATCAACGGTTCCGACAACCTCGAAGGTCTCAAGGGCAACGAGGAACACCCGACTCTTTCTTCAACCGACATCACGAACCAGTACTTCGACCTCGCTCACGCGGCTTACGGCGCCAGTGCTTCGGTGAACAGCATCTCGCTGAGCGCCGTCGGACTCTTGGAGCAGTCAAAGACTGTGGACTACACCGTGTCGCTCACGGGCGGTTCTGGCGGAGTCACGAGGATCACTTTCGCGGGCGACTTGGCGACGGGCGGCAACGCTGCTCTAGTCTCGGGAGACATTCTTCAGATCAAGTACGATTACCTCTAAGAAACTAACAGTGGGGTGGGGAAGTAATTCTCCGCCCTTATAGACCGGCTGAAATGCCGAAGCTGCTCCGGATGGGGTGGTCTCGTGAGAGATCAAAAAGGAAAGTAAATGAGTCAAATTAAGACAAAAGGCATAACTGACAAGAACGTCACTGCCGCTAAGTTGGGCTCGGGTGCGGCAACCACTGGGCAAGTAGTCATAGCAGACGGTTCTGGCGGAGCTAGTTATTCCTCGACTCCCACACTTTCTGGTCCGGTGGTCGGTACTCAGAGTTCTTCCGACAACAGCACTAAAGCGGCCTCGACTGCTTTCGTGGCGACGGCAATCACCAATGCTTTGGCTGCGTTTCAACCTCTCGAAGCAACCTACGCCGCTTCAACTACCAACATCGTCGGCACCTATGTGAACGGAGTCTCTGGAGTCGGAGCTACTTTCACCGTTACAGCGACCGGAGCATTCTCGATAGACGGAGTTTCTCCACCGTCGGGATCCCGCGTCTTGTTGAAGGATCAGAGTTCTGGTTTTCAGAACGGAGTGTACGATCTAACTACTGTAGGTACTACAGGTATCTCTCCCGTTCTAACTAGATCTGCCGACTTCAACACTACTACTGCTATGAACGCCGGTGACTTAATTCCAGTCGTCAACGGTACCGCAAATGCCTTAACTTCTTGGCTTCAAACCGCTACAATAACTACGATCGGGACAGACAGTTTAGTTTTTGCAGAGTACTCAAAGAACCCCTCTTCCTACGTGTCCAGCACTCTGACTAGCGCCCATATTTTGGTGGGCAACGGATCCAACGTTGCCACTGATGTTGCCGCTTCTGGTGATTTAACTTTAGCAAACACTGGTGCATTCACTATAGCGAACAACGCGGTTACTAACACCAAGTTAGCTCAGATGGTAGCCAATACAGTAAAAGCCAACAACACGGGCAGTACGGCTAATGCGTCTGACGTAACTTTAACGGCGAATGCCACGGCATCTTCGGTTATGTCTCGCGATACCAACGCCAATACAACTGCGAACAGTTTCATAGAGGGTTATACCACTACCGCTAGTGCCGCTGGAACCACTACGCTTACTGTTGGTAGCACCGAACAACAGTACTTTACCGGGACGACCACTCAAACTGTCGTGTTGCCGGTAGTCAGTACTTTGGTCCTTGGTCAAAAGTTTCAAGTAGTCAATAACAGCACCGGAGTCGTGACAGTTCAGTCCAGTGGGGCAAACACAGTTCAAGCCATGGCTGCGAGTACCTCGGCTTGGTTCACTGTAATCCTAGTTACTGGAACCACGGCCGCTTCGTGGAGTACAGTCTACATCGCGGGCTCTATAAGTACGCCAGTAAGCGTCGCTAACGGAGGAACCGGAGATACGACGCTTACTGCCCACGGCGTGCTGATCGGCAACGGCACTAGCGCGGTGAGCGTGACCGGCACTGGTACAACTGGGCAAGTTCTAACATCTAACGGGTCGAGTGCTGATCCCACTTTCCAGACAGCTAGTGGTGGTTCTTCAACTGCGCCGACAGTTCAAACGTTCACTTCTGGATCAGGTACTTATACTAGACCAACCTCTCCTACTCCACTTTATCTACGAGTGAGAATGGTCGGAGGCGGAGGCGGAGGCGGGGGTGACGGCACTGGAAGCGGAGCAAACGGAACTAGTGGAACTGCGAGTACGTTTGGAACTTCTTTGCTAAGCGCCAACGGTGGTATTAGAGGTATTACGGGTCAGAGTAGTGGACAAGGAGGAAGACAAGCTACCCAAATTCCCACCATAAACAGTCCAGCAATCGGTACGGGAGTACCCGGAGGATCTGGAAATTCCGGAGGTACTGCCACGTCGTCGGCGAACGGTCTCGGCGGAACTGGCGGATGCTCCGGTATACTAGGAAGCGGCAGTGGAGAGGGTGGCGGAGGCGGTGGTGCTGGTGGAAACGCTGCTACTAATTCTGGTGGCGGAGGCGGTGGTGCTGGGTCTAATACTACCACTAACGGGGTTACGGGCGGAGGTGGTGGTGCTGGAGCTTCTGGTATAGACGCGATCATTCCAAGTCCAAGCGCAACGTACTCGTACACTGTCGGTACCGGTGGTACTGGTGGCGCCGGAGGCGTCACCGGCGGCAACGGCGCCGCGGGATATATTATAGTGGAAGAACATTATCAATAATATCAATCAAATAGAAGAACTAACTTCGGTGATATAATCTATACGAGGACTTGAAATTTATGAGCGGTAAAATACAGAACGAAGACATCAAGAGCTCGGCCGAGATCGTTACAGCCGGTGGAACTGTAGCTCAGTTGCCCAACGACTCCAAGATCTACGTGACGGGTAATGGCTTGAACGAACTCTTGTCTTCAGCTATATCCAACGGCGACTTATCTAGATCACTGAGAACGCTAAATTCTCAGACTGGAACTTCTTACACTTTCGTTCTCAGCGACGGTTCCTTGAACGGAACTCAGCCCCTAGTGCTGGGCTCCAACGCAGCGCCTCAAGCTTTTACAGTTCCAACTAACGCTTCGGTAGCTTTTCCAGTAGGCACTCAGATCGATGTGAGTCAAGGCGGAGCCGGTAAATTAACCTTAGTCGCTGCGGGCGGCGTGACGATCAATTCTAAGGCGGGCAACTTGTCTGCCAGCGCCCAGTATGTGGCTATGACCCTAATAAAGACGGCGACCGACGTTTGGCTCTTAATCGGAGATCTGGGAGCTTAATATGTTCTCTGTAGGACTCCTCAGCGGATCTGGTTCTGGTTCTGGAACAAAGTTCGTCTACACGGCGAATGGTAACGCCGTCGGAGCTTTCACCATTAATCCCTCGACGGGAGCACTGACTTTAGTGGCTGGTGAACCTTTCCCGACCACTGGGACTCCTCGCGGCTTAGCCGTCAACTTCAACGGAAAATTTCTTTACGCGGCTACGTCTAGCAACAACGTCAACGCGTTTCTGATCAATCAGTCTACTGGTTCCTTGAGCGGGATCTCTGGGTCTCCTTTTTCTTCTGGCAGCGGTACTACCGCGTCGATAGCTTTGTCTCCCAACGGTAAATTCGCCTACAAGACCAACGTTAGCGGCGGCACGGTGTCTTGTTACTCTATCAACCAATCGACCGGAGCGCTGAGTTCTGTCTCGGCAGACGTAGCGGTGGGATCAAGTCCGTGGGACGCGGTCGTCACTCCCAATTCCGCTTTCTTACTCGTGGCTAACAGCGGCGATAATACTATCTCTGTATTATCCATCAACCCGTCCACCGGCGTTCTCACTCCGGTCTCTGGCTCTCCATTCAGCGGCTCACTGAGTGGTCCAACTGGTGTTACAGTTTCTCCCAACGGAAATTTCGTGTATGTAGCTAGTCCTGGAACTGGCAGAGTCAACGCGTTTACGATCAACGAGTCCACCGGTTTTCTGACTTTCGTGAACTTCTTCTCGGACGGAAGCAGCGGCGTCGGGAACGTCGCCGTTTCCGTAGACAACAAGTTTTTATTCACTAATAACAACGACGGAACCTCGTCAGTTTACAGCATCAACCCGTCCACTGGAGCTTTGACCTCCGTTTCTGGTTCTCCATTTACTACGTCGGGAACTAACCCAGTGTCTGTAGCGGTATCCTCCAACGGAAAATTCGTCTTGGTCGCCAACAGCGGCAGCGGCAACACTACTGTATTCTCGATAGACCCGTCCACCGGCGCACTGACCCAGGTCTCCGGTTCTCCGTTCACTACGGGAGCTAACGCGCAGTCGCCCCACGCCGTAGTCGTGTTCTAATGGAAACCTACCCGTGATCTACACTCCGAGCAACTCCAAAGGTCTGATTCTCGTGGACAACACGGGGACTCGCATTCCGGCAGTCTACGAGTTCAACGACGAGACCTGTGAGGTCAAGTTCTACCTGATAGGCGACGGTCCAAGAAAACCACACTTCGCTCGCTCCGGTAACTCGTACCAAGAGGGTTACGACATCGTCAGAGCTTCCGCTGTAATCAAAGGCGCTAAAATGATTCAGAGAGAGGAGTCTCCATGATCTCGATGCCCGAACTCATTCACGCCCCGATCCCGCTAGAGAGTCTTCCCCGAGACCAGCGGGACAACTTGGCCGTTCTATTGGAGCGCGTCAATCAGATCCGAGCGCTTTGGGGCAAGCCCATGACCGTCACTTCCGGGTACCGCACTATGGCGGACCACCTCAGAATCTACGCCGAGAAGGGGATAACCGATCCAGCCAAGATCCCGATGCAGTCCAAGCACTTGTACGGCCAAGCGGTGGACATTTCGGACCCAGACTTGGCCATTACGGCTTGGTTGAAGGCGAACCCACAGATCTTAGAGGACGCTGGGTTGTGGTGCGAGGACGGGAATTCAAATTGGTTACATCTGCAAAATCAACCACCTAGATCAGGTAACCGTTGGTTCTTACCTTGAGAACTTGCAAAAAATGTAATCAAGAGAAAGATCTAACTAAGTTTGATCCTCACCGCCACACCTGCAGAAAGTGCAGATGCGACTGGCGCACAGGAGACAAACAACGTTCTAAAGCCTTGAAATATTACTACGGAATTTCCCTAGAGCAATATGACAAGATGCTTGCAAGTCAAAATGGTGTCTGTAAGATATGCAAAGGACCAGACAACGGTCCTTGGAACCGTTTAGCCGTTGATCACTGTCACGAGACTGGTAAAGTTAGAGGTTTACTCTGCGCCAAGTGTAATAAAGGCTTAGGTCAGTTCAACGACAACTCAGAGCTCATCAAAAGTGCAGCTGAATACTTGGTACAATCTAGGGTGAGGACTTAACTATGAGCATGAAAATCGACGGCTACTCCAAGACTATCGCTCTGGCCGCTACTCCAGAGAATCTCGTCGCTGACTCCGGTGACAAGCCTCTCTACGCGAAGAGCGTCCGAATCGCTTGTCCAGCGTCCAACGCGTCAGACCTAATGATAGGTTCAGTCTCTCGCCAGCAGTTCACCATTCCTAAAGGTACCTCGATAGACCTCGAGCAAATAAACCGCGCGGGGCAAGCCGGCAAGTTCTCTCTCAAGGACATCTGGGTCAAGGCTGGAACCAACGGCGACGCCGTTCAAGTCTTGGTGTCCGACCCGAGCGCGGATTGATTATTCTCTTAAGTAAACAATTGATTTAAGAGAATAACTTCCTTCAATCTGGGTTGAACCACCCACATCGCATTTTAAGTAACGTCGATCCTATACTTGGAAGTTTTTCAACTGGGGATCCGTCAGAGTAGCACGGAGCACATTGTTGCTCGTCTAATCCTTCTGGTATCTTTTGGTCCGCTCCAACGGAGGTCGTCGATGGTTCCTCGGGAGGTCTTCCGCTCACTTCGTTGATGATTCGCTTTCCTCGACACGTGGGACACTCTTGAGTTCCAGAGACGCTCATAGGATGCGGAACTTGTCCCGTGCCGTCACAGACTGGGCATCTTTGCCAACTCATTGTTAGTGTTTCTCCGGTTTCACTTCGCGCGGCTCTTTGGGTTCTACGGTGTCGCAGTAAGTCTTTTGGTTGATCTTCACGCACTCTTTTTTAGAGATGGGAGCGCTGGCACACCCGGTCAACGACGCGACAAACACTAGATAAATCAACGACTTCATTTTGTCTCCTTCGGTTCTGATCTAGACTCTTTTCTCAAGCTCTTGTCGTAGCACTCGAGGATCAGTTTGCCGTTCTCTCGGCGCTCCAGGACCTTGCACTCTCGACCCTCGTACACGAACACAGTCGCGCACCCGCTGACCAGCAAACTGACTAAAAGTAGTGACGCTTTGACACTTCCTTGCATCTCATTCTCCTAAGATTCTCGGCATTCTGAATCATGCCTTTCTTGCTCTTAAAAGATACTACTCCGTTCTCGGTCAGGTATAAACTGACTTGTTTCGTGGAGAAGACGTTGAGTGTGAAGCACGTCGACCACCAGTAATAGAAGAAGAGAGCCTTGAGACGAGACTGAGTTTGGACTTGATTAGTAACTAACCCGTTGTAGACGTCGATTCTTGAGTAGCTTATGGTCCACATCGAGAGTCTCTATTCCTCACAACATATCTCAAAGGTCATCCCCATAGTGTAGTCTACGCGGAATCCTTCCGATTTATAGTGATCTCTGCAAGAGGCTTCTCGCACGGTTTGCTGATAGCAGACTCTAGTATGCTCGATGGAAGACGAAGAGCATCCCGACAACAAAATGCCGGTCATTAAAAGTAAAGTCTTCACTCGTCCTCCCACTCATTTACCTGATATTCAAAAGAATCTCCGGGAAAGTGTCCCGGATCCGCGATCGTAGTTTCCGGCGGTCGCATGCCTTCGCTGACTTGAAACGCCAACAACTTAGTCGCCAGGACCTGGTTGAACTCCCGCACCGTCATCATTGAGTAGTTGGGGTACTCCTCGATTTCCCGCGTGAACTCGAAGATCTTCAGAGCCATCTTGTCGACCATCTCGGAGCGTTTCATTTTGGTCTCCCAGAGTGCACTGTATTAGTGAATAGACTCACACATGTGATCCAACACGTACTGAGCTTGACCGACCGCGTCGTCTAGAGCGTTGTGGGCAGTTCCAGGAATGACGATCTTGGCACCTTTACCCTGAAAGCGACGGAAGGTCCTCAAGTCCATGACTTTTGAGTAGCTCCATGGACTCTCGAGACCGTACATCTTGAAGAGGTGATCCATGATGGATACGTCGAACGTCGACCCGTTGCCCCAGACGTGGGCTTTGGAGTTGTTGGCTTTCATCCACAAAGCGAAGGTCTGAAGCACTTCCGCGGTCGGTTTGGCCTTCTCGTTGAATACTCGCTTGGCGGCGTCGGCTTGACTCAACCACCACTTGATCGTGGAACCCGTGGGCTTTCGACCTCGCTTGATCTGTTCGTCGACGTCTAGAGCCATGTAGAACGTGGGTCCCAAAAGCTTCTTCTCTACGTCGAAGAATACAGCACCGATAGAGATCACGGGAGTATCTACATCCACACCCAGAGTCTCAATGTCCACCATACAGTCATTAAAATTGCTCATCTTTATTCCTTCCAGTTGACGTGAAATTCTAAGACGGGAACTACTTTACTGTTCTCTAAAGTGCAAGTTCCGGTCTTCTTTAGACTTGACTTGTTGGGTGCTCTCGGCGTGTAGTTGAACGCGAAGTAGTCGACGTGGTACTTGTGACTCTTGCGATCGTCCGCAGTCCTGTAAGCCACCGAGGTATGCGCCCAAGTCAACTTGTCCGACAAGATCCAACCGATTTGGGAGTCGTCTTTCTGATGTGCAGTTAGAAACAAGAGCAGCGCAGATAGACAAGTCATTCTTTATCCTTTTTTAGAATCTCGTTCTTGGTCTTCACGTACAGCTGAGCGATCTCCACCGACTGCTCTATTGCAGAACGAAACCCCTTCTCATTTTCTCCAGCCAGAAACGTAGTGGGCATCTTCTTCAAGAAGATCTCGAACGCATACTCTTCAACTTCTGTCTTTTCCATTCTATCACTCCCTAGTGCTCAATGTCACTCTTTTGTTTGACCAACTTCTTAAAGTGATCTAAAGCCACTCTGTAATCCAAGTAAGTTTTTAGAGGACTCGGTTTGGGTTCTGAAACTTTCTGATTTATGATCTCCTCGGGATCTTTGTTGCCTTGAATGAACATCGACATCAGGTCTTGTTCGACCATGTATAGTCTGAGTACATGAGCGTCGTCGCCCACGTAAGACGTCCCGTTCGAGTCCCTCAAGTAACACGCCGTGACCCGCAAGTTGGGGTCCAAAGTGCGGATCCTAGAGAACCACTGAATGGCGACTGCTGCTTCCACTTCGATGTGGAAGGAGACCATGACGAATCCGGGTCCCTCGTCGTTCGGAGCCACGAGGATCAGCTTGAACATCGGAAGCAGTCCCTCGAAGAACTCGTGGATGAACTCGTGTTCCGACTCCGACGCGAGGCCGTACAAGTTCTTGACCTGTTTTACTACTTCCGAATAAATCACAGTTTGTAACTCACTTTGGTCCATCGAACATTCCGGGAGTGAACTTGGTGATGTTCTCGTCCTGCAACATTTTACGATACTGAGCCCAACTCTTAAAGTTGCTGGTGTAGTAGGACGCGGCGGTCGACTGCGCTTGGTGTTCGGCGGGAGAAGAATGTTTCGGAATACCTCCCAAAAGACGGTCGTAGAGTTTGAGGTCGTCATCAATAGAAGTTTTAATGCCGTCGTGGTTTAAGTACGAGACTCTCGCACATCTAGCCACCGAACATTTGATGGCGATCGTGATGGCCTCTGCTTCTTCTTGAAGACATGTGATGTCAAAAAGATCTGTAATTTCTTGTCGAGCGCTCTCGTCTATGAACGGGAGGTGCCATCGACCATACTTTAAAAGTTGGGGTTTACTAGCTTCTCGAACGGCATACATCTCGTCCGCCAGAGCGTGAATTTCGGGTTGAGCCATTGGATGACACCTGAGAGCAAAGAAGTTGTCCCAGTCCGTCGCAGTAGCCACAACGGTGATGTGGGAGAATGGCTCGAGGAGACGATTCGCATACTGCTTATGCACTTCGAGGTTCACGAGAACTTGCGCTTGCATCACTGCCGCGTCTCTGGCGTCAATCCAGGCGTTGTAAGCTTGCTCTAGTGCTAGACCGTCTAAAGCTTCGCCGCCTTGCATCCCCTTTTGATTCTTGGTGAATGCCAGTGGAATGACTGGGTCATCCAGAACCATTTGAATCTGCTTCTTTACTGGAATAGCTCTGGAAGACGAAGCGTTGCGGGAGATCATTCGATGTGTTAAAAATTCGCTGTGAATCAACCGTGGGTAAGTCAAGACGAACGTAGTGATGCGAACGCCGTCTGGATTAATAGAGTCGGCGATAATTTTTGCTGAGATCATACTTCCACCGGACCATAGGTTATTTGATCAAACTCTTCTTTAACTACGTCGTCTTCAATCAGACCAGAAAGACCCTCCATCATTTCTTCTGCTTCTTCCAAAGTTTCGGCATGAACTCGAACGTCGACCCAAACTATCTTAGCGACTTGTCCTTCAAAAATTTTCATACTATTTCCCCAACACGGCAACGCGACGGTAAAATTCTTTCAACTCGTTAGAGCGACCCAAGCAGTGGTAGACCATTTGAGTCAAGAGTTGACTGCGGTTCAGACCAGACTTTTCGCACAAGTCTTCGAAATCGATCGCGGCTTTGCCTCGGATGGTCGTAGTGCAAGTGAGTTTGTTGTCGTCGCGAACGTGCGGACTCACTTTGGGAAGTTCGAACGGAGCGAACTTGCCTTTGGGGTCATCTTTTTCTTGCTCTTTACTCATTTTCGATCTCCTTTAAAACTCTCTCAAATTCTTTCATGAACATTCGTTTAGCAGTCATCGGACTAACCGGAAACAACGGGTGCACTAAGTACTTTTTAGACTCGTAAGACTTTATGATATCCCACTGGCTGATGTCTTCAAACAACAATTTAGCTTCAGTAGAAAGAGCTATCAAATCCGCGGTCTTTACTCTCGCTAACGTTCTCTCGTCCCATCGGATCTTGAACTTCTTCGCTATCTTGACGGCCAGTTGTTCCTCCAACTCTTTGAACTGCGGGAGCAAGTCTTTTAAAGGCGTCGTTATGTCACCCACGTATGCCTCGGTCGCGTCGTGCAGCAGTCCCGCCCAGATAGCGTTGGTGTCTTGCGGATATGCGTCTCGGATGATCCTAGACACTAGGACAGAGTGTTCGGCCACTGAATAAAAACTCCGACAGTGCCCAGAAAATCGGCACAAGTTTGACAAAGCGTGGGCTATGTCGTCTACGACTACGGCGCTCAGTTTACCCACTTTGGGGTCGAAGTGCTCTCCGTTTCTAGTCTGGACACAGAATCCCCGGTTTAACTTAACTTTTGTCGTCTTCTTTCGATTTGTCACAGTCGAACTCCTCGAGACGCTTTTCAAGTCCCGGTCTAAAATGTTTTATGAAGTCCAGGCGCCACTCGTCTTGCGTCATCATCTTTGAACTCTTCTCCTCGACGTGCTCCCTCCGCGGGCGCTCCGGCTTCATGATGTTGTCCAACTCTTGGCGCAAAGCTCTATTTTCTTTGCGCAGCTGGTTCAACATCGACTTTAAGTCCTTTACAGTCTCTCTCAACCTACGTTCACCGTTCTTCGGGTAAGTCACGCTGCGCCTCACTTAGATCCCTCTTTCAACTTATTATAGAGTATCACGCCTCTTCAGTCACAGGAAATTCTATTTATCGGACACTCAAAGTTTCGACCATAAATGTCAATTCTTTGTACAGTGTGCTTTTTCATGTATTTGGTTCTTAAAAAGTCGAAATCGTGAATTTTAGCTATATTTTTACCCTCAAAGAGTCGTACAGCTCTACCTACGGCTTGGACTATGACGATCTCGGACTTGCCACCCTGGCACATAATCAAAACATCGGTAGATTTTATATCGATCCCCTCTCCAATTACTGAGGACCCAATGAGAATCCGAAATCGCTTGTCGTTGAAAGCCTTTATAGTGTTGTTGACGACTTCTTTCTTGTCATCACCCGAGATGTACATGTTGTCGAACCCGTGCATCTTCAAGAACTCATGGAAGATGAGACCAGCTTTGTCTTTATTCTTGACTAGAATCAAAATCTGCTCGTTGTCTCCCGACTGGTTGCAGATCTCGAGAACTTTGTTGAGGATGACTTGAGACCCGCAGTAGTTGTTGTCATATTCCTTCGGGTAAGACCTATTAGGTTTTCCTTGCAACTCATGAATGTTGACCTCGATCGGTGTGAGGTACCCTTCCTCGATTGCTCTGTGCGCGGGATAGCGAAAGAGGACATTCGAGAGAAACCCCCACATGTCTAAAGACTTGGAGTCGTTGCGAAGGAACGTGCCCGTGAACCCGAAGCGATAGTAGATATGGTCTAACTCATTGAGAAGGTTAGTGTAACTGGCACTTCCGGCGTGGTGAATTTCGTCGACGAACAGTGCCTCGACGTCTTTCAAGACACTCTGGATCTCTCCACTCTTTTGCAGCGAAGCGAGAGTTTGAACGGTAGCGATGCGGATCGGAGCCAGTTTCTTTCCAGACCTGACTCTCTTAGAATCTACCGTCTCCACGGCGTGACGACCGAACCAACTGACAAAGTCATTTTCAAGCTGAAGTCCTAGTCCCACGGACGGCACGATCACTAGGGAAACCATGCTGAGCTCTTTTATAAGGTATCCGGCAACCAGCGATTTTCCGCTGCCTACAGCCGCTTCAAAGACTCCCCGTCCTTCTTTTAACCCCAACTCTATCATCTCTCTTTGGTAGTACCGCATCTCGTGCGGCTTGTTGTTCCACTTCAAGACGAGCGAGTTAGTCGGTACCTTGCGGTGGTCGATCTCTCGGCACTTAGTGCTCAAAGTTTTGACAACTTCGCGGACTATGTTGAGGTGTCCGGTCGGAAACACGTCGTCGTGGAACCAGCATACCCACTCGCTCTTCTTGAGAGCACTGATTCTTCCGAGAGTCATGTGGTACATCTTAGTGTTGTTGAACCGCTTCGCTTGGTTGAGTTGGAAGAAGAGTTGTCCAAGTTCAGCGTCGATGTCGTTGCGATAAGTCAAGACCTCTTTTACGAGTTCTCGCACGTTCGCGGGAACGTCTCCAGTCAACTTACAAAAAGAGTTGCGAATTTCGAGGTTCATCTCCACCATTCTACTGTGCTTTTGGTGAAGTCAAAGTTTATTTTCAAAAAAGTCAAATTTTGGTGTATTTTTCTCTCTTCAAAAGATATAATAAACTATGTATAACATGCTAATGAGTAACTAAGCAGCGATTTAGCAAACATGAATTACTTGTATCTAGTAATTCATTATTCCTTTTTATCTAAAGAAATAAGAGTTAAACTGATTTTAAAGTGAAATCAGAACCGCTTCCTTTTGTCTCGTGTGGTAAGTTGAGTCGAAGTAATTCCGCGCGGCGCAGTATACGACTTGACTAACAGTGGGTTAAGATTGGTGTAACACGGAGACTCTTCAATGCAAAAACAGATCATAAACGCCAAAGACTTCCTTCAGTCCAAGATGGACGGCATGGCTGAACTAGCCGACATCGTGAAGAAGACCTTGGGTCCCGGAGGTCTTCCCATAATTTTAGAACGAGTCGGGCAAGCGCTCGACGGTTCACCCTTGGGTCCAAAGATCACCAAGGACGGCGTCTCGGTAGCCGAGGAGTGCGCTTCTGAAGACAAGGCCAAAGACGTCGTGATTCAAGCCGTAAAGGCTATTTGCAGAAAAACTAACTCCGACGCCGGAGACGGCACGACTACGGCCATAGTTTTGGGCCAAGCCATTCTTCAAGAAACTCAAAAGATCTTGCAAGACGATCCTTCACTCAACCCACAACTAGTCAAGGAAGACATAGAACTGGTGGCTGCGAGAGTCATAGAGAAACTAAAGAGTTTAGCCGTTAAAGTGTCCGACATGAAGGCCATCGAGGAAGTTGCGACTATCTCAGCCAACGGCGACCGATCGATAGGTCAAGTCATTCGCATGGCCTTCGAGCACGTCGGAGCCGAGGGTGTCGTCACCGTGGACGAGGGTTCTGGATCAGAAGTTACTCTAGACGTAGTCGAGGGATACCGCTTCAACCGTGGAGCTCAGTCTAGATCCGACTTCTTCAACAACAAGGACCGAACTCACTTCGAAGCTGAGAAAGCCGCGATCGTCTTTTTTGACGGCAAACTACTCAACTTCACCGACATTATCCCGACCATTCAGTTGTTGGCCGGAGTCGACAAGGAAACTGGACAAGCTTCCAAGAAGTTGCCGCCAGTCATATTTGTGGCCAACGAGTTCAGTCGCGACGTGATTCAGTTCATGCTGATCCAGAAGATGGAGCGCGGAATGCAGCTGTGCGCCATCGAGGGTCCTCACATGAGTCACGTGAGAACTGGATACTACGACGACATGGCGGCTTACACCGGTGGAAGTCGGTTGGGTAACGGAGCTAGGTCACTCTCGGCCATCATAGAAGAGGACATCGGGTACATAGACAAGATCGTTTCGGACCAGTACAAAACGACTATGTACGAGGGCAACGGTTCGGAAGAGTCAGTCTTAGAGCGAGTAGATCAGTTGAAAGCTTTGAAGGCGAAAGCCGAGAGTCCGTACGACGCTCAAGTCGTGAACGACCGCATCGCCGCGCTCACTAACGGAATCGCGAAGATCGGCGTAGGCGGAGCCACAGAACTAGAGATCAAAGAGAAGTACGACCGCATCGAGGATGCTCTCAACGCCTCGCGAGCCGCGATTCAAGAAGGAGTGGTAGTCGGAGGCGGAGTAACCCTCCTAAGAATAGCCGTCGAGATGTCTCCCGATTCCGTCGGAGCTAAGATCATGCAAAAAGCTCTGCAGTCGCCGTTTCGTCAGATCTTGGACAACATCGGTCTCAAAGAAGATGCAGTCAACGACATCGCGCTGTTAGTTTTAGAAGAAGAAGGAACCATCTACGACGCGCGGGATAAAAGAATTAAGAACGCCTCGGAAGCTGGTATCATAGACCCAGTTAAGGTTACTCGAACGGCGTTGGAGAATGCTGTCAGTATCGCAGGTTTGCTGAGCACCGCGGGTGGTGCGATTGTCTACAAAAAAGATAAGTAACTAGGATGGTTTTCGGCAGGTCCCTTAGGTCAGCAGTTCTAAGCACTTCTCCCCCCCTCCAAAGTGCAACTGGTCTAAGGGATTTTTTATTTCTAAAGTCCAATGATTCACCCAACTTTTTGATAAAATTTAGTATCTCGGTACATTACAGAGGACCTCAATGTTCAAGCCAGTTGGATTTTCTGAAGTAATTTTTAAAGACAGATACGGTTTTACTAGTGAAGAAAGTTGGACCCAAGCTTGTCGCAGAGTTGCCAAACAAGCGGCCATAGCTGAGAAACCTCTAAAAGTAGAAGTCTACGAAGATAAATTCTACGACGACTTAGTCAACAACTATTTCGTACCAGGCGGTCGCATTTGGTACAACTCTGGTCGTCCTAATCCTCAATTGCTAAATTGTTTCGTGTTGAACGAAGACCTCGACTCCAAGGAAGGCTGGGGTCGTCTGTTGTACGAGAACGTCGTGACCGGAATGACTGGTGGTGGGTGCGGACAAGACTTCAGCGAGATCCGTCCCAACGGCGCCGAGATCAATGGTCACCGTGGAGTCTGTCCTGGACCTTTAGGTCTGATGCGCGGAGTGAATGCCGGTTCCCACATGGTGCGAGCTGGAGGCGGTCGTCGCGCCGCCAACATGTTTTCTGTAGATTCTACGCATCCGGACGTTTTAGAAATCATCGACGCCAAGCTCGTCAAGGGCGAGCTCGACATGGCTAACGTTTCCATACGATTCAAGAACGTCACCGGCTTCGTTAAAGCAGTCATAGAAGACGGATCGTGGGAACTTAGTTGGAAGGGTAAGTACAAGCGAGTTATTAAAGCTAGAGATCTATGGGACAAGATAGTGAGCAACGCCTGGAACAACGCCGAACCAGGCATCCTCAACATGGAACTAGCACTGTCTGAGAGCACTATTTACTACATAGAAGAGCTAATCACCACCAACCCATGTGGTGAGATCTTCTTGACTAAGTACGGAAACTGCTGTCTCGGACACTTAGTGCTAACACGTTTCATCAATAATGGAAAAGTTAACTGGCAGTTATTAGGCGAAGTGATTCGCAACAGCGTTCGTTTCTTAGACAATATTCTGGACGTTAACTCATACCCGTTGCCTGAAATGAAAGCAGCTTCGCAGAAACTTCGAAGAATTGGTCTAGGCACTACTGGACTCGCCGACATGCTAGCTATGCTTGGTATCAAGTACGGTTCGAAAGAAGGCAACGAGTTTAAGGACAAACTCTTCCGATTCATATCTAAAGCGTCCTACGAAGCCTCGGTGATGCTCGCCGTAGAAAAAGGAGCTTTCCCGGCTTGTAAGCCAGAGATGCATGTCAACTCCGGTTACGTAAAGCGCATGACCGATAAGATCCGTTCTCTCATCCGCGAACACGGTATCAGAAATTGTGCCTTGCTCACTCAGGCGCCGACGGGTACCGTATCGATCTTGTCGGGCAACTGCTCGTCCGGCATCGAACCCATGTTCGCGTTCGCTTACTGGAGAACTTACTGGGACGGAGAAGTACGCAAGTCTGAGCTGTGTTTTCACCCGTTGTTCGTAGAGTTCATGAATCAAGGCAAGTCGGTGGAACACTTCGTGGCTTCCCACGAGCTCTCAGTGCGAGACCACATGGAAGTTCAGAAAGTTATTCAGTACCACATCGACAACGCGTGCAGCAAGACTATAAACATGCCGGAGTGCTACCCAATAGAAGACATGGCCAAGCTATGGCTCGAGTACTTGCCGTTCCTCAAAGGCACGACTTTTTATCGAGAAAACTCTAGAAAGTTCATCAACGCCAAGGGTGAAGAGGAAGCGCCACCGTTGACGCCGATTCCACTCGAAGAAGCGGTCCGACTGTACAAAGAGAAGTTAACCGCAAAAACTGAAGTGGCTGAAACTAATGATTGTCCAAATGGAAGTTGTAGTATATAATTAATCTATGCATGATTCTAGAACTAAAGGATTTAAATCTCAAGAATTAATTTCTAAGGAAGAGTTAGAACTTTATGATGGCTCAACTAATAAAGAAATATCGGTGAAAACGGGAAGATCTATTTATATAGTTAAGAGATCTCTAATCCATCATGGACTTTACGTAGGAAAAGTTTATTTTACAAAGTGTCTAAGTTGTCAAAAAGAATTCGGAGACTTTGTTAAAGGAGCAAAATTTTGTTGTAATACTTGCAAACATTCAGGCCAATCTATATGGAATAGGGGACTAACAAAGACCGATTCTGAGATACTTCGCGCAAGTAGCGTTCGCATGAGAGGCAATAAACTAGGGCATTTAATCGACTATTCCAAAAAAGCTGTAAAGAAACTTTTCTTACCTACTTTAGGAGTTGAAATAGACCATGATACAAGATCCAACCTAGAAAAAGAATGGTTACTTTTAGTAGATAAAGAACCTGGAATTAAAAAAATAGAAAGATGCGCTTTTTCAGTTCCTTTTCTTGATGATCAAAGAAAAGAAAAAAATTATTATCCAGATTTTATAGTTTATTGGGAAACTGGGGTGAAGTGGTTGGTAGAGGTGAAAGGATTAGCTACAGATTTAGATTATAGAAAATTCGAACAAACGAATTATTGGGCTAAAGATAATGGATATGACTATAGAATAATAACTACTGGAATGGTGAAACAAAATAGTTGGAGTCGAGTGTACTCACATTATAAAAATATTAAAATAGAAAGCCATGAGTGGATGGGAATGAACCACGCGTGTGCATGGTCTAGATCATCAGCATCAAATAGATTGCAAGTCGGGTGTGTCATATTTTCAATGGATTTTGAAGAAATATTTTCTTACGGATACAATGGAGATGAGAGAGGAGGATGCAATATTCCTACAAGTAGTGCACCCGGATGTGACAAATTTTTACACGCAGAAGAAAACGCACTTTTAAAGTTAAAAACTAGAGATGCTTGTAAGATGTTTATCACGGACTCTCCATGCGAAATGTGTGCAAAAAGAATAATAAATTCAGGAAATATAAAAGAAGTTTACTATCTAAGACCATACAGAGACATGACTGGAGTAGGACTTTTAGCGAGAGCGGGAATAAAAGTTTACAATTTCGTACTTGTAGATCATTTGGGAAAACCTTTTTCGGCAGACCATGCATACGAGCATCTAAGACCAGCTAGTCATGATAAGTTTCCGTCTTAGTATACGAAATTTGACAAATACACTAAGATAGAGATTGAACCCACGAAGTAACAGAAGAGGTTTCAAGATGAAAGAACGGTTTGTAGGCGGTGAAGTAGTAACAGTTAGGTTCGACGACGCAGTGTCTTCCAACGCTTACTTAGTTGACTCAGACGACGGCGAAGGGACTGTACTGTTAAAGCATCCACTGTTCCCGTCTTGTCTCTTGCGTTTTCCTAAGAGTGATCTCGATCAAGTGGCTCCCAACGTCAAGGACTCTACAGAACGCTCGCTAGACTTCGCCAACGCCAACGCTAAGTACTTGGACTATAACACTTTAGCCGACCACGAGGCTTTGTGTCTTTATTTCGTAGTGCGTCGAAAGTTGACTCCTAGACAAAAAAATCTACTCTCTAACATTTGCGGACAAATTGCTGGCATTAAACTAAACGACGATATAAAATACGCCATGAGTTTAGTCGCGGCGCACGAGGCCATACTAGACGAGTTCAACCTCATGTGGTACCGCAACTTCAGCGGATTATTTTCTGGTCGTCAAAACATCACTAGTAAAAAACAGCGTTCCGCTATCTTTAACATCGCGGGATTCGTCTTAGCCGAACTTGAGAGACCTTCGGTACCCAAAAAGGTATAATCAGTAACTACACCTCATTTCTAGGAGAGACAAATGTCCAAAAGTGACTACTCTAAACCGCAAATCGACTTCGTGATGAACTTGAAAAAACGCGGTGCTACTTACGGCGACATCGCCGTTGAATTTGCTAAGAAATTCGGTGTAAAGAAGTCTCCAAGTGCCCTGCAAATGTTATTTTTGCGCTGCAAGAACGACTACGACCTCAAGGGTCTCAAGACCGTCGTAGAGATCAAAGCTAAGGTGATGGAAGACCGGATCTTAGACGCGTTCGTGACTCTTGTAATCCAGCGCAAGTACGTGCCGAATCAAGTAGAGTTCTCGTCTGCCACTGGTTACGCTCTAGATCAAGTAAAGAGGTACTATCAGACTTTTGAAGGTCTAGAGACAAAAGCTAGAGAAAAATTCCCTAAAGTTTTCAAGAACATAATCGACGAGTCTAAGTTTACAGACAAAGAGTTCAATGCGCTTCGAGAAGACATCGGGAACCACCAACGTTTCGTGATTACTACGGCTGTAACGGGCGCTGACCCGCACGAGGACGGTTTGGCCGCGATCGAGAGCTACTGCAAGCGCAACAAAGCCAAGTTATTGATCCTGCCTTGCTCTGATCCAGCGCACATGAAGGAGCACAAGTATGACTTTTCTTTGAGCCACAAGTTGCCCATCGCGGCCGTCGTGTTTCGTAACTTATCTTTGAACTCGAACATCTCTTTGTCCACCATCAAGCTCAGCGCCAAGCAGATCAACCCACTGACCGGTCTAAAACGCCTCACCGACCACGGGTCGTGCATCTTGGCGTCACCCAAGCAAATGCTCGAACATGTGGCTAATTCCAACAAGAAGGACATTCCGCGCGCTCTGATGACCACGGGAGCGATCACTAAGTCTGACTATCGTACGGAACGCTACATGTCCGAGCGTACGGCTTACCTAGCCGACGAAGACCACAAACTGGGTGCCCTGATCGTAGAGATCAAGGACTCCAAGAAGTTCTTCGTTCGCAGGATCGAAATAGACGCCAAAACTGGAGCTTTCTGCGACCTCAACAAGAAGTACCACGCCGATGGTCAAGTCGAGAAGATCAACGCGGAATTGGTTCAACAACCCGACTGGCACGTTTTGTCCACTGATCCTATTTTTCGCAAAGCGTCGAAGCAGATCGTTTCTTTAGTAAAACCTGACTTTATGACCTTCGAGGACTTTTTTGACGGAATCACCATCAATCCCCACGAGCGTCACGACATCATTCAACGGGCTACTAAAGCTCTGAAGGGTGAGTTCTCGCTCTCCAGCGAGCTCAAGGCTTGTGCCAAGGAGATCAACGATCTATTGACTTGGGACGCGTCGCAACTAGTGTTCAAGTACGGCAACCACGAAGACTTCTTGAAGAGGTGGATAGCCGCCGTAGAGTACGCGGACGACCCAGTTAACCACTACGAGGGAGTGTGTTTGGCCAAGGCGTCTCTCGAGGGACACATGCCGTTTGAGTTCGCCATGCGCGAGAGATACGCTGTCAAAGATCAGGACAGGATTCGTTTTTTGAACGTCAAGGACTCATTTAAGGTCAACGGCATCGAGAACGGAGTACACGGGCACATCGGCGCCGGCGGAAAGCGCAATCCTGGAATGGTGGGACTCGAGTCCTATGGTCCCTGCAATACTGGTCACACCCACTCGGCGGCTATCTTGCGCGAAGTGGTGAGAGTTGGAACTGCGACCTACCTTCAGTTGTCTTACAACGACGGTGCTTCTTCTTGGACACAGACGCTGAACATTCAGCACTACGACGGTGCCAGACAATTGATCACTGTCATAGACGGCGAGTTTTGCTTGCCAGACATCCTGTAATTAGGGCTTTACGGCATATTTTCTCTGTGGTACGATTAATTAAGATTTAAGTACCAAATTTAGGAGAACACATGCAAGTACAATTCGAACTAGTAGTCGGCGAAAATAAGTTTACTCTCACTGAGAACGTAGAAAATCACAGTGAGTTCTTTCAAAAACTTCACTTTTATTCCACACTTCCCAAAGTTGGACCAAACGGTGAGACTGATCTAGTTTTGACCTTTCGCGTAGCTCAAGGGCAGTACGAATACTACTCAATCGTTTCCAAAAAAGCGGGATTAGAGTACAAATTCGGTCAGTCTAAGAAGAATGACGGCTCACTCTTCGGGAAAGGTTGGGAACCTGTTTACAACGCTAACGGCAACAATGAAGAAGGCTCTGACGACCAAGGCATTGCACCTGGTCAGAGCGTAGGACTCGGAGCTCCAGCTTCTGCACCTCCTCAGCAAACTACCGGTATAGCAGCTGCACCGAAAGTGAATGCGGCATCAAAACCCGTTACTGGACTCGGTGCTACTGCAGCAAAGCCGACCCCAGCTACGGCATCTACAGCTAGTGGTCCTATTCCAATACAAGTGCAGAATCAAGCAAAGAATGTACTGTCAAAATTTGGCATTTAAGGAGTAATTATGTCTAAAGAGAATAAACCAAATCGTAGATTTATAGCTAAAGTTAGACAACAACAAGGTGCCTACGGAGCTTTTCTAAAAATCTGCATCGATAATCCGTCTCCGACAAAAATTGACAAGAGTACCAACATTGAAGTCGCAGATCCCTACAACAAGGGCGTTCTACTCTGGTGCGACAACGAAACTGGCAAGAAGTATTTGGTAAAGCAACTGTCCGTTAAGGGAGTCACTGAAGAAGCTCAGCAAAAGGGATTCACTAACTCAGTGTCGATTGATCTCGACAACGAGTACGAAGTTCAAGAACTGGGATAGAATCGTCAGACGGAGAAACAGATGCAATTTAACCGGCTAGTTAAGCCGCAATGGGCACAACCGACTTTAGCAAACGGTGAGCCCAATCCTAAATTCTTAGCAGCCGTCGACGGACCCAACACCTTCGAGGGTTGCTTTACTCCAGAGTTCTTGACTGAACAAAACGAGAAGGGATATAACATATATTTCTTCCCGAATCATCCGTCAACAAACGTGTATGATACTGGAGTCAAACATCTTAACGGCCGCAACATCGACGTCTTCAACTTCGTGTTCGTCGACATGGACCTCAAGGACAAAGTCTACGCTAGCAAGGAAGAATTTTTAATACAACTGGATAAGTTTCCGCTCAAACCCACGATGGTCGTTGATTCTGGCAACGGCATCCACGCTTACTGGCGCGTGACTGACTTAACTAGAAGCTTGTATGTAATTACCCAGATCGCACTTCTAACACACTTTAAAACCGATGAGTCGGTTTGGACCGTCTTGCAATTGATGCGAGTGCCGCAGTATCTAAACACTAAGAGACACAACGACTATGTTCCAGCTTTGATTCTGGAAGACAGGTCCAGTGGCGAAGCTTACACGATTTCTCAGTTTCCTAAAGAACTCTACGAACTCGACGAAAAACTAGTAGTAAAAGCTCAGAACCACATCAACCGCCTCGAAGGAAAACTAGAGATCGACTTTGGACAAGAAGTCAACGTAGACGAGTTGCCGGACGAGTTCGTCCAGTTGATGCTGGACAACTCAGAGATAGCTAGACTCTTTAGAGATCCTAAGTCTTTTGGGGACCGATCCAGCGCCGACATGAAGCTGGCCAACCAAATGTTCACGAAGGGACTGAACGTTAGAGTCGCCTTAGCTGTTTTATCAAACACTCAGAAGGCTCTCGAAAAAGGAGCTCATAGAAAAGACTATGCAGCCTTGACGGTCTTTAAGGTCTACTCAGACCGTCCCAAACACAAGTTTCAGACCGTAACAGAGTACGTTCGGGACTCGCGCGACAAGATTAATGAACCACAGATCTTTGGTCCTTACTACGCCGACTACGAAGTTTTGGGCGAACCGTGGCGTCGCAAAGAGTTATTGGGGGTAATAGCAGGACCGGGCATCGGTAAAACTGCTTTCGCGCTCAACATCATTAGAGACGTGATTCAGAACAATCCGCACAACGACGATCTGTACATATTCTTTTCGCTAGAGATGTCCAAGGGTCAAGTTATACGTCGATGGTTGAAACTAGTGGGCGAAAATTCTATTTTGGCTGATCGGCTGTACGTTATCGACACGACAGACGAGAAGGGGCTTCCAGTCTCGATCGGACTGCAAGAGATCTACGAGTACTGCTCTGAGATCAAGCAAGTCACTGGTAAGCGCATCGGTGCCTTTGTGGTAGATCATTTCCACATTATCAGCTCGCACATCAACATCCACAAGAAGCCGAATTTTGGGATCAAGAGTGAACAAAACACTGGGTACGGCGACGTACAGAACTTGAGCGCTAACGGACTGGCAACTCAACTTAAGTCGTTGGTGAAAGCGCTTGACTCGTTCGGAATAATTCTTACCCAGACTACTAAGGAAAAAGGTGCCGGAGACTTGCCCATAGGTAAAGACGGTGCGTACGGCGTGTCACAGTACGAGTGGATCATGGATCGAATCTTAACTATATGGCAACCGTTGATGCGTGTCCAAAACTTGTGCAAGAACAACTTCTTGGCGTTTCAGTACGCTAAGATTCGCGAGAAACACCCGGCCGACAAGATCAAAGAGTACGACCCAAAGTTGTTGACTTACGACATGGCATCTGGTAACCTAAGAATAACTTCGACGGACGAGTACACTGAGTTCTCCGACTTGTTGCCGAAAGCCAATGAAGCCCGCGAAATGGTAACCAAGAAGAAGCCCGGAGCTTACTCCATTCAACTTGACTTAGGCAGCATAGACGCTGCACTTAACAAACTGAGGGTCAGCAGATGAACGAGAAGTACAATTTAGTTGACACTCCCGACAAACTTCGCGAACTAGATGACCTCCTAATGGACGGAGACGCCCCTCGTTACAAACTCTTGGCGTACGACACTGAGACCAACGGACTAGCTTTATATAAAACTACGGTTATAGGATTCTCAGTGTCTTTCGACAAGCACCGAGGATTCTACGTTCCTTTACTTCGTTGGGTTCCAGACGAAGGTACTCGACGCGACCGCTCAGTCGACAAAGTAAAGTACTCGGCGTGCATGGAAGGCAAACTCCAGTGCGTCTGGACCGGCGAGTTTTTCGACGAGTTTGTGACTCCAGAAAAGTACAATCTGCGAGAGCGTTTTCCAGCTATACCGTTCTTGATCGAGCGGTGGTTTGGACACACTAACTTGATAATGCACAACGCACCCTTCGACGTCAACCACACTTTCATAAACACTGGCGTAGACTTGAAGAACCAAGTGTTCGTCGACACCGCGTTGTTGCTCCACGTGTTGGACGAGAATAGTCCCGCCGCTTTGAAAAAAGCCGCGGAGAGATACAGAGTAGAGCTCGGTATTGACCCGTTCCGCGCCGCCGCCATTGAGAAGAACGAACTCGACGACTGCATCATCAAGAACGGCGGGTGGGGTGGAGAAGTTTGGCGTGCGTCCATGGAGTTTCAATACAAGTACGCTTGCGCCGATACTTTTCTAACTTATGGAATCTATGAAGCCGCCATCAAAGAGTTCGACGATCGTTTCGGCGATCGTGGACTCGCTTGGTTCTTTCAGCAAGAAGTGATGCCAGTTTGCAAAGAAGTAGTGATCGACATGAAGCGTCGCGGCGTGCACGTAGACGTTCCGTACTTCAAGAAACTGTACGAAGAGAACGCGATTAAGATAGATGCACTCGAAGACGCTATAATGCAAGACTTAGCGCCCCATCTTAGCGACTTCGACTTGGGCAAGTCAATAGACGAGGCGGTCTCGAGTCAGCGATTGATCAAGAGAATCATACAGATGGAAGGTCTGTCACTCCCAAAGAAGACAGACAAAAAGACCGGCGAGGTCAAAGAGTCGCTGGCTAAAGCAGAAGTAAAGCGAGTCTTCGAGCAGGCTCCTCATTGGATCTGGGGTTACATCTTGGGAGAAGACGAGTTAAAGTACTCGGAACAAAAGATCGCCGACATAAAGAAACAGTTGTACGTCGAGGAAGAAGGTCGCCGGTACCGATTCAACATCGGCTCCCGCGACCACTTAATGTGGTTGTTTTGCACTAAGTTGGGTACCAGTAAGACTAAGTTGCCGCAAACTGAGTCAGCCACTAAGGATCACCCGATCCCTAGCATGGACGCAGACACTCTCAAAGAGTTCATGCTTCCTAAGTTTTCTTGGGTTGCCAAGATTTTGACTTACAAGAAGTTGCAGAAACTTCAGACTACATACATCAAACCGGCGTTGGAACTCAACATAAACGGTTGGCTTTACATGGACATGAAGCAAAATGGAACTACTTCGGGTCGGTTCAGCTGTGCTGGCGGTTACAATCTCCAGACTCTCCCCCGCGTAGACGACGAGATGGAAATACTGCAGTCTTGTGACAAGTGCTTCTCAGACGACGTGAAGATAGTTCAAGACTTGGAATGCATCGCGGACAGACACTGCAACAAGTGTAACCACACTTTAACTGACATTCCTAGACCCTCAGCCATTAAGAAAGGGTTCATAGCTCCTCCGGGCTACAAGATTATTAACGCCGACTATAGTTCACTAGAACCCAGGTGCTTTGCGTTCGTGTCTGGAGAAGAGAAAATTAAGGAAGTGTATCGTAAGGGACTTGACTTATATTCTAAAGTTTACTGTGACATCTTCGACAAAGAGAAGCAGTACTCTGCAGATCCTGAAGCTCCAAACTTTCTTAAGAAAGTGGCTAAGGCTAAGAGAACTTGGGTAAAGCCTATCGTATTAGGCATACCTTACGGTGCCGAAGACGATCAGGTTGCAAATTTAATTGACGCAAAAGTACCTAAGAAGAATTGGGCTGGAGTTCCAGTAGTAGACGACGATGGCAATCCTGTTATGGTGGCCGATCATAAAGAAGGTAAGCGAGTCCGTGACATGTACTTGGCTGCATATCCAAGTCTGAATAAGTATATGGATGATCAAGACGATAAGGCAGTTTTGCAAGGTTATGTTGAATCTTTAGTAGGACGCCGTCGTCATTTGCCATTTGCAAAGAAGATAGGCGATATACTTTCAGCCAATGACATTGATTGGCGTGACCTCACGCAAGCGCCCATATGGGATTTGCGCAAAGGCATGAACATAAGTTACACTAGTTTTCGAGGTGCTCGAATCACACTGACCGAGACAATGATTCGACAAATTCAGGAAGCCGTAAAGTTTAAAGAAGAGTCGATGCGCGAGAAAGGCTACTGGGCTTATATCAGAGCTCTATTGCGATCAGATCTTAACAATGCTAAGAATAACCCAATTCAAGCGCTCGCTGGTTCCATAACAAACAGGGGCATGCTAGATACGAATCGTTTTTTTAATTTAAGAGCGTCTGGAGCATGGGTGGCTTTGCAAATTCATGACGAAATTACATGTTACGCTCCCATAGGAGTAGCAGAGTCCGCATCTTCCTGTCTACAAGAAGGTATGGAAGACAATATTGTGTGCAAAATGTTAGATATTGCTATGATAGCTGAACCTGTTATTTGTGAGAATCTAAAAGATGCAAAATAGTTTTTATGTTTACAAGCACATTCGCAAAGACACTGATCATGTTTTTTATGTTGGAAAAGGGACAAAGAACAGAGCGTGGTCGAAAATGAAAAGAAACCGTAGATGGGAATTTATATCTAATTTTGGGTACACAGTTGATATCATCCAAGACAATTTATCTGAAACAGATTCTTTCAAGCTCGAAATTGAGACTATAGCTTTTTATAAAAACCAGGGTCAGTGTGAAGCTAATTTTGCCATTGGAGGTATCGGAGGCAACACTTTTGTTAATAAAACAATCGAAGAACTAGAATTGTTTAAAGTAAAGATGTCAAAGATAACGTCTTCTAGACCTGTGAAATGTCTGCGACCACTTAAAGGTCCAGAACATCCTATGTGGGGAAAAAGTAATCCTTATAGTGGGCACACCGTTGAAGGTTTAGAAAAACTCAGACAATCTAAACTTGGTAATAAAAATCCAATGTACAACAAGTCTGGAGAGTTGCATCCTCGATTTGCAGGTTGGTGGATAACACCTGCTGGAAGATTTGCTAGTTTAAAAGAAGCAGAAATAGCAAATAATTCGCGCAGCGTGAAGCACAGATGCAAGAGAAGCAAGTCAACTAAATTTAAAGAATGATCCTTTGAGAGGAAGTTAAAATGAATAAGTTAGGCATAATTGCATTTTGTGGTTCTAAGTTTTCTGGTAAGTCGACGTCGGCGACGCTGTTCAGAGACCTAATCGGTGCACCGACGGAAGAGATAGCCATCGCCGGACACTTGAAGGAAGCTTGCGCACGGGTGTTCGGCGTCGACTACAACAAGTTCATAGACCCCAACCTCAAGGAAGTAGAGTTAGACGAGTACGCGCTGCTGACTTCCGACAACTTGAAGGCACTCATGAAAGAGTTCGACGTGACCGACTACAAGTTCGACAAGCACATTCGACTCCACATGGGAAGGATACTGCGCACGCCTAGGACTCTGCTTCAGTATATCGGCACTGAAGTTCTTCACCCGATCGACCCGCTGATCCACGCCAAGAAGGCTTTGAGGAAGAAAGATCCGGCTAAGTTGACCGTAATAACGGACCTTCGGTTCGTGGCGGAGTTCGAGTACTTCAAGCAACTAGAGAACTTTATGCCAGTGTATGTGAAGAACACGTCTGCGGAGACTGCGGCCAGCGTAGACGGGCACGCTTCGGAGAGACAGTACGAGCAGTTTAAAGGAAAGTGTTATTTGTTAGACAACGATGATAGGGTGGTAGTAGCTTTAAAAGCTTCGTTGAACCGCCTTGTTTTGGAGATGTACCATGACTAAATTAAAACTCATCACTCTGAGCGTAGCGCTAGTAGCTTCACTTTACTTCGGAGACCGCGCCGTAGCGTACATTCGGGGAGTGACGTCTGAGAACGCTAGGCTTCACACTGACCTCATAGGACAAACCGAGAAATATCAGCAGTTGTCTGACCACGCGGCTAAACTCGAGATTCAGTACTCTGACGCCGCCAAGATGAAGCGAGAGTTAGAGAGTAAGTTTGCGGCGGAGAAAGACGCGCTGCAAGGTCGAATCGAAGTGTTGTCCAACGCTACTTTTTTGATCCGAGAAGCCGCGCGCAAAGAGAGTAAGTCTGACGTAGTTTACCAGGGCGACAAGTTAAAGTACGTCTTGAACGAAGTGCGGTTCGGCAACGACGGACCTCCAGTAGGATACGTCTTGATCTTCGACGACGGTCGCGTCGTGTCCAAACTGTACAATCACGAAATTCAAGTGAACACGGCTATTTCTCGAGACGAGACTTCCGGTAGATACAGCATAGTGTCCAAGGCAGACTACATCCTCAAGTCGCCGTCTCTGAACACCGGCGGTAAAGTTTGGCACAACGAGCCTTATCCGCTAGACATTTCCGGCGGCATAGCGTACGTAGACCCGACGGAAAAGAACCAGCTTGCCAAGCGATTTCAGTTGTGGGCGCCTCACATCAACGGCGGCGTGAGCGGCGGAGCCAGCGTGGCTGGGGGATTCCTGAGACCGTCTCTAGACGTGAGTCTAGCCGGATACGGGGAGACTAAAAATGACCTAGACTGGAAGTTCGTGCACGTCGGCCTCGACACTGATTCCAAGTTGAGTGATCCAGGAGTACATGTGTTGCCGTTCAGCTATCGTTTCTGGCCGTCTGTACTGTCAAACACTTATATAGGTCCCGGAATCGGATTCACCAAAGACGGCGTCAACGGACAGCTCAACTTGAACTTGACATTTTAAAGAGTGTACTTGGCGGTAAGTTAGAGGTACGATACTAGTATGAATCGCGAAGAAATCGAAGGTTTAGTAGAGAGAGGCATCGAAGAGATAGCGATCAACGCGCAGTCTCTGGCAGACGCAAAACCGCGAGCTGGTCGCATGCTGACACGCGTCGCAGTTCTGACCAACTACTTGCGATATCTCGAGGAAGAACTGCCAAAGTTGCAGACACTCGTGAACGCTCAGTACGCACTGGCTATTCAACAAGCTGGCGGTAAGAACATCACGGAGAAGAAGGTCGAAGCGGAAGCTTCTCAGTGTTATTCTGATGCGGTAGAGAAGAAAGCCGTTCTCGACGCCCAGCGTGACTGGGTGAAGAACTATGTCAAGATTTTTGACAATGCACATATCATGTACAGACAGTATAGTCGTGATGAGTAAGGAGATTTTATGAGCAAATTTGACTTAACTAAAACTATTTCTAAGATTCAAAATTCCCTTAAGGCAGATGAGCGTAGGTCGAGCCAAATAGGCTTGGGATCTTCTTTAGAATCTATGTCTACAGATCCCGCAGATTATATAGTTATGCCTGACTGGTGGCATAAAAGTTTTGGTATTATGGGTCTTCGTTTTGGTCACTTTGTTCAAATTGCAGGAACTCCGGATTCTGGAAAAACTTCGCTATCACTCTGTGCCATTAAACGTGCACAAGATCAAGGGTTTGGAGTTATTTATGTAGAAACAGAAGGCAAAACTTCTGAGGAAGATCTAGTTGCTGCGGGCGTCGATCCTAATGGAGTGATCACTATTAGATCTAAAATTGTGGAAGAAGCATTTGATGCAGCAAATCTAGCTATAGATGCTTTTTTTGATGATTTTCCTGACGCTAAATTATTATTTGTATTTGATTCTTATGGCAATACTATATCTATGCGCGACTCTGAACTTAAGTTAGTAGATAAGTCTAGCATGGTCGGTGGTGCCGCAAAAACAAATCGCATGGGCATTGGTGCCATTGCAGCAAAGCAAATAAATCATCCTATTGCTTGCTTAATTGTGAATTACACATATTCAAATATGGGATCTCCTGGTAGAACGTGTGCAGGAGGCGAAGCTTTGAATTTTCATTGTATGTTGACAATTCAGTCGTCGCGCAAAGGTTGGTATGAGCGAACAGTTGGTGGAGAGAAAGTTCGTGCTGGAGCAGAAGTTTTATGGCGTTCGTATAAGAATCATTACTCAAAAAGTTTAAAAGATGCAGAAGGAAATCAAGTACTTCTACCCAAAGAAGTTACGTTGAGAATTAGTGCTGATGGATTTGAGTTACTCTAATGAAAGCATGCACTAGATGTAAAATGCTTAAAAGTAAGCATGAATTCGCAATTGAAAAACGTACGAATAAATTAACACCGGCATGTCGAGACTGCGAACGCCAACGTAGTCGCTTGAAATATCATAAATATAAGCTTGCTTATTTAGCAACATCAAGACGCTACAAAGAAAATAATAAAGAGCAGATTGCAAGCACATGTGCTAATTGGTATTTAGCCAATAAAGACTACGTAGATGCTAGAAACAGACTTTATGATCAAAATCATAAAATTCAAAAAGTAGAGAACTGTAGAGTTTACTCTAAAGAACGTCGTAGAACTGATCTAAATTATAGACTAACAAAAGTTCTTCGATCTAGATTACGCTTAGCATTGAGAAATATCCAAAAGAGTGGTTCTGCTATATCAGATCTAGGGTGTTCAATAGATGAGTTAAAACAGTATATTGAGAAGCAATTTCATAATAATCCAATAACTAGCGAAAATATGTCATGGGATAACAGAGGTCCGATGAAGCCTAATTATTGGCAAATAGATCATATTCGTCCGCTAGTTTCTTTTGATCTCTCAGATCGAGAACAACTTAAAATTGCTGTACATTTTTCTAACCTGCAACCATTATGGTTTGAGGATCATCTTCCTAAATCACAGTTGGAACGACGATGAGTCGCTATACTGTCATCGGGGACCCTCACCTGACCCACAAGTCTCTCGACCGCGCCGCTCAACTCTTTGATCTAGTAGAAGAAATTGGACTATCCACCGTGTGGCTCGGCGATTTTCTCGATACAAAAGAGGTGGTTAGAGCTAAATGCTTGAACGCACTCGTCGAATATCTATCGCGCTCTAAATTGAAACACATCGTTTTGGTCGGAAATCACGACTGGTTTAACCACGATTGTCAAGAACATTCTCTCGAAGCATTGAAGCTCCTCCAAAACGTAAAAGTAATTGACGCACCAGAAGTGATCGACAACATGCTCTTCGTTCCGTACATCCATGATCAGGTCAAGTTGATCAAAGTACTAACCCGATTTCAAGGTCTCGTCTCGACACTTTTCGTTCACCTCGAAGTCACTCAGTTTGATTTCGGCAACGGTCACGTCTGTACGACTGGTATCCCACTAGAAGCTCTGAAGGGTTTTAAGCGCGTGATCTCTGGTCACTTCCACAAATTCCAACAGTCTGGTAACTTGACTTATCTCGGGACTCCGTTCTCTCACTCGTTCGGCGAGACGAATCAGACTAAATTCATCGGGATGTACGACACGGAGACCAACGAGTTCAAACTGGCGGAGACACCGTTTCCGCAGCACATAACTATAGAGTTTGACTGTGACGTGCTCACCGATGTAGACGTGAACGACGGACCGATGGGAACAGAGCATTTCTACCGTTTCATTTTAAAAGGTTCTCAGGCTAATATAGATAGATTCCCCAAACACCACTACGAGAAATTAAACATCAAGTGGATCTCTCGTCCCACGGACGACTCGTCTATCGTTACCTCAATCGACGAGACCGCTTCTAACGAAGCTCAGTTTTCTAAGTGGGCTATCGAGATCCGCAAAATGGACGAAGAGACCGTAAAGTTGGGCATGGAAATTATGGAGGCTTGCCGATGATTACTGGCGTCAAGGGAATTAACTTCCTGTCGTTCGAGCAACTCGACGTTACCTTTTCCAAGGGTGTCACTCTAGTCGACGGCTGGAACGAAGACGACCAAACTCCCGAAGGTTGTGGTAAGTCTGCAATTCTGAACGCCATTTGTTGGGGGTTGTTCGGCAAGATTCCTAAAGACGCTAACATAGACGACGTGATCAAGAACGGCGAGAAGTCGTGTGCCGTAGAAGTACACTTTTCTGACGCCGTCGTTCGGAGGGCACGCAACCCCAACGAACTCGTATTAGTCGTGGAAGGCAAGTCCATAAAGGGCAAAGATGCCAAAGAGACTCAACTCTTAATCGAAGAGTTCGTTGGACTGACTTTTGAGACGTTCTGCCAGACCGTGTACTTTGCGCAGAATTATACCAAGAAGTTCATCACCGCCAATCAAGAGGAGAAGGGCAAGATCCTCTCCGAGGTCCAGAACCTCTCAGTGTTCGACAAAGCCGGTAAAGAAGTCAGAGAACTCATCAAACTCAACGAAAGCGACTCGGTCAAACTCAAGCACTCCAAGGAGCTGGCTAGCAAGGACGAGGAACTGACTAAGCGGGACATTGCGGCGGAACACACGAAGCGTCAACACGCTCTGCAGCAACAGGAACAAAAAGTAAAGAGTTTAGAGACTCAAATTTTGTCGTTTGAAATACTTCACCGAAGCGAGTACGACAATCAGCTTAAGCGAGTAGAGAGTCTAAACAGTCAAATTCATGAAGCAGAAAAATTGATCGGAGACAACGAAGCGCTAAAGGCACAACACTTAGCGACAGTAGCTAATTTGGTCTACGACGAAGCGGGTGAAAGAAAGTGTCAAGAAGCCAACAACCAACTGATGTCGGAAGTGGGAGCCGTAAACGCGGAAATTGCAGGCATCGACAAACTAGTAACCGCTAGAACTGCCACAGAGACTCAGGGCAAAAGGTACGCCGCCAGGTACAAGCAGTTACTGATCGAGCGAGATAAGAACGTCGCTTTTATAGCCAACCCTTCCAAGAACTGCCCCACGTGTGGGTCGCGACTGGAAGCTTGCGACACTTCTCACGCCGAGACTGAGATTCGAAGGATCGACCAAGAGACATCCGAGATCGTGGCAACTCTCACCATAATGTCGAACGAGATAGACCTTCCGATTCCTACAAAAGACGAACTTAACGATAAGTTATCCGTCATCCGTCAGAAGAGAGCGGCCAACGACGCTGAGATCCAGAAGATTAGATCCGTCAAAGATAAGTTGAACTCTACTGCAGTTCACCTCACGGGAATAGACCGCAACATTAAAAGTCACCGAGAGCGTGTTTCTAAACTGACAGCTTCGATCGAAGTTGAGAAACGCCCGTTAGTACTGGATCTAACAGAACTCGAAGCACTTAAAGTGCGCTTAGACTTGGAGAGTCAAGAATTAACGTTCGACCACTCAGTCCTCGACGCGTTAGTTGCTAAGCTCGAACTGGCGCAGTCGGACGCCATGAATTTAGAGAATCTACTGGTAGAGAAGAACAAGCACTTGGCTCGTCTAGAAAACCTAAAGATAGCTTTCAAAGAGATCAAGTCTCACGTCTTCAACTCGCTTTTGAACGAAGTCAACGCTAGAGTTCAGAAGTTCCTAGCTCATCTATTCGAGGTATCGGTTGTAGTGCGTTTCGTAAACGAAGACATGAAGATTGAGACCAAAGTAAAGTTTGACGGAGTAGAGCGTGGACTCGGCCTGTTAAGCGGAGGTCAGTTTCGAAGAGTTAGTCTTGCGGTGGATCTAGCGCTGTCTGACACAATCATAGCGCGCAAAGGTGTCAGACTTGGTATAACAATTTGGGATGAATATATGAAAGACCTCAGTGAAACTAGTATGGAGAAAGTACTCCAATTATTTGAAGCTAGGAACCAACCTACTATTCTGATCGAACATAACTCTATTTTCAAAAATATTGTAAATAACTCAGTTTTTGTAAAGCTGGAGAACGGAACGTCTCGTGTCGAAGTTCAGAATAATTGATGGGTCAAATGTTTCCAGCATTGCGGGTCAAAGCAGAGAAATCCAGTTGCTAGAGATGAAGGCCGATAAGCGCGACCTGACCGATCAAGAGATCGTAGTGTTAGCTCACCACTTCGTGCGCCTGGGACAACCTATTTTAGCTCAAAAACACTTGAACCGGCTGAGTTCTGGATACTTCGACATAATGGTGTACAAAGACTTGTTCAAAGCGCTGCTAGCGTGGTCGTTCATTCAGACCGTGAAGATACCAGAGATGGGCCAAATCCACACCCACTACGAGTACTACCTGATAGTTAAGCAAGGACTCGAGAATTTTGAGGACCTCTCTTTTACTGAAAAACCGGCATTTTATAGGTTTCGACACGAGTTCTATAAAATAGGCGAGACTTTACTAGAATCTAAGTCTTAGATATAATTGCGGGATGTCCTTGAGGATCTACCGCAATAAGACGACTGGTGAAGAGAAGCGAAGTCTAAAGAAACTCGGCGACGAGTGGGAAGAGACAATCGTAGCTCCCAACCAAAAGTTCATGGTCACCGCCAACAAGGGGACTGGGACTTCTAAGCTCAAGGACTCTGAGAAAGCTCTCAGAGCTAGGTCGCGCAACCAAGCCCGCGAAGTAGACATCGACCACGACATTCAGTTCAACAGAGCTAACGGGCTGAACGCGCAAGTTGCAAACAACTTACTCAATTCCAAGGGTGAGAGGCGGAAGAAAGTGGACGATCTCTAATGCAACAAAGAGTGCTGCAATTCTTTACTTCAGACTGGCATATAGGACACGAGAACGTTTTGAAGTTTGACAATCGTCCTTTCGCAGATCTGAAAGACATGCATAAAGTTTTAATAAATAATTTCAATTCCACTGTACCGAAAGGTTCAATAACATATTTTGGGGGTGACATGGGTTTATGCTCCAATGGTCTCCTAAAGTCTGTAGTTGAACAACTCAATGGGACAAAAGTTTTGATTTTAGGTAATCACGACGGCGGAGTCAACTCAATGATCTCTGCGGGATTCGACGTCGTTCTATATGGGGCAGTATTTTATATTGCTGGACAACGTGTCACGATGTCCCATTGTCCTTTAAAGGGAGTCTGGCGCGAGAACGTAGAAGGAATGAAGGGTGCTAGTTCCGGCGAGAACTGGCACGGAGAGAGGAAACAGCATCGATTTACTTTTTCAGATGAGGGACAGTTTCAGTTGCATGGCCATATTCATTCACCTAATGGCGGCAAGTCTCAGAAGATCTTAGGAAAGCAATACGACATCGGTGTCGTAGCTAATAATTTTCGACCCGTAAGTATTTCTGTAATCGAAAGTTGGATCGCAAAGTATGGACGCTAAAACTCTTCTTTCTCTCGATATATCAACTAGTTGCACTGGGTGGTCGCTATTTAATCTTGAAAGAGAACTACTGGTTTCTGGACTCATAAAACCTTCTACAAAAGGACAAGTCGTGAAGATGACTTATCCTAGGCAGCAACTCACGAAGATGCGAGACATCTCGACGCAAATCCTAAACGTGATCTTAGAATATAATCCGAGCATTATAGTGATCGAAGAGATTACGGGTTCTAAAAATCGGATGGGGCAAAAGACTTTAGATGGATGCCATTTTTTAGTAGTTGACAAGATAGAGGCTTTTTTAGATCGAGTCTACTATTACGACGTGTCAGGAAATCAGGGTTGGCGCTACCATCTCCAACTCAGACTGTCAGACGCCGACAAGTTAGCCAACAAAGAAGCCAAAAAACTGAACAAGAAATTGGCTGCGTCACAGCGGATGCCTGTAGTGACTCCGAAGCACCTAGCCTGCAGACACGCCAATGCTAGGTTCAACCTGGCGTTAGACTGTAACCTGAGAGAGACAGACGGCGACCTAGCTGACTCAATGTGCATGGCAGACGCTTTCTTAACTTTTCGCTTTGCAGAGATTCCAAAGTAAGGTATAGTTTATATATGGACGAAGAACGAGGCAAGTTTCAATTCGCTGGTTTAAAGTTTATTTACGACCTGGAGTTGGTGGATGACCCTGTCCTGATCAACAACTTGAAGATGAACATCTTAGATGTCTCAACCTGGATACAGGACGTAGAGCTTCTTTCTTCCTACAACCACCGGTGCATGCTCGTATACGTTAAGATGGGATGGATCGGTCGTAAGTTTTTTCACAAGACTATAGAAGACGGGGTTCTAGACCGAGTAAAGCAACTGTTACCTAGATTCAAGTTTAGGGTGGTTACCGATCGTAAGATAATGGACTTAGCTCTAGAAAAAGTTAAATACGCTCTAGGAGGAACTACAAATGAGAACACTGTTGACAATGGTGTCCGCGCTTCTGATTCCAAGTCAGATACAGGCACACGAGGAAACGTTGATTCCGGTGTCAGTTCAACTGAGTCAAAACTGCAAAAAGAACCCAACGTACTGCAAGATCATAAAGTTAAAACCTGAGATCGATAAAGTATTCGCCCTCAATTTATCAGGTTACTTGGCGCACTACTGCAAAAAGTTTGGCTTGGATCCTACCGTATCGGTGGCTATAGCCATGCAAGAGTCTAGTTTAGAGAATAAAAACCGTGCGGGTTACATTCTCAAAGACGGCGAGCTTGTTTTTGGCACCACCGATGTGGGAGTGTTCCAGATTCATATTCATACCTTGGCAAACCTCAAGGCCGAAGGTCAAGACATTGATGTCGTGCGTTTAAACACAGACGTAGAGTATCAGACGTACTGGCACGCTAAGATTCTAAAGAGTAAGATTCAAACATGCAAGTCCAAGCGAGTGAAACTCAATGTCACCAAGGGAAGCGAGTGGTCCTGTTACCATAGCTTTACTTTGGCAGAGCGGAAGATCTATCTGAACGACGTTGGGCTTCACTTGAGTCGGATAACTTCAAAATAACTCAACTTTGTATACCAGCGTACTTACATTCTGATAGAACCATAGTAGGAGTACACTATGGAAGATCGGGACAAGGATAAGTTCCACAAGATAGTACCGTCGCAAGGGACTGGACAAACTCACAGAGCCGTGTCTCTAGATGTCTTAAAAAGTTCTTTTATTGCTGACGGACTGTCTGCACAAGACATCTCGGACCGTTATTTTTTGTCGTTGGGTCAAGTTGAGAAGATTATAGAAGACCACAAACTACCAGAGCTCAGACGCGAGTACATCCGCAACGGTTTGTCTAAGATTCAAGACCAACAAGTCAACCAAGCCCAGCGAATGCTAGACGTTGAACTTAACTTTAAGCGCATGCGCCTGATTCAGCTTGAAAAAGAGATCGAAGACTATATGGCCTACTACAGTAGGCACGGTGACTTCTACAAGCGTCATCCGACAACTGGAGAGATACTAAAAGACACAGACGGTATTTCTATGCAACTGCATATTCCAAACGTGTCGCGTGAGATCAAGGACTTGAAAGAGAGTGTCACGCTGTCAGACGGACTCAAGAAATTGTTGAGCAACTTGGACGAGATCATAAACGGAAAACCAAAGGGCGAAGCCGTGGGCGACAACGTAATCGACATGGACGAAATAGACGGTTTATTTAAGAAGAGAATATAGTGGACATAGAAAAACTAAGCGCGAAACAATTCGCTGCTTTATTTAGCAAAATCCTAGAGCGTATAAAAGAAGATCCGATCGAAAATTTCGTTCGCGCGTCTGGTTTTATGGCTTTGGAGCCGTCTCCTGCACAAGAAACGATCCTCAAGGTCGTGTTCCAGAAGAAACTCGATCCAGACACTAAGAAGACAGTCCAAATTGAAGCCGAGACTCTAGAAGGCAAGTTTACTATTATCCACGCTTCCATGACGGAAGTAGAAATATACGAGTATCTCACGGACAAGAAATATGATTCCAGCAAGATCGAGAGCATCAAAGTCAACAAGATCAATTTGATTTGTGGACGACGTTCAGGCAAGACTTTGTTGTCCGCGGTCATTTCTATTTATTGCGCGATCTCTAGTAACTGGCGTCCGTTCTTACAGAAGACTCCTTTTGCCACAGTTCTTATCATGTCTCACTCCCGTGAGTTCTCTGACGAGGTTTTAGAGGTAATCAAGGGTTTAATAGAAAACTCACCCGTACTGTCACGCCTCATCAATCACGAAGCCAAACAAACGGCGTCAGCTATGAACCTCAGAGTACCGTGGGTCGTAAATGGTCTAATAGAGTATTCTAGAGTTCAGATCAAAGTGGGAGCTGCTTCAAGCAAGACTACTCGAGGAATTGCGGCGTGTGCCATCCTTTGCGACGAAATCGGGTACTGGGGCATCAGCGAGAACATGGTTGAGACAGACGTCAAGATCATGAAAGCCGTTCGACCCGCCATGAAGCAGTTCGGTAACTTAGCCATGTTGATCAAGTTGTCGTCTCCGGGAATCAAGCAAGGCATCTTGTACAACGAGTACCAAATGGACCGTGCCGGCACGTTGCCGGACACTTACGCGGTGTTTAAAGCTCCCAGTTGGATGATGAACACTATTTTGCCCAAAGAAGAGTTCATAGAAGAGTGGGTGTACGACCAAGACGGCTTCGACACTGAGTACCGGTCCAACTTCGCCGATTCTTTGTCTAACTTTATTTCAAGCGAGTTACTCGACTTAGCCATGCAAAAAGGGGTAACATTCACTACTCCTTTAGAAACTAAAGAAGCCAAGTACTACGCCGCCATAGACGCCGCGTTCAAAGCAGACCGCTTCACGTTCACTCTAGTTTCTTCGAGAGAGAATCGAGTCACTCAGCACGTTATCATGGGATGGGAAGGAACTAAGAAAGACCCCGTCAAAGCTCACACCGTGGCTCAGTACATCAAAAACATACTGAAGAACTTCCCAGTAGACCACGTAGCTGCAGATCAGTACGCTTTTCAACCTTTAAAAGAGATCTTCGACCAGTACGGAGTTGAGCTCAAAGAGTACACGTTTACTCCCACATTTAAGAAGAAAATTTACTTCAACTTGAAGAAACTCGTGCACTCGCAGCAAGTCGACCTACTCGATCATGAAGACCAGTTAAAAGAGATGAAAGCTCTCGTGGTTGAACAGTCCACCATGGGAACTATTAAGATTGGACACCCACCCGGAGGCCACGACGACTACGCCGACGCAGTTGCAGTCGCCACGTTCTTGGCGACCGAGGGACAAACTATCGGAGCTTTCGAATTTGAAGCCGTGTCCATGGTAAAGACTCACGGAATCAAGACCGACATCCACGGTACAGCTTTTACGGCGCCTAGTCCAGAAATGCTAGTTGCGACTGGACACCTAGGTAGTCACATAATGGATAACTCAGAGCTCTACGGAATTGACCCCTCGGACGGCAGGTTGAAGCGGAGAGACGACTTCGACGACGCAGACGACGAGGACGAAGACGGAGCTTTCATCGACTTTGGGTGAGTTAACTTGGTATAATTGACAGTAGTCTACTCATTTCAAAGACTTAGCTAGTATAAGTCTTTGAAACTATTGAGATTTTGAGGGTAAGCATGCCTGATAACAAAGATCTAAAACCGTCTATCTTCAGCAAGATGCTCGAAGCTGGCACTGCTTTACTGGACGCACAGATAGTCAAAGCCAAGTCAACCGTCATGAATCAGACCGTAGAAGACGACTTCTTTTACGCTAAAGCTGTGACCGAAGACCCAAGCTACGTAGTCACTTCTTCTGGGTGGAAAGAGAAGCCAGGCAGACTAATGGACGGCCATTTGCGCCAAATGAGCATCCAGAACTCCGTGGTTGCGGCCATTATTCAGACCAGACAAAATGAAGTCGCCAACCACTCCAAGTTAGTTAAGTCAGAAAAAGAGTGCGGTTGGAGGATGTGCCTACGAGACGAAGAAGCTCTCTTAGAAAAGATCAAGGAAGAGATTTTAGCCGAAATGGAAGCCAGCGGGCAACTTCCTCCCGGAGCCGAACCTCCACAAGACTCAGGTGAATCTCCCGACTCCGAAGGACTGCTCAACGAAGACATTGGAGAACCAGTAGAAAAAGCTGATCCCGAAGTAGACGCTTCAGTGGACGCCGGAGAAGAGTCTCAGACTGCTCACCCCGATGCCAGTTCAAAGTCTGACGACGAAGTGGAAGCGTACAACTTCGAACTTGAGCGCAAAGCTAAAGAGCGCTTGGAGACGAAGTTCAAGGACGCCAGGAAAAAAGCTCAAGACTATCTATTGAACTGCGGTCTCGTAGAGAACCGTCCGTTCGAAACTAAAAAGTGGAACTTTGACTCGGCGCTCAGAGCTTTAGTGCGAGATTCTTTAACTTACGATCGGTACACTACAGAAACTGTTCCAGATAGAGCAAAGCGACCGCACCACTGGTTTCCCGTAGACGCAGCCACGATCAAGTACGCCGGACCCAACTTAAAGACTTACAAACAGATCGCCGACAACTTCATCAACTTGGACATTCTTTACCCAGAGAACCAAGCTATGGCGATGGAGAAACAGAAAGTTCTCGAACTAGACGAGAGCTTGATGGCTAAGAACGCCTACAAGTACGTTCAAATCATTCGAGGCAAGATTGAGCGCGCTTACACTGAAGACGAGCTCAAGATGGGGATTCGCAACATTACTACGGACATCTACGCCAACAGCTACGGAGTGTCAGAGTTAGAACTGGCCGTATCTCTCGTTACTGGTCACCTCAACGCCGAGTTCTACAACCAAGCTTATTTCACTCAGGGATTCTCAGCTAAAGGAATTCTCCACATCAAGGCGGCCATCAACCGTCGTAAACTAGAGACCGTGCGGCAACAGTGGCAGCACATGCTCAAGGGCGCGAGAAACTCCTTCCAGACCCCCATCTTCGCCGGCATGGAAGACGTGGCTTGGATTCCGCTGACTCAGAACCACAACGACATCGGTTTTGAGGGATGGATGCGGTACCTCATCAAGATGCTGTGCGCGATCTATCAAATTGACCCCTACGAGATCGGAATCGGCTTCAAAGACGAGGGCACCGGCGGCGGAGGGATGTCCGGTGACAACACTAAAGAAAAACTAGAGCACTCCAAGAACAAGGGCTTGTACCCGCTGTTGAGACACGTCGAGAGCTTCGTAAACGAGAATATTCTAAAACCATTCGACGCTCGGTTCATAATGGAGTTCACCGGCATAACTGCCGAGTCTAGAGAAGAGTCTGTCAAGCGTCAAGACCTAGAACGCAAGTTCAAGAAGACGCTCAACGAGATTCGCGACGAGGACGGACTTCCTCCGTTGCCGGGCGGCGACGAGATCATCCTTGGCCCCGAGTTCATGACTTGGTACTCTAAGTTTAGTCCCAAAGCTTTGGAACAGCAGCAACAGCAACTCGACGCGCAGAATCAATCCGCTGGCGGAGACACCGGACAAGATCCATTTGGAATGGATGCCATGCCAGAAGACTCTTTGATGAGCGGAGACAACTTAGAGTCGAACGCCATCAGTCCTGAACCGGCGGACAAACCTGGGCAACCTCCAGTCAAGAAGTCTAGACCAATCGGGTCTAAACGAGTCAAGATCGAGTACTACACTCTCAGGAAATAATATGGCTAAGGTAAAAATTTTACTAGAGCCTGGCGAGTCTCAACTAGACGCCGACCACGCTTTGCAGAAAGCGTTGGAACACCATTCCCAAGGAAGCGCCCACGACGACGAGTCGTTCGACGATCCCGCCATGGTAGACTTGGCTCAACGTTTAGAGAGCGATCACTCCAAGATGTACATCGAGATGATGCGCGAGATTCTCGACGTATTAGACGAGGAGTACTCATCAGATGGTAACCTCTAGAGAAACTCTCGAGAAAATTCGCGAGATCATAGCAAAACACTACGCTAAGTTCTCCATTTCTATGTTGGGGCGATCCGCGTTCACGCCCGACGAACTGAGAGAATTACAAGCTGCGGGCATAGACACTTCCAACAAGAGTTCTTTCTTGGAAATGGTGTACATGCACAATTTTATCAACAACCCGCGCGGGAGAAACTCTCCCACGTCGGTCGAAGACATGAAGGCTCAGCAGTCCGAGTCCGGTATAAAGCCGCACGGCGAAGCCAACGACTACACGGTCAACAACTTAAACGACAAGACGAAGCAACTCATCGATAAACTCAGAGCTGACGTTGCGGCTCGCATTGAGGGTTTCATCCGAGACAACAACGACGCCTATAAATTTAACGCTCTCGCCAACTTAGACCGCACCGACGCCATGGACGAGTTAGTCAAGGAATCATCGCTCGGTCGAGTTAAACAGAAGCTAAGAGACTCGTCTAAAGACGCCAACCGCGACTGGCAGCGCGTCGCACTCACTGAGATGTCCAACGCCATAGGAATCGGGTCCGTAGACCGCATCGTCACAGACAACCGTGGCGCCGATTTGGATGACATCTACGTATATAGAATCATTGTGGGCGACGCTCTGACGTGCAAGTACTGTAGGCGTTTTTACGGAGACGTCGGGCAAGCTCCAAAACTGTATAGACTTTCTACACTTTTGGCGAATGGCTCTAATTACGGGTTAAAGCAAGATTCTTGGAAACCTGTGTCCGGTGCGACACATCCTAACACAAGAACTTCGGCTGTACTAGAGTTAAAGCCTGGGTTTGAAGTTAGACCAGGCGGTTCAGTCACTTACATAGGACTCGCAAAGTGGGCGAACTACGTCCACGAAGTGCTAGTCGGATAATTTTCGTTTACTTTCGTTCCCTTCTACTTTACAATCTAAGACATGATTAAAGAATTCCAAGAAGGTGAAGTTTACCGTAACTCCAAACTTACCCAAGACGTCATGGTCTATGCCGTCGGAATAGACGATCCAGAAGAAGTAGTTCTAGCCGTTGGTTTTATAGATCGAGCATCTGAAGAGATGACCACTCCGGGCGAACTAACTGTCAAAAAAGCTGATTTCGGAGACTGGGAACTCCTCAAGTTATGAGTGCGATAGACGACAAGCTCAAGCAGCTCAAAGAACAAGAACTTCAACTTCAGCGTGAAAAACGTAAAGTTGAACTTCTCAATTTGATCCTTAGTTCCACTAAGGATTTACCACAAGAGATTGGTTTTCCAGACGTCAAGGACGAGGTAGTTACTCTGTTGGGAGAGTTCGTGAAGAACGCTACTTGGGCTATCGAGACTGGGTCGGTGCTGTGTTACGAGGCGGACAATAGAGTTCCGATTATCGAGACCACTCACCGCGCACCTCAAATTGTGAGTCCAGTAGAGCAACCAGTAAAACCTACACCTACACCTATAGCTAAAACTGGCGCACCAGAACTCAGTCCAAACGAAAAGTTGAACTTCGCGCTCGATAACCGACATTTGGGTGGTAAAAAAGTCACAGTCGCAAACGACAAGAACCTTGTCATCAACGGCACGGTTGTTGGACTCGACGCTCCTCACGTACTTGTTAAGACAGATACAGGACCTACCATAAAAGTGCCTTTGGATAACGTGAGTTTAGCATGAGTGATTTTTACGATAAAAAACAGTTGGACGAGGCGCAAGCTAAAATTCGTGAGAACGCAACTCCTCAACAGTTAAAGATGCTGGAGGATGCAGACGCTGCGTTTGATGAAGTTCAAGACGAATTCGTTCAACGTCAGAGCGAGGAAGATAAGCTCCGTAGATGGGCGTTTAATTTGTGTGGGTTCAACCTAGACATGAGTGAGATTGAGCATCTAAGAGATGTAGCTAAAATGTTAACCCCGGGAACTACGACTACTTTCTTAGCCAAGCGTGGAGTTACGCAACTCTTTAAGACTGCTTTCGGCACCCTTGATCGAGTAGATCGTTATCTTCAAACTTTGGAACGCACGGTAATCGACATCACCAACAACAGTCAGTTTACACCGCTATCATTTTGTGATCTAATAAAGTTAGCTTTCAAACGTCTACTCAAGAGGAACCAACGATGACCAACAAACGTAAGAACTCTAATCCAGTCGCAAAACAAGTTCACCCTCAACTGTCCTTCCAGCAGTTGTTGGCCGACGCTACCTTGGCTAAGTTTAGCGGATACATCAACGAACAAATTCAAGCGTTAGCTGAAAAACTCACGGAGTACCAGGCCACACTGCAAAAGCAGTCTACACAGGACTTGATGACACGCATCGTCTCTTTGGAAGAGATTGTCATGCAGAATATTCCGACAGTCACTAAAGAAGTGTTGGCTTCTCAAGTTGCTACCGTAGAAGACCGCAGCGAGGGTCTCAACCAAGTCTCCGACGGTGAAGTTGAGCTCAACGATCGCGTACGCGTAGAGATCAAGACTAAGACCACAGATCAGACTGATTTTCAAGGATCTTCTAGACTGCGCATCGACGGCGTCGGCAGCGGCAGTACTTTGGGTAAAGAACTCGAGGGATCTATCTTGGGTATGAAAGTTGGAGAAACTAAAGAAGTAAAGTTCGGCAAGGACGGAAACCTCATAGCTAGTATCTTGCTCAGCAGGACCTCGCGCGCTCCTAAGACAGAGTCTGCAGTGCCGCCTCCCCCTCAAACTGAAGGAGCTGCCAATGCCAGTGCAAATGCGGGGTAAGCGAGTGGGTGTCGAGAAACTAGGTAAGTCATCCAGTGACCCCAAGAGTCTCTTCGCCATGCCTGAAGACACCAGCGCCGTCGGAATTATACGCTACGTGGGCAGCGATCTAAAAGATCCAGACCTCAAAGTCGGCACTAAAGTGTACTTTGGGGATCAGCGTCAGCAAATGAAGATCCACGGCATTGACATTCTAGTCATGGAAGAGACCAATGTGCTAGCCGTCGCTCAAGACGACACGTAGAAATTTCTGGAGGGTGCATGTCGAGAAAACAAGTGAGAGACGATCTTGAACGTTTTCATGACTATAGCATTTACTTGCCCTCTAGAACTATTTACATGGGATCGGAAGAGCATCACATAGAGCACGGTGACAGCGGTACGGACGGAGCCATGGCAGAGCGCACCGCTAAAAACCTACATATACTAGACTCTATTTCCGCTGAACCGATCAACGTGGTGATGAACAACATCGGCGGAGACGAGTACGAGTGCTTTGCCATAATCGACGCGATCCGTCAGTGCCGTTCTAAAGTGATCATCACTGTAATGGGGCATGCAATGTCTGCGGGATCTCTGATACTTCAAGCGGCGGATGAGCGAGTAATGGCACCTTTGGCTGTACAAATGATGCACTATGGAACTTGGGGTTGCATAGACCACTCCAAGACTTTTCAAAAGTGGGCCCGCGAGGGTAAGCGGATAGACGAGTGGATGGAGCAGTTTTATCTCGATAGAATTCACCTGAAGCACCCAGCATTCACTCTCAAGAAGTTGAAGAGCATGCTCGACCACGACACTTTCTTGACGGCCGAAGAGAGTGTAGCCTTGGGTCTATGCGACAGAGTTCTAGAATCAAGAGTCAAAGAGTGAGCAACAAGAATCTAAAACAAATCTACGACCGCTCGTGTGAGCGTTCGATTCCAGAAAACAAGAGTAACTCTGGGCCAAGTATAAAACCGTCGATTTTAGGATCTCCGTGCTTGCGCAAAGTGTACTACTCGTACAACAAGGCGCCCGAAGACATTCCGTTCCCACTGACTAGCTCAAGAATAACTAGTTTGGGAAATGCCATCGGCAAGATGTTGTTCGACGCCTTCGACAAGCAAGGCGTTGTCGTTAGATTCAGAAAACCCGACGGCACTTATCATGTGGACCAGCACACTGGTGAAGTAGACTTCGAGTTTAGACTAACTTCACCTGAACTAGGAATTCGCCTTGGTAAGATTGACGCGGTTTTGATCTTAGACGACGGTTTGTGGTTGGGCGAGTTTAAGTCCATCAACGACCGCGGGTTCAAAGAACTCAAGGCTCCAAAAGGTGACCACACTATACAAGGTGTACTGTACTTGTACTTGTTCAACAAAGCTCTCAAAGAAGGTGAGTTCAAGCACATTCCCGAATTAGCCAAGTTTGACAAGGCCAACGGCATCCGATTCCTTTATTACTACAAAGATAAGTCTGAACTTAAGGAATTTTTCATAACTACTGCGGACGAGTTGTTCAGACAAATTGTTCTGAAAATTGAACAAGTTAAGTGGTTCTCGGAGAACAATCAGGTACCTCCTCCCACCGAAGACTACTGCAGGACTTGCGCCTATCAATTCAGGTGTCAAAAGAATAAAAAAGCAAACGACTAAACTAGTATCCGTGGGATAAGTCTCCGGTATAATATAGTTCATGGACGCGCTGGACTACAGGATTCTTACGAAACGACAAGAGCTTAGGGACTTACTAAGGTTTGCTCTTTCGCAAAGTACTGTATTTTTGCCCATGGTCAGGGACCTGAAACTTGAAATCTCAGTTTGTGACTGTGCTTTAAATAAATTGTATCGTAGGCACGCTGTACGCGTTGTTTTACGCTAGATCAAGAGGAATTCAATGAAGAAACTACTCATATTGTCAGCAATTATGCTCGGATTAATGGTGGCGCCGATCGCAGTAATGAAGGCTGGTAAGCTAGCAGCTCACGCTACGTCGACTGAAGCAGTCAACGAGAACTATCAAAAACAAGCGCTTCCTTCACAAAATACGGCGCTGTCCGTAGACGAACCAAAAATTTTCGACGTACAAAAGACTATCAATCTAGAAGACGACGATACCGTAGTCCTCAAGGGTCCGGTGACAGACGACTCTGTCTCGGCCGTTGAAAAGAGACTTCAAGAGATCAGTCTTAAGCTCAGCAAAAACGCCCACATACGATTGGTGCTCGACACACCCGGAGGCGACATCACGGCTGGATCCGACTTGATCGACTTTGCAAAAGCCTTGCCTCAAAAAGTAGACACCATTTCTTTGTTCGCGGCGTCCATGGGCTTCCAAATCGCGGAAAATCTAAATACCAGGTACATCACTCGTACCGGAGTCTTGATGAGTCACCGAGCACGTCTCGGAGGCCTCGAAGGACAAATCAACGGCGAGTTCGAGAGTCGCTACAAGATGATTCGTCGTCAAGTAGACTTCATGGAACTCATCGCTTCTAAGAGGATGGGCATCGACCTAGAGACGTACCGCAAAAAGATCGTGAATGAACTCTGGGTGTACGGCTTCGACGCTCTAGAAGAGAGAGTAGCAGACGAGACGGTTGCCGTGACTTGCGGCAAGTCGATGACTGGCTCATACTCTCAAGTGTTCAATACGATGATGGGTCCAGTTAAAGTCACTTTTAACAAGTGCCCACTCATCAAAGCTCCCGAATCGGTAGAACTTAGTCAGATCGTGATCGGAGAACAAGACAAGGTTGAAGCAGCCGTTCGCATGGCGTTCAACAACCAAAAGAAATTCGTGGACGAGTACATCACCACTAATCGTTTCTTCACCATTTTCAAGTAAAATCACACTCCTCAAAGGAGCGGCCAGGATCGGCCGCTCCCGAAAGTTCAGGACCACGGATGGAACCTAAATCTAAGTTAACACTGTTAAAGCGTCCGCAAGACTTGGGCGCGGTCAACAACTTCTGGCGGTGTTGCCCGCTTTCTAACGAGTACTTGCCTGAAACGACGTGCCCAGAGGGTTCCCCCAACATCGTTAAGGGCAAAATTGTGGAAGAACCTAGGTGCGCCTGGTGGCTGAACTCGGCTAACCACAACTTCTGTTTTTGGCGATACGTCAAAGATAAGTCGGATTCCGACGGCATGATGCGCGAATTGGTGCAGTCAGAGCTAGCTGCCCTTTTTGGATGGTCTAACACTAAAACACACTTTATGCTAAAACAAGCTATGACTGAACTTATTGAAGCGATGCGTGTGTACGGCGCGAAAGACTTGCTGCAAGACTTGGAAGACAATGACTCGGACGTAGAGATCAGTTTAGGCAACCTCTTAGACCCCAGTTCTGAAGACCATCTCGAATAAACTTGGATTATATGCAAATTAGTAAGTCATTATCTAGACATAGAGCTAGAAGAGCATGGGAAAGTTATTATAAAGCATCAATCTTGCCAGGAATGCATCTCCATCACAGAGACAGTAATTCTAGAAATAATAGCATTGAAAATTTAGTAGTTTGTACTCCAGAAGAACACGTAGAGTTTCATAGACAATTAGGTCATAAAATTCAACAAAATTATATATTTAAAGCAAACTTTTTTGCCGACATGACGGTAGAAGAGCAAGAAGCATTCAGACGGAAAGCAAGTGAATATTCTAAACGTAGGATAAATTTAAGTAGATCAGATCAAACTAGACTATTGTGTAAACTCAATAGTGCTCTTCAAGCTAACTCACTTGAAATGATAGACGTTGAAACTGGTAAAATTGTAAGTGAGTTCTTTAGCATTAAAGAAGCAGCTGAAAAACTTGACATTCAACGTGCTCATATACGGCGAGTCATAACCGGCGAGCGCAAAGGTTGGAGAGGCTATGTCTTTAGATACAAAGAGTTCAGAAATGCAGGACACCTTTAAGTTTGTAATTCCCGCAGACCTTGAAAAAGGCAAAGACGGCGAATGGAAGATTAGTGGTCTAGCTTCAACTCAGAAGGTAGACCTGCAAGGTGAAACCATAATTCAAAAAGGTATCGACTTAACTCCAATTGATAAGAAAAAAGGAGTGATTAATTTCGATCATCAACGCGGACCTGAAAACACTATAGGTCTTTTAGACGGGTACACTCGCACCGAAAAAGGACTTTTCATCGAAGGCCGTCTCTTTAAGAATCATACTAAGGCCAAAGCAGTGTATGAGATTATGTCTTCTTTGGGTGAGAACGATCGCGGTCGTGTAGGTCTTAGTGTAGAAGGTAAAATATTAAAACGCAGTTTGACTAATCCAGCAATAATTGAGAGATGCCAGATAAATGCAGTTGCTGTTACTCTTTCACCTGTAAATTCAGAGACTTTTGCAGATTTAGTTAAGTCTATGAACTCGGCCGATTCTGTGGAGTTCAACGCCGAAGAGCAAATCTCTGAGACTAATCCCAACGAAGCCACCTTTACTGCTGACCAAGTCATGGCTATCGTTCAAAAAGCTCTAGCCGTCGGTGGCCCCGCAGCGGTTGGTCCTCCGAACGCTAAGACAGGCGGTAACGCTCTTCAGCCCTCCGACATGTCGGCTGAGCCAAAGAAGAAGAAAAAGCTCAAGAAGATGGTCTCCGGCATGTACAAGTCGAGTCTAGTCAGTATCCTCGACAAACTGCAGGTTTTATATCCCCAGTGCTCTCGCTCAGAGATCTGGGAAGCTGTAAAAGACCGGCTAGACACTAAGTTTGAGATGGAAAAAGGCTTGCGCATCAAGAATACTTCGGGCAAAGAGCGCGAGCACAAGTTGTACGAAGACGCCCGCCAGCGCGGCGACTACGAGACCAATAAAGATAAGTCGAGAGCTGAACTTAACCAACTGGCCGAGCAGTCGGGCGCCGGCAAGCACGACAAGCAAAAGATTAGGGCTCAACGCGACGCCGCAATTCAAGTCGGTGAGCGAGACCACGTCAGACCCAACGTAAAAGGTTAAAGAACAGTTTTGGTATAATTGAACTATATTCTTTTTGAGGAGACGTTACCATGTTGACTGCAGACCAGAGAAAATTATTCAGAATTGCTTTAGGATCTAAGGGTCTCGTGAGCCCTCACAGCTTGGCTGACGGTATCGCAGACCAAATCGATGCTCTCCACGTCATTGCTCCCGCAGCAGACGTTCCCGCAAACTCGCCCGCTTCCGCAGTCACCATCGCGCTGTCCACCGCCAACACTTATAGTGACTCGGCTGTAAATACAGCGGTAAACGCCGCGTTAGCTTCCGCCGTAGCAGACATCAATGCTGACCGCTTGCAAATTAATGCCATTCTGACAGCTCTCAAAGCTGCCAGCATCATGTCGTAAGTTTTAAGGAGTTTCTAATGAGCACTGCACAAGTATCGCAAACTGAAGATTTGAACAAGTCGATCGACGCTTTATTGGACGAAGTGTTCAGCGACGTAGTAGAAAAGGGATCTCCCCTAGACCTAGCAGCCGACAACTCCAAGACTGCCGACGAAGCCGTCAACAAGGCTCCGAAGATGCAGATGGACGATGCTCGCGGCGCTGGTCGCCCCAAGCAAATTTCTGACGTTCCTCAAAACGACACCGACGGCCGCCGTGCTTCCGAGTACGACGACGCCATCGCAGAAGCTTCTGGCGCCAAAGAGCCGGACGAAGCCAAGAAGCAAGCTAAGGCTATCGATCAAGTCTCTTCCGAAGGTCACCTCAAGGACGGAAGTAAGGCTCCTCGAATGGCTCCTTTCAAGAAGTCTGAAGTTCAAATTTCTGAAGAAGAGTACCAAGAGTATGAAGAATTTAAAAAAGCCAAAGTCGAAGCAACTCAAAAGAAAGTCAAAGAAGAAGAACTTCGCAAAACTGAAGACTCTCGCAAGCAAAATGAAGAACTCATTAAGTCGGCGGTTGGGGCAGCCACTTCTAAACTTGCTAAAGAAAATGATGAGCTTCGTAAGTCTATCCTAGAGACGCAGAGTCTCATCAAGGCTATGGCTTCTCAGCCGATGACTTCCAAGTCTATCACCAACATCCAAGTTCTCGAGAAGAGTGCTCGCCCAGAAGAAAAAGGCAACGAGTCTTTCTCTAAGTCCGACGTGTTGGACGCCGCCTTCGAACTCGCTAAAGCCGGCAAGATCAGCTCGGAAGTTGTCTCTGAGATTGAGATGACGAATCGTTGTTCTGATCAAGGCGCTCGTGCCACCATCGAGAAATACTTAGAAAGTCGTTAATATTTAACGTACTTCTTCAAGTTATCTTTCGCCCAAAGTGGTTGCAAGTTTGAAAAGTGAACGGCGCTCTTTAGCTGCTCTTCGTCAGTTAAATCAAATGAACTCAACGGTTTAATGTGGTCTAAGTGCCACTTTCCGTGATTTTCCCAAGACATTCCAGGTTGGAACTTTGATTCTAGGTAGACTTTGAGTTCCTCTATAGAGCACCCCAAGTCTGTAACAGAAGAACCAGCTTTAAAGTTTTTCTTAAGAGCGGCGTTCAACCTAGACCTCAAGTTACACTGCAACTTGAAATTTACGTCGTAGCTTCGGCGTAGTTTGCGGTACACTGCATTGTAGCGCTGCATTCGTTCTTTGTTGGCCAAGTAGTACTCTGCTTTTTGAGTCAGCATTTCCGATCTATTATCAGCGTAGTAAGCCTTGAATTTCTTCAATAAGTTCTCTTTATTTGACGAGTAATAAAGTCTCTTTTTAGTCAAAATCTCAACTTTGTTCTTTTCGTACCTTTCTTTAACACACATTTTGCAGTACGGGTTTAACTTATCTTTTCTTTTTGAATCCTTTGAGAAAGAGGTGAAAGACTTAACTTCTTGACACATCGCGCACGTCTTCATCTCGCACCCTTCTTTCTGTTCTCAGTCGCCCACAACGGCTGTAAGTTAGTGTAGTGAACTGCGGCTATGAATTGAGCGGCATCAGTTAAGTCAAAAGAACTCAAGGGTCTAATGTGGTCGATGTGCCACCCGTCACGACTCCAGTTGTCCCAAGTCATTCCTAGTTGAAACTTTGACTCAAGATGGACCTTAAGTTCGTCTAAAGTACACCCTAAGTCTCGCACTGCCGAACCGTTTCTCCGTAAAGTTTTAGATAGTCTCGACCGCAAGTTGTCCGCCAACTTAAAGTTGAGGTCTTCTGCATATCGGAGACGTTTCTTACGCAGTGATTCTAAGCGATTCTCTTTCACCCAAGTTCTAACGTTTTTCTGACGCTGGTCTGAGTTCTTTGTGTTCCAACTTTTTGTTTTAGTTAAAACTGACTCTCGGTTTCTTTGATACCACTCGGCTTTAATGGACTTAAGTTTATCCTTACGAGTTTGGTCTATGCTAGTCAAACATTTTTTACAGTAATAGTGTAGACCGTCTTTCTCTGCTTTTCTGCGGTAGAAATCAGTTAGAGGCAGTAAATTTAGACATTTAATGCATGTTTTCACTTGTTGTGCTTTCTGTGATTGTCTTCAGCCCACAGTGGTTGCAGGTTCGTGTAGTGCGAAGCTTTGGCGAACTCAACCGGATCCATCAAGTTGAACTTACTCAAGGCTTTGACGTGGTCCACGTGCCAGCCAGTCTTCGACCAATTCTCCCAGGTCATTCCGGGTTGAAATCGAGACTCTAGGTGTCGCTTCAACTCTTCGACCGAGCACCCAAGTGCCGTTAAAACCTTGCCGTGTCGCAAGAACTTTGTAATTCTGCTTCTAAGAATATCGGCTAATTTAAAGTTTACGTCAGTGTGGTACCTGCGGTATTTATTTGCGTTTATCTTACTCCGGTTAGCAAAGTTCCATCGCTTTGACTTGTTTAAAACTCGTTCTTTATTCCTTAAGTACCACTCGGCTTTGCGCTGACTCTCCAAGTCTTTGTTCTTAGAAGCATAGTCGTGCGAAGCTTTTCTACTACACTCTTTGCACAAATTCTGTAGCCCGTCTTTGTTAGCTTTAGACTTACTGAACTCCGCGAGTGGCTTCTCTATGCATTTCTTACACTTTTTCATATCTACATCGTATCTAATTTCTCAAAACATATACAAAAGAAAAAAGAGAGTTCTAGTTATAATCTAACTTAGCTACACTTTTAACAAAGTTAACTATCTTACAGTATTCACAATAACAAAAATAACGTAACTATCGGAGACTTATGTCTAATATCATCGATCAAGTTGCAAATGACCCGTCCATGACTGGATTTGGCTCTCATTCTGCAGCACAAATGGAAGCTTTGCAAAAAGCTCTCGCAATCTCTCAAAACTACGGCACGACTGCACCAAATTCCTTGGCTGGTGGTTCTGCTCTCGCAGTCGAAGACCTCGACCGCACCTTGAAACTCGTAACGCACGGACTCGAACACTTGAAGCTGTGGAAAGACATCATCAAGGAAAAGATTCCTCAAACTGTGCACGAGTTCAACGTTCAGAACTCGTACGGCCAAGAAGTTAGCCCGTTCTTCTCAATGGGCGGAACTCCTCAGTCGACCGACGCAAACTATGCTCGTGAAGTGATCCAAGTGAAGTATCTCGGAACGCAGGGACAAGTTCAGCACAACTTGACCTTGATCCAAGCTGCTCACGGCCCAGTGATCGCTCGCGAAGTGAAGAACAAGACGATCGAACTGTTGGCACGCAACGAGCGCGCGATGTTCGAAGCCGACTCCTCCATCAACCCGTTGGAGTACGACGGCATCTTCGCTCAAGTCGCTTTCAAAGAGCAACAAGCAGCGTTTCAGTCGACGGCTTTCGCCGGCTACGACGCAGCTGGTTCCAGCTCCAGTGTCATCCTAGACATCCGCGGTCAGTTCGACGACGTGGTTGCCGAGCAAATGGCTCTCAAGAACGTGAACAACTTCGGTATGGCCATGGACTGCTACCTCGGTACAGACGTCCACTCGAAGTTCTCTCGTGACTTCTACAACAAACAGCGCACGTTGCCGGGTGAGACCCTCACTTCCGGTAACCGCGTGAAGGAGCACACTGGAACGCTTGACTTCCGGTTCAAGCCCAGTTTGTTCAATCGTCCCAGAATCGCTCCCCTAAGTGTGTCCGTTTCCGCTTCTGCGGCTCCTACACTCGCCAGCATGCTGACCCCTTCCGACGCTGCTTCCGAGTTTGGTGCTTCCGACGCCGGTACTTACGGCTACAAAGTGTCTCTCGTCTACATGGACGGCGAGACTGCTCCTTCGTCTGAAATTTCGGGCGCAGTGGCTGCGGGCGACAAAGTGACGATTCAGATCTCCTACGTGGGAGCTCCTCTCTACGCCAACATCTTCCGTTCTCCCTTGAACGGTGCCGGCGCTGGTTGGGCATTCATCGGCAGGATCGCTCTGTTGTCCTCTGGCTCGGCAATGAACGTGGACTACAACGCTCAACTCCCTGGTTCGGCGAAGGCGTTCTTGCTCATGCACGACAGCGACGCACTGTGTTGGAAACAACTCGGTTCGATGATCAAGTACGACCTCGCAGTAACTGACACCAGCTACCGCTGGTTGCAGCTGTTGTACGGCACGCCTCTCGTGGCTGCTGCTCGTAAGCAGACCATCGCAGAGAACTTGATCGTTTCATAAGTTCTTCGATTAGTCGCAATGACTAAAAAAAGGCTGAGTCCGAAAGGATTCAGCCTTTTCTTTTTTGTTCCAAGTTGGAAGCAATTAGCATATAATAGATAGATGAACACTAAATGTTGGAATTGTAAAATAGAAATCTCTTCAAAAGCTAAGACTTGCGATAATTCAAAGTGTAAGTCAGCTTGGAAAATGGAGAGGAATAAACAATTTGATCCGGTCGGGAAGCTTTGTTCTAAGTGTGGACAAGCTTTCACAACTGTAGATCGCAGAAATAATTTCTGTTCTTCAAAGTGCAAAGCTTTCAGCGCTAATAAAACAAAATTAGAAAAATACGGCACTCTGAGTTTAGAATCTAGAGAATCCGTGGCGCGCCGCGTCGAAAAGTCAAAGAAAGAAAAAGTTCTGTGCTCAATCGACGGGTGCAAAAACTATAGTAGAAACAGGAAGATGTGCGCCGCTCACTACATAAAAAATTACTATTTAAAGACTCCTGAAGGAATAGAGACCTATAGACTCAACAATCAAAAAAGAAGGCACGCCGATCGGGAAACTAAGGTGTTACTCAAGTGTGAACTACAGTTCTTGAGAAAACTTCAGACTGAGTGCGCCAAGTGTGGAAAAAATGGAGACTTAACTATAGATCACCACGTGCCGCTGTCAAGAGGCGGCCGCCTGTGTGTAGATAACGTAGTTCTTCTGTGTCAGTCGTGCAACAGCAAGAAGCATGGAAAGTTACCAGAAGAATTTTATACGACGAACGAACTTAGCTTGATAAGTGAACGTTTTAAATTTATCGCCGATTATAAAAATAGTTTGCCTATCGTCTATTTCTTATTTGGATGCTTCGGTGTAGGAAAGTCTTGGGTCGGCGACCAGTTGACCGACCAATTCTTTGTGGTTGACTACGACGATCATAGGTTCAAATCTATCGAAATCATTGATGCTTTACCCAAGACCAAACCGATTATATTCATGAGTTCTATCGGAATCACGGCATTTATGAACAAACACGGTATGAAGTACAACATAATTCCAGTGGCTATAATAGAAGACTTGGCTACAATAGACGCTAGACTAAAGATGCGCGGAGGATCCATGACCGAGAGCGTGAAGCGTCGATTCGATAGGGTTTCGTCAATAGCTAGTAGGTACGCGCAAGTAGCTGGTAACTCCGTACAGATACTAGAGTATTTTAATAACCTCTAAGGTGTTCACTTCTTCTTCTTCTTGAATATGTTACCCACTTGCTCGAACTGCTCCATTATGGACTGTTCTTGAGCCACACGGTTGGCTAAGTCTTGAAACTGTTGAAAACTACACCCCAGAGCCTTCACTTGCTCGACGAGACCGTGTTCGTCCAGCTTCTTCCACATCGGGAGTAGCTCCTTCAACACGGCGTGTCTAGACATGTTGGGATACCCCTTCGACTCTAAGTGCTCGACCATCACGGATCGGCACTTGTTTATGAGTTCTACGCGGTCCATCAGGTCACGTACTTGTCTATGTTGTCGATCAAAGTCTGAGATTCATCGTTATTCGAAATTATGGGAGCTCTAAATGCTCTTTCACGTTTTGATACCTGCTCATTCCATAGTTGTCTGAATTTTTCTACATTTAGATGATTTGCTAAACTATCTTCTTTCAAGACAGCAATACCTCCAATTTGACGGGCGGTCTCTGGAAATGGCAATTCTAGTATCTGTTCTTCAGTTAACGTTATAATTTCTAGTTCCATGCTTCCCTCAGTTCAGTTTTATTTCTGGATCGTTCTCTTCAGACTTAACTTTTTCGCGCTCTCGGTCGGTGAACGCCGCTTCAAACTCCTCGATGTCCGTCACGTCGTCGCATCCGTTCTCGGCGCAAGACTCCCACTCGACGTCGGTCTTGATCTCGAACAAGATGTCGGACTCCTCGTGGTGTACTAGACGCCGCACGAACGGCATGCCGTCCAACAAGTCCTTTGCTTCCTCGCTCACAGATCGTCCCATCTAGTCACTAAAACCGGATTCTCGATGTCAAACAGCTTCTTCTCAAGCTCGTGGATCTTGACTATGTAATGGAACTCGGCGGTCTCAACCAGTTTGAGTAACTCTTTACGGTTTGGAGCTTGAGCCATGTGGGTGTACATGAACTCGGCGACCTGTTCTACGAGGCTCTTCATAAATCTTCCCTGAAGCGAACTACGCGACCGTGGCGCGGAACGTGGTTTGCGTTAGTGAACCCCATGAACTGGACTGTCACGACGCGTCCGATTAGCAACTCTTTTTGCTTGAAGTACGTGCGCAGCTCTTCGAGCGGCGCATTCTTGACCGCCTTGAAAGTCTCTCCGTTGCCGGCGCGACACACGAACATGGCTAGACCCTTAAACTTTCCGGAGCCTTCCGTGACGTCCACGATCTCAAACTCGGCGTCGTCGAACTTCTTCATCTTGAGTAGCCCAGAAGAACGTGACGTCGGGTGACTCTTGTACGGAGCGTCGGCGGTGCGAAGCATTAGACCCTCGTAACCGTCCGACAGAACCGTGTCAAAGGCTACTTGAACTTCGTCTTCGGAGTCCACCTTCATCGTAGGAACATTGATGAGAACGTCTTCAACTTCCGACGCACGTAGAGAAAATACGTTGTTTAAACGGAAATTTCGTTCTTTAAAATTTACTTCTTCCGAAGGCATGTCGTAAATATAGTACTGTACCTTCTCGTGGCCCTCGACCGGAGCCTTGGGTGTTATGAGCTTAGTGATCTGCTCAAAGTTGTGCTTGTACTCGTGGTTGTACAACTCACCGTCGAGGACGGCGTCGGCTCCGCCAGTCAGTCGCTCTACAGCTCTGCAGACGTGAGGCACCGACAAGATCGGCTTGCGAGTGCGAGACCACAGAGTGCAAACTCCTTTCTTGACCACGGCGATGCACCGGTGACCGTCAAACTTGGGTTGTATGAACACGGGATACTCGATTTTGTCGGCTCGATCCTTGAACTTCTGGGCGAGCATGGGGAAGATCCCGCCTTGTACCAAGACGTCTACCTCACCGGCTAAAGCGGCTTCCTGGGACTCAACGTAACCCTTCTTTTTCTTCTGGAGTTCCCACTTTGACTGGGCCTCATTCAAGGCTTGCTGTTTTAGTGAGGTCTCGTTGGCTTTACCGATGTTTTTACCGCCCAGAATGGTCTCTCTAGCTTCTTGCATCTTGCCGCCCACTTTACCGTACGTAGTCACTACGTCAAAGAACAAGCGATCGACGTTGTTGGGTTCAACTCTTACTTCCCACGACTTGAGACCACCGCCAGAGTTTTTAGCGAATAAAATAGGAAAAGTTTGCATCGAGTCCTCCTAGTGAAATAATAATACGTTCGAGACTAAAAGTAAAACGTTAAGCGACTTTACTACGAAATGAAACGCGTTTTGTAGACCTACGATTCATACTCTTAAAGTCTTGTAAGATTTGAGTCAACTCGTTCACGTCTAGGCAAGCGTAAATCGTCGCGAGTTTAGACATCGCCTCGATTTGTCCCGTAGACGAGTTTGCGTGAGTGGGAAGAGTCTCGCGCAACTCTTGGATAGCTTTTAGCACTTCGATGTGGTTTTGAAATTTATACATGTTTGGACCCCTCAAGTTTGGTATACTACTATTGTAATACGCTACGAACGTGAAGCACAAGACTTATATCATAATAAACTGTAACAAATTCAAGGGGATGTATCATGAACGAGCTAGACCAAGAACTAGAAATGACCAAACTAGAGCGTTACCTCAAGCGCGAGGGAAGGCAAGACTTCGTGGACGAGATGCACCGCGCGAGTCCGGTTCAACTCGATTCTAGGATGCTGGGACTCACCAAACATCGCGAGGAGATCGACACTACTCGCAACAACGACGAGGACCTTAAGAAAGCCAAGAACGAAGCCAAAGCCCTCGGAGCAACTTATCGTGAACAAACCAAGATGAACAAGAAACTCACTAGATTGGTGGCTTTGCTGATGGCGGAAAAAGGTGTGCCGCTGAGCAAGTGAGGATAGCGATAGTAGCCAGCAACCCGTCGCACTTGGGACCGAACTCGCCGGCTAAAAAAGTGTTCCAACGATGGATGTTCACGATGGGAGTAGACGTTCCTTACGTCTTTCTCAACGTGTCCAACTCTGTCACTCCGAACAACAGGCCGCTCAAGAAGTCTGAGTACGAACTAGTTAGACTCAAGAACGATCTAAGGTTCTGCAGCAAGTTCTTGGCTCTCGGAAACACGGCTTCGGACGCTCTCACGAGACTCCACGTTTCGCACTTCAAGCTGCCGCACCCGAGTCCGAAGAACCGCAAGTTGAACGACCATAGTCAGGTCGTCAAACTGTTGGCGGAATGCAAGGTATACTTAGACTACCGCTTCTGATACGATTTCTTTGGGTCCGACAGGTTTCGACTGGGAGCCATGTTCTTTGAAATGCGAGTCTCGGATGGTAGAAGGCCGAGTCATCAAACTACCAATCAATAACTGCCAACGACAACGTTGTTAGTTTGAATGCTTTCCGCGCTCGCAAGAACGTAGTTAGCCTTCAACACGCCGCCTAATAAGCTGCGCGGAGCCGTCTGAGCTCTGTTAAATAAGAAAGACAAAACCGAATGCCTCTGAATCGGTAGCTGTAATCAGAAATGTTCTACCAGTAACACAAAGACTGGTTGGTGGAGGTGGCGCAGAGCGAAAGCCGAGTGTTACCCTAAGTCTTGTCAACTGACTCAAATCGTTGAACACACTCGTAGACTTTCAAGAAGATGCTTTCAGGACCCGGGTTCAAGTCCCGGCGGGTCCACCATTTTAAGAGGAGAACGAGATGTTCAGTAAAAGATGCGCGTGCGGGATAGCCACCAAGAACTTTCACCGAGACATCGGCGACTTTTACGTGGACGAGTGCTGTCTCGCAGCCGGCTACGACGAGCTTGGCAAACTCAAGAACCCGACGCCAGAAGTCAAGTCTTCAGTGACCGACAAAGTTTTGAATTTAGTAGGCTTGGGTCAAACTAATCCAGTAGTACTCAAGCGTCCGGGTCGAGGCAAACTGCGCGACCTCAGAGTCGAAGAGCTGAAGAACTTGGCCAAGACTCAAGGAATCGTCGGAAACGAAACGATGACCAAAAATCAGCTCATCGAAGCGCTCTTGAAGTGAACTACTCCAAAAGTTAAGTTTTTTAATCTCAGATATAATTCATACTGGCGGCTTCAAGGGAAGTTGTGTCAGGTAGGGATTAGAAATGTTTGAGAAAAAATGGGCCGTAGTGCCCGTACAACTCCTCGTCGCTAACGGCACGACCGACGGTCAGCTGCAGATCCCCGACGCGTTCAAGCTTCGAGTCAAACAAAAACTCCTTTTAAAATCAAGCACTCAGCCCACCATCCAAGTTCAAGTCAAGCGAGTCATTTCTTCCACTACACTTTATGTAGGAAGTCCAGACGGAGACATAGACGACCGAACCAACGTCTCGGCTTACCTTGTGGCCAACGGTGCTTCCGTCTCGAACCTAGATCCAAATCAACCCAGGCCCAAGATAGGTCGCGAGGACTACGACCGAGCGGTGTACGAGGAAGAGCCCGTAGTAGCCGTCCGCACGGTCTTAGTCAACCGAGGCGGCGAGTTTGTCGGTTCCGACAAGAACTCGCCTTTTTACGTTCAACTGACCGACGGTTCCATAAACATCGAGACCATCAACGCAGAGCTGAGAGTTCAACTCTCGGCTAAAGACAACGACCCGACGGCCGGAGACGTCCACTCGTCGGTTCGGATCGGAGACGGAACTAACGAATTGGTCGTCAACGCGGACGGTTCCTTCAACGTAAACGTGGTCAACGAGACTCCTTCGAGCGAGAAACTGATCCTAGTGTACAACGAGGACCCGAGCGTCGTGACCGGGGTTTCGTCGGACTTGGTGACTTATACTGTCCCAGTAGGCAAAAAAGGGTTGCTGATCCGAGCCGCCGTTTCGGGCGAAAACATAGCCACTTTCACTATTTTAGTCAACTCCATCATAGTGGGCACGCGTCGCACTTACTTCGGAGGCGACTTAGGCACGGAGTTCGTTTACGGCACGGGCGGAAGTTCTGGACTCGAACTAATTGCCGGAGACACCGTGCTGATCCGCGTGATTCACTACCGACCCGCCACGGCGCCGTTCGAGGGTGAGATTCAAATAATTGAAATCACTTGATAAAATAGGAACTACAGTCAACGGATATAATGTATGAAGAGAAAACTATGACGCCGCTAGAACTCAAGAGAATGAATCTCGAACTGCTCAAATTTTCCGCCTCCATAATGGAGTTGGAGTGCCGCATAGACGAGTACAACGAGGCCATCGTAAGGACTCAAGAAACTATCGACTCTCAGAAGAAAAAAGAACAAGCTCTCAGAGCCAAAGTTTCAGAAGCCAGTAAAGTTCAGTCGTAATAGGGGATCATCATGCCAGACACAGACTACAAGGGTGGGTTACCAGTTAAGTCGGAGATAGACGGCATAGACGAACGCGTCCACGTTAAGATCGTGGACGGTACGGTAAGTCCCGCTGTAAACCAAGTCAAGGTGGACTCCGACAACTCTCTGAAGATTCTGAACACCGGGCACGATCCGGGAGGCGTGAATCGGATAGTTCGTACTTCAGAACTAGGAGCCATAACTCCTGACGGTGTCTACGACGCCACGAACAACACGAAGCCTGGAAATCTAGGAGTAGTCGCCAGTTCTAGAACCGCGACTCCCAGTGACTCCACTCAGACTAACCGCGTCACTTCGATCACCAACTCCAGCACGCATTCTCTGGACGTGGCGATCCACGACTCGGCTGGTCTCGACATCACTCCCACTAACCCTCTTCCAGTCACGATCATTTCTGAGCCTTCGGGTTCGACCGACGTTCACTCTCCGCAGCAGTCTCTGGCCGTTCCCGCTGGAACTAGCGTTAACTTGGACTACGCGATCACGTCTTCTAAAACGCTAGCTCTTCGCAGCGTTATGTGTGGGTCTTCCGTCAGAGCCAGGTATGAACTCCAGTTTAGTTCGGACGGTGTTACCTTCACGAGACTGATGGTTAAGGAAAGCTCTACGGCCGAAGCTCACTTAGTGTTCGACCTCAGCATGGTCTCGAAGAAAGTTACTGGATCGGGATCCAAGATCCGAATCATAGCTAAGAACGCAGACAACCAAGCTGCCGACATCTTCGCCTTGTTCATTGGAACCGAGACCTAACATTAGAGAGTTAAGATGGCAGACACCGACGCAACAGAAATACAAGCTTCGGGCTCGACTAAGATCTCTGGAGCCACGAATCCGGGCGTAGAGGACAACTACCTCGACGTGGACGTCAACAACGCCGCGAAGACTACTATTCGTGACCCTTCGACGGGAACCGGAGTCACTACGACTACCGTTGGGGCTAAGCAAGCTATAGATATAACCCCTCAAGCTCCAGCCATCGACAACTTCACTACGGGAACCATTACTGCGTTAAATGGCACCGTACAGCTAGCCGTTCAAGGCTATAAGTCTCACGCTATCGTTTTAACTGGAACGTGGGTTGCGTCTGTAGTATTTGAAATAAGTTCCGATGGTGGAACTACCTGGAATCTTAGTTCAATGCACTCAACATCAGGATCCTCTCTCGATCTTGGTGTTTCCGTAACGCAAATTGCAACTTCTCAAACCACCAATGGAACTTTTAAAACAAATTCTACTGGTGGTATAACCCATATAAGAGCTAGAGCGTCTCTTTTTACTTCTGGTACCATTAACGTTAGATTGACTGAAACCGAAGGTGCGCATATGACGCATTATGGTCAACAGAACGTTTCTCAGGTTATTGTTGTATCTACTAATAATAGCACTACTGCTAATTTAGCTGCTGGCGCTACATTTACCGGCGTAACGGATAATTTATTAGTATTTAATTCTATTAATATAGTTTTTAAAGCTGATCAAAACTGTACGATTCAAGTTCAGCATTCTTCTGATAACGTAAATTTTGATGTATTAGATACTTATGCAGTATTAGCTAACCTTTCAGATGTTAGAAAATTCTCAGCTGAAGGTATTTATGTAAGAGTTTCTGTTACAAATAATGGATCTTCTACTACTACATATTTAAGACTTCAAACTCGCTTTGTTCCAATTGATAATCCTATTGCTAGGATTTCATTCCCCTTTCCTAATGGAGAAACTAGAGTTCAAACTGAAGCTAAACAGCTTTTCGATGACACCTATGATACTGGATTAGACACTACCAATCGATGGGTGACTCCAGTAGCAGCGGGCGGTGGGGTTGCCGCAAGTACTAATACTCCTGGCGATACTGCATTAGGTACTGGTACTACTGCTAATGGTTATAGCATATTGACTAGTATGATAACTTTTCCTCAACAAGCTCCTGGCTGGCTTGTACTGATGAATGCTGTTAATCTAGAATCTCCAATTATAGCAAATTCCTATAGATTTTGGGGATTTGGTTCTACTCCAGGGACTCCTACTGCAACTGCTCCATTAACAGATGCTGTTGGATATGAAATTGCTACCAATGGTAAAATGTATGCTATTTCTTATTCTGGCGGAAGTCGAAATATAATCCAGGATTTAAGTGCTTCTACTGGAAACTCTACTCAGCCTACGGATACTTTAACTCATAAATATTTTATATACTTCAGAGGCGATCAAGCATATTGGTCTATAGATAAAGAAATTAATATAGTTGCAACTATGTTAACTGGGGCTCCTGGTCCTATAGTCAATAAATTACCTATAAAAATGCTGGCAATTGCAGGGTCTACACCTCCTCTTAGTAGTGCAGTTTTACAAAGTAATGCTATTTTTATTGGAGATACTTCTGGATCTTCTTCTACTATAAGCGATGGAACTTTTGCTTGGAGAAAAGCTACGGTAGATTCTAGTGGCAATCTAGCTGTTAAAGATGCTGCTGATGGAACTGTTGGGGTTGCCGCTCCTACTATAGCTACTCAAGTTGGCGGAACTAATCTATTAACTGGTAAATTACAAGACATAAATGTTGATGCCAATGGTAATCAATATGCGGTTCTGACTTCTCCCAATGGAGTTCCTGCTGGTTTATTTGCACATTTTAATCCAGCGGGAAGTTTAAACGTCTCTAGTGATAGTAGTGCTATTTTTAGTGATCCATTCGATGGCGGAACTTTAGATACTACAAATCATTGGAATCCAACCACTACAGCCGGTGGTGCGACTATTACAGTTCCTGGTCAGGGCGAATTAGTTTTCACAGTGGGAACTACTGCTAGCGCAAAAGCTATTCTATCTTCTCAACCGACTTTCATTGAAATTGGCATTAACTTCGCTGTTTTTGGTTTTATTATTCAAACTGAAGCAGCTCCTTTAGCGAACGTAGAAAGATTTTGGGGTCAAGGAACCACTGGAACTAGCTATGCCTCTCCACTAACCGATGCAGTGGGATTTGAGTTAGTAGGTAGCGTTTTACAAGCTGTAGTTTACGCTTCAGGAACTAAGGTATTTAGTCAAACTATTACTGCTAACCTAGATGGCGCAGATCATAGATATGCAGTAGAAACTGGTCAAGGTGAAGTATTTTGGTATATAGATAATTTCACGACTAGTTTTGAATTACCAGTAGCTTTTACCTCAATACGTCCTAATACAGAAACTCTTCCTATTCTTATTCAGTCGTATAATAATAGCACCCCCCCATTATCCGGGCCTACTTTTAACTGCAATGGAGTTGCTGTATCTGATAGTGGACCTAATAGTACTAGCATTGGAGATGGTACTTATAGATGGAGAAAGGCCACAGTTAAGACCTTTGGCGCTCCATCATTAACTTCAGATACTGAGTTAATTGTTAGAGCTATTCCGACAGACAGCTCTAAACAAACTTATAGCGCTGCATTCACTAACGTTGCTTCTGCTTCGGCAGCTACTGATATCTTTTCATTAACCGGAAGCGCTACAAAAGTCATAAGAGTTAATAAAATTACGTTAAGTGGAACAGATACTTCTATTACTAATGACAATTTCTTACTATTAAAAAGATCTACTGCAAATTCTTCAGGAACTTCTACTACTGCAACTAACGTCCCTCATGATTCATTAAATGCTGCTGGAACTGCTACCTTTAAAGGATATACGGCAAATCCGACACTAGGAACTTTAGTTGGTGTTATGGTTTCCGACAAGTTGCTCGTATCTCCAAGTTCTGGGGGAAATACTAATTCTAGCACTCGTGATTATAATTTCGGAGTGAACAATAATCAATGTATAGTTTTACGTGGAATTAATGAAATCTTTTCTGTAAACCTGAATGCTCAAACAATCTCAGGCGGAAGCTTTAGTTGTTGTATAACTTGGACAGAAGAATAATTTATGAGACTTAACTGGACAGATTTTAAATCTTTTGTTTCTCAAAGAAATAGTTCTATTCAATGCGTAGAAATGCCTACTATGTATTGGTTACATGCTTTTAGTCAACCGTATAACGCAGAGTGCTTTGTTCTCAAAGATGGTAGAGATGATCAAACTGATTTTGAGACGAATTTTAAATCTTCTGCTAATCAACCAATATCATCGGTGGTAACTACTCAATATGAACTTAATGATAAAACTCTTAAATTAGCCTGTTTGATGGGTTCGTATGATGTAATAACTAATCTAGCAGTATTACAAATGCAAGTTCCAGGAACCTTTACCGGTGTTGACCCAAATTCGTGCGACGGTCGTTTCGTGGCTGGTGGATACGCATTCTCTGATGCTTATAAATTTGGAGATAGAGCGGTTAAAATTGAAGTAGTTGACGTAGATAATCTATTTGGTATGGGCGCTAATACAGTGGTTAAAACTTATACTGATCAAGATGTAGACGCATCTAACTCTGGCTGGTATTTATACGCTTCTCCATCTGGTCAGGGAGAAGTTGAAATTGATCCAATTGGCGGTTATGGATTTTTACCTGCAGGTCTTTATTTAAGAATTACATTTGAACGAGTAGCTGGAAGCCCAGCGACCTCAGTTATAGCAAATCTTTGGTGGGGTAAAAGAGAATGATTGATATTCAAGTTGGCGACTTAGTATTTTCAGGTCGCAGAGGCAACAATTTCTATTCTCAAGGAGTCAAGTGGTTCACGGGATCTAAATGGTCTCATTGTTTCTTCATTATGACCGACGTAGCAGGAGAGCGCGCCGTTCTCGAAGCCGACATGCACTGTCAAGTCGTTCCTTGGAACCGCGAGTACGTGCTGCAGAACGACGACTACTACGAAGTTTACAGGCCCATAAAAGACACCGACGTCGACAAAGCCGCCGCCGCTGACGCAACCTACAAAGAGTGTTCGGGCGAGATCTACGGATACACCCAGATCATTTGGTTCGTGTGGGACGCAATGTGCAAAAAATTAGGATTGAACTCAGGAAGACAATGGTTTCCTAATGGTATAGTATGTTCCGGTGTTCAAGACAAGTACGCCCAAAGGTTGCCGATTTCCAGCAAGGCGTTCTCCCAGTTGACCGTAGTTAACCGAGTAACTCCCCAAGAGATGTACGTGCCGGTTGTAACGCGCCCAGAACTGTTCAAGTTAGTTGGAAAACGAGACTAAAATTAACTATTTTGATACAATTGAGTGATCAGACCCATCGATTTTGTTTATAAAAATTTATAATGATTACAATAGGTTATCTAATATGCCAAAGAGCGAAGTCATGATTCTGCAAGCGTTGTCGAAGTTTGAACAAAGGTTCGACAAAGTAGACTCTCGACTCGACTCTATCGAAAAGGTTCAGATCAAGCAAGAAGCTAATCTCGGCGAACACATCCGCCGCACGGAGTTGGCCGAAGAGAACTTAGTGATCTTGAGAAACGACTTCAAACCCATACAAAAGCACGTCATCTACGTCGAAGGGTTCCTCAAGGGTTTAGGTATTTTAGCCATGGTGGTTACCCTCGTCAAAGGGGTAATGGCCATCCTCCCCCATTTATAAAGTTAAGTTTTATCAGCGAGTCCAGTTCTTGATATAATTGAGTCAAGACTTTTCGAGGGACTTGCCATGATCCAAGCCAAGTTAATCAACAGCGACGCCGAACTAAACGACTTCTTTTTGCTGGAAGCGGTCGAGTTCATTCCGGGTCAAAACCTGACTTTAGCCGTTCAGCTGTTCAACTCTCAGCTGAACGTTCGGTACATTCCGCCCTCCGCAGCCACGATGACGATGAGCTTCATCGACTCCAGCGGCAACGCTTTCGTGAAGACAGCCACCGTCATCGACGCGAACGACCGCTCTATGTGGAGCGTGGCTCTGAGTCAAGTGGAGACGTCCACTCTGGCTGGTCAAAACATCATCGTCACTTTAGACGTGAACGGCGACGGGACCGTGATCTTCAAGGCGTTGGTAGAAAACGGAGTGATCCGAATCAACTTGAGCGGAGACTGCTAGTCGTGAAAAAGAGTTGTTCTATATGTAAAGTGGAGAAAGATCCCAGTCACTTTTATAAGAAGACTGAGCACACTGATGGGTTGGATTCACGCTGTAAATGTTGTGAACGAAGTAGAAAAACGAAATCTTATATTATACGCGGAGACACGATACGACGCCAAACTCTTGAATATTATAGAAAGAATAAAGACGCTCTTTATATTAGTAGGAAAAAGAGGTTCGACGAACGTATAAAGACTGATTTAGGATTTAAATTACAAAAACGATTAAGAACTAGACTTTGGCACGCCTTAAAATCAAATCAAAAAAGCGGATCTGCGGTGCGTGACTTGGGGTGTTCTATTGCAGAATTAAAACTTTATTTAGAATCAAAATTTAAACCTGGGATGTCGTGGGATAACTATGGCATATTGATCATATGAAACCACTTAGTAAATTTGATTTAACAATTGCTGACCAATTGAAAGAAGCCGTTCACTTTTCAAACTTGCAACCACTTTGGGCGAAAGATAACTTGAAGAAGTACTGTAATGAGGAGATTGTATGTCTGTAAGTGGAGGGAGCGACGGGCTCGTTCTTGATAATACGTATAACCGTAAAGGTGAGCCGATCATCGACGTGGCTAAGCTCAAGTCTACTTACTTATTCGGCGTTATCGTGCGCAACCGCGAGACGAACGAGAACTTGTCGGACGACGCATACCAACAGTTCATCGACAACGCCGTCTCGATGTTGGAGCACTACCTCGACATCTCCATTTCTCCCGTAAATAATTTCATCGAGTACAAGGATTATCGAATCAACGATTATGCCGACTGGGGATATTTCCAGTGCAACAACTACCCCGTGAGAGCCATAAGGTCCGTGCAACTAGTATACTTCAGGGACGAGAACGGAAACCCCCAAGTAGTTCAAACGATTCCAAATAACTGGTTGCGGTTGCAAGCTCACGACGGCATCTTCAGGATGATCCCAAACGCTAGATTTCCCGCGAATTTACAGATTTCTCAGACTGGTGCGTATTTTCCCGAGATCTTGCGCTCGCAGTTCGTGCCTCACTTGTGGCAAGTCACGTACGACTACGGTTTTGAACCTGGATGCGTCCCAGTGCTCCTGAATCAAGCTATAGGAACTATAGCAGCTATCCAAGCTCTGATCGTCGGCGGTCACTTGATCTTAGGCGCTGGTATCGCAGCGACCAGCATCAGTTTGGATGGGTTAAGTCAAAGTATCCAAACGACACAATCTGCGGAAAATTCAGGATATAGCGCCGTCATCAAGGATTATTCTGACAAAATGTTTGGAAAAACTAAGGATGACCCTTATTCTATCTTATCGATATTAAAGAGCTATTACAAAGGT